ATTATCGGAAAAATTATTTGCAAATAATCTCAAGAAAACGCTTGCAATAGCCGATAAGTAGAGTAGAATAAGAGTATAGCCGTGGGGGAGGCTGCGCGGATTTATTTGGCTGTGACAGCCGCCGTACCACAGCGAATACTTGAAGGAAAAATATGTATAATAACATGATTCTTCTAGGAAGTCAAGGTAATAATGCGCGGAATTATTTAGGTAATAATCTCAAGATAATGCTTGCAATGGCCGATATGTATAGTATACTGAAAGTAGTCCTTGGGGGAGGCTGCGCTAATATATCTCGCTGTGTACGTCCGTGAATTTGTCACAATGGCGGCAGCTACGGTCCTTTAGAATCGTCTGTAAGCTACGTTTAGCTAGTAGGGTATGATAATAGCCGAAATCTAATAGCTCGCGTTACAAGCGAGCTGAGACCCCTAGAATTGGATGATAGCCGAATTGTGGGGGTAGAATGTTTGGATGAAATCCGAAAACAAAGAATATATTTTTTCTTCAAGTTATTCCTTGCAATGGTCGATACTTAGGGTAGACTACTAGCAATGAGAAAACGCCACAAAAACAAAGGAAGAAATTATGTCGAAGAAAGATTTTGAAGCTATCGCTAGAACTATGTCGCAAGTTATGCCAGAAAACGAAGATTCTCTTGCATATGGACAATGGGCGCTAACGTGTGCTAGTTTGGCGTTGCGGTTTTCGGCTCGATACCCACGATTTGACGAAGAAAAATTTCTAGCTGCATGCGAACAATAAGTCTATACACAGCAACGATTTGTGACGATTTGAGAAAAAATGGAGTATGGTTTTGGCACCGTCTGGATACAAAAACGCAAAAACGCAACACAAAAACTTCCAAAAATGGAAGAAAAATGACAAAAACGCAAAAACTTTTGCAAAAACTGTCAAAAATGTGTTGATTTTGGCAAAAAGTGTGATAGTTTTTGTGGTTTTGGCTGTTCATAACCTGATTTTGCCCAAAAACGCCGAACAAAGGAGTATTTGGTATATTGGGTATGTTGGGTATTATAGGCAATAGGGACAAAACTATAAAAAACTCAAGGAATATGCTTGTAAATGACGAAAACTAGGGTAGGATATAGGCAACTGACCGTAGGGGAGGCACGATAAATTTAATGTTAAAATAGGTAAGATAGGCAATTGGTAGTCTAGGTAACCTAGGAAAACAACCTACCGACTGCGAGAATGTTAAAATGGGTAGTCTACGGGTTATGCATACTTCAAGGAAAATAGATAAACTTGCGGGATTTATCAGGAAAATTCCGCTTTTATACTTGCTTTCTTCTTTATGTATGGTAGGTGGGGCTATTGGATAGAATAATGGGTTAGCGTATCGGATAGGGTTAGGATATCGCTAAGAACAGCCCTAGCATCGATTCTAAGGCGATTTGTAGCGTTTGGGCTGTAATCATAGGGTAACAGAAGAAAACGCGTCACAAGCGAAGCTAGGCAGTCAGAAAGAAAAATCGGGAAATTTCAAAATAGATTATTGCAATCGGGAAAATGTAGCCGATACTCTTAGCAATGAAGGAAACAACAAACAAAGGAAAAACACAATGCCCGATGGTAACAAGCGAAAACGCCGACAATACAGCCTAGGCAAACTTGATAAGGCTAGGCAAACTTGGTATGCTTTGCATAGAAGCATTCGATTCAATCGAAGATTCGGATTAAACTAAAGGAAGCAAAAATGTCACCTAAAAAACAATGGCGAGATAGTGTAAGAAGTTGGGCACATCTTATCGAGTTGTCACGGAACGATATGAAATTCTGGTTTGGTATGAGGCACGAAGATTCTCGTAGTTTTTCGTACTCAGAATGCCGACAGCGATTCTATCGTGCGAAAAAATCGCTCAAACTTAGCAAAAAACGATTGGAAATTGCCACAACAAAATACTTGGCAAAATACAAAAGTTAGTTGTTGACATAGGCACAGACTAGGCTAGAATTTAGGTAGTTACAAAACATTAACAAGGCGAGAAAATGAAAAACGCGACACCCTACACAATCACGCTATGTGGTATCAATTTTGACCCTACTGCCTTCACTAGTGCTGCTCAGTTTGGGCGGTTTGTTTGGGGAGTAATTTTTGCAGAAACTGAGAACGAAGAATGGGCAAACGATAGCGAATTTAAGGCTATGCGAGAATTTTCCTAAAAAGGTTGTTGACATAGGCAAAAAGTAGCCGATACTAGAAGCAAAACAAAGGAAGCAAAAATGTTTTATCGACACCAATATTTGACTGGCGAAGCAAGCCATTTTCAATATTACGCACAATTCGCTAGTGAATACGTGAAGCAAGTAGTGGAAATGGTGATTGGTCAAGACAGAATCAGCAAATCAAGAGACGAACATCTAAACGATATTCCGCTAGAAATATGGGATAGAATCGGCAGAATTATCTTGACATCTAAACTAGATGCGAAAATGCGAAGTCTAGGAGATTATCCTACGCTAGCCGGATTGGTTTGTATCGCAAAAAATGCAGCAAAACAACTTGACATAAGAAAAAACTAGTATAAGATTATAAAATAGCTGGAGATTTCGGTTCAAATCCGATAGGTTTCTTCGGGAAATCACCTAGTAGCTAGGGTGTCGCGACATCACGCGATTTAGTTTAATCGGCAAAACACCAGCTATTCTATAATTTTATACTTGACAAACCCAAAAAGGAAGTTAAGATGGACTATCGCAAATATCGTGCCAATCGGCCAAAAACGTCAACCAAACCGAAAATATCGCAAATATCGCATAAATCTCAATTTGAAACGATTCGGATTGTACGCCAAACAATAGACGAAGAAGAAGAATCAATTGTGCGATATCAGGTTATCGGTAGATAATAGCTCTAGAATCAACGCTAACGAACTAAAAGCAGACTAGGCTAGGATTATACCCAAACCAGCAAAAGGACGTTAGAAGCGAAGCTAGACAGCTAGAAACTAAACGATAAAATTCTCAAAAAGGTTGTTGCAATCATGAAAAATTAGCCGATAATACTTGTATTGAGAGAATGACAGCGACAAACGGAAAACAAAAACTTTCCAAAAAACTGTTTGACAATCAAAACAAGTAGGCTAGAATGTAAGAGTAAAGCAAACGGAAACCACTACTAAAGGAAGCGAATCTATGAACAAGAAGCAACGATTCTCAGTGTACAAAATGATTCAAGACGAATTAGTCGCGAAGCTAGAGGCTGGCGTGAATCCATGGAAGAAACCATGGAAAGGAGGAAGTGCTGGCTGGCCGAAAAACGTAATTAGCAATAAGCGATATCGTGGAATTAACGTTATGCTTTTAGCTATGCAAGGCCATGATTCGCCAAATTGGTTGACAGCAAACCAAGCGGCTAAGCTATGTGAGACATACGCAGCACAAGCAGAACGAAAACTAGACAAATCGTGCAAACTCTCTGAAATTTTTGTTCGGTCTGCCAAAAAAGGTAAGAAAGATTTCTATAAGGCCGTTGCCAAAGGCGAAAAATCAACGGTTGTTGTTTTCTACAATTTCAAGGACGTAGAACAAAAAGACGGTTCTACCAAATCTCAATATATGGGAATGCGATACTACCGAGTCTTCAACGTTGCACAACTAGCCCCACAATTGCAGGACGAATTGAAAAAACGCGGCAAGTTTGGTGTTGACACTAGCAAAAACGATGATAAGCTAGACTTTAGTCCTATCGAAGAATGCGAAGCAATCATCGACGGGTACGAAGACAAACCAGAAATCAAGCACGACAAACCACAAGCATACTATAGCCCCAGCATAGACTATATCAACATGCCCAAAAAGGAGACGTTTGAATCCGAAGAAGGTTATTATGCTACCCTGTTTCATGAGGCTATCCATAGCACGGGACATACCAGCCGACTAGATAGGCTAGACCTAACGACATTTGGAAGCGAAAAATACAGCAAGGAGGAGCTAGTTGCCGAATTCGGTTCGGCTATGTTATGCGGAATTGCTGGAATTGAAAATGCTACGCTAGACAACTCTGCAAGCTACTTGTCAAGTTGGGCTAGTAAGCTAAAAGAAGAAGATTCGGAAAAATGGGTAATACAAGCTTGCCAAGCGGCGCAGAAAGCTTGTGACCACATCTTGCCGAAGGTAGAAGAGCCTAGCGAAGAAGTAGTAGCTACAGCAACAGCCTAGCAGAAATCGATTCTGACGCACGCTTACCCAACTAGGGTAGGATTCTATCATAATCTCATATAGTGCGTCAGAATCGACGCTAGAGGCTGAGAACAACAGCAAGGAAAAACAGAATGCTCTACCACATCGAAGTAAAATGGCCGAAAAAAATCAAAAATAGCTTGCCATTTGGAAATAGGAAGCTAGAATATAGTCGTCACGCCAAGCAAGAAGCTAGGCAGGATAGATACGGCAACGTAATCTTGCCAGATTCGGTTGATATGGCAAACTGTAGCGTTTTTGAAGCAGAATGGAATGGTAAGCTAGTCAAGATAGCTATGCGAGTAAAGCTAGACGAGAAGCGAGATTTGGTGATTGTCGGCATTCCCCAAATGGGCGGGCTGTTTGTGAAAACGGTTTGGATTAACCTACGCAACGACAGCCACAAAACATTAAACAAAAACAAATATTGTAGTTGACATAGGCAAAAAGTAGCCGATACTAGAAGCATAAGAAACAACACAAAAGGAGAAACAATGCGAACCAATCCTCAAGAAGGTTATTCGGCACAAGACAGACGAGATTACCTAGGACAATCAGAACAGAACGGATTCTCTAGTACGGTGCAAGCTACAAGCGCGGGTTTGGGCGGATTTCGGGCTACTGTGGTTTGTGATGGTATCAATTTTGAGTCTAAATTTTTTCCAGTTGAAAACAGGGGAGCGATTTGGATTGATAAAGCATACGCAGAAATGAAGCAATGGTTAGGAGAATTTGGACTATGAATAAATATCGATGGCCAGAATATAATTATGTTAGCCTACGAGAAGACGGGAAATATATGGCGGAAGTACAAAATAGGCTAGGCATAGGAGCTAGGTTGATTTTTAAGACTAGCGAAAAAGCTAGAAAATGGGCAGAAAAAACCGCGAAAAAGCTTGACATTACAATTAGTTGTAATATGTACATCTAGGAAAGATAGGCAAAATGAGCAAAACAACCACAAATGGCAAAGTAGGCAATTTGAGTATTCTGGCGATTAGTGGCAAACTAGACAATTTGGATAAAATCCTAGAATCCATCGCTAGAAATCTAATCACAATCGGCAACGGAAAACTAGGCAAAACGCAGAAGATAGCCTTAGAACGTGCTATAGACAGCCTCAATGCTACAATATCGCCACTAAGCGAGCTAGAAGAGGCTGTAACGCTAGAAATCGATTCACACTTAGAAGGAATGGCAAAACCAGAAAAAGACGTAGAGACGGCAGCTAGGGCGGTTTGTTGAGACATAAGAAAAACTCACAATCTCAAAAAATAACTGTTGCAATCGCTCAAAACTAGCCGATACTTAAGACATAAGAGAAACGAAAAACAAACAGGAGCAAACAATGGACTATCGCATAACATCGAAAGAATGTCGTGAAGCATGGTTTGAATATAAAAAAACCAATCCTAACGCAAAAGTAGTTTCGTTCGTTGCTGGTTGGAATGCTAAAGAAGGAGAACCGATGGAATTCAAAAACGCAAAAGAATCATTTGAAAAAGCAATTAGGTCTGGCCGATTGTCAGAAAATGAGAATGCAACAAATTACGCGGGTTTGTATATGTATATGGGACATAGCAACAGCGTAGCATTGTTCAAAAACATTGAAACGAGAAAATATCTAAAATAACTGTTGACAAACGCCAAAACTAGACGATACTAGAAACATAAGACAGCGGATAACAAAAAGGAGAGAAAAACCGATGGGCTACTAAAGGGAAATTGAACCATACGGATAGGTGTATGGTGTATCCTAAAATCCTATCAGGATAGATAACGAAAACTCAATCAAGGAAAAAGTAATGAACACTTTAGAAGATTTGCGAGAATGTTTGCAAGACGACATAATTTGCTGTATCGAATCTAACAATGAAATTGTACAAAGATATCCGCAATTGCTAGATTCGTTGTGCCAGATTGTAGTTGATAGAGTTAACGCATACCAAAAGGAAAATCAATGCCACAAGTAGAAGTAAAAATCGTGTTGTTTGACGGTTGTGCAGAACGTGACACAACTGGCAAAAAAACTGGAAACTGGAGCCGAATTGCTGATGTATATGTAAAATCTGGCGACAAACCAGAAAAACGGGTTTACTGTGGAAATGGGCATTTTGGGTTTGATAGGGAATTTAAGGCGACAAACGAAGCTGTGGCTGCCATTATGGCACTCAATGTCAAAATGGCAGGCAGGGACGAATTTCTAGAAAACGTTTGACAAACGCCAAAAGTCTGTCATACTACTAGAGTGAAGCAAACGAAACCACTACTAAGGGAAGCGAAACAATGGGACGCAAAGCAAAAATCGACAATCGCAAGCAACTAGACTTGGCTATCAGCGAAGAGCTAGGACCAGCTAAGAAGAGCGGAATTGGCAAAACCGAATTCTATGGATTAGTCGCGAAAAATTACGGACAACGAGTTGACGGCAACGAAAACTATGTTAGCATTGGTTGGGTACAGCAAGCAATCAAACGGCACAAACTGACTATTGATATTGAGTCTCAAAAAGGTATGCATACCCAAACTGGCGAACATGCCGAGAAAATGCGACAAGCTAGAGGCAAGCGAACTAGTCGCGCTGAAAAATTTGCAGCAAATCCCGCAATTGTAGAGGCTCACAAAAACTTGCGGCAAACCTTCCCTACCAAACAAAAAGTAGTTGACAAAATTGTAAACGATGGTAGCCTAAAGGCGGCAGTAGCCCTAAAATGTTGGGATTGTTCAGGTGGGCTATCGTCGGAAGTATCTAGCTGTGTACTGAACAACTGTCCACTATGGGCATTTCGACCAAACGCAGAGAAATCCGAATTGGTAGAAATCAAGTAAAATCGTGAGTATATTATTTTTCTTTAAGTATATGGAGTTAGAGTATGTCAAGCACAATCTTTGAAAAATCTGTAGAATCTTTGCGGCGGTTTGTTTGGGCTAGGAAACTGGCAGGGAATCCAGTATCTAAAAGCGAGCTAGTAGAAATTCCTAGTTCAGTTGTCAATGCGGCAGACATCGTGTCTACGACAACTGGAACCAGCGTATCGGGCTATCGGTCTAACAAACCCACTAACGAAATCCCTACTTGGACAATGGATAATATGGATAGAGGAGGCAAGTTGGCAAGTCTAGCTAAAAACTATCAACTATGGCAAAGCGAACTAGCCGGATAGTCTATAAAGAGCACAGGTGAAGTACGGATTCCAGGTTTCGATTCTAACAAACGATTTCAGAAAAAGGTACAAAACTATGGCAACGGCAACACAACGCGCTAAACGGCAAATCTCGCGGTCTCACGGGCATCTAGTAGTAGTGGGCACAAGCAAAACCGGATTCCGACTAGCGGGAGCAACGTATGGGAAGACTGTTAGTTTTGGTAAGCTGCACAAACGACAAAAGGACGCTAAGCAAAGCGGTCTAGCTAAGTTTGGCAAGACAGCAAAGGCTAAAAAAATGGTTGAAAAAGATTTAGAATTGTTGTTGCAATCATGAAAAACTAGCCGATACTTACTTACGTAAGAAAGACAGTAGGTGCTCAGGGGAGACGAGCATAAAAGCAATACCATAAGATACCCAACTTACCTACTATCTTTTTAGAACTCAACATCGTAACAATTTTTAAGAAAGTTGTAAAATGAGATTGACAGAACAGGAAATCATTGATAAGATTAATGGAAAGAAAGAACTCTGTTTTCTAACGCCATCGACGGCGGCAGAAGCGAGAACTAAAAACCGACTAAGAGACCATGGCCCAAAATTTGAGATTATCAAAAAGGGTACGCCGGTTTGTATGGATGGTAGTTGTGCGTTGTTAGTTCGTAGCGTGAAAACTGATTGGACGGGATGGTTAGAAAATATTCAAATTATCATTGACTAGCGACCAAAGTAGAGTAAACTAGAAGCATAAGACAAAAGGAGAACATTGATTCCTGTACTGCAAGCAACATAGTTGCAAACTAAAAATCTGTTGTTAAAAGAAAAAGTTGATAGATTCCTAGAAGAAAGCAACAAATGAAAACCCTAATTATCCACCATTTAGAAACAATGTGGGAATCTGGTTACAAAAAATTCGGCACTACTTTCTCTGATATTGCTGAAAAAATTGTTTGCTATCTAGAAGAATCGTGTTACGATAGAGTTATACTAACGCGGTTTGAGGATGATTCTTTTGAGGATGAACATTTTGATACGGGGCTAGTTCACTATATTGGCGAAATATATGATTACGCCTATGGTTGGCACCGTGATAGTCTAGACCTAGAAGACGACAGCAAATTGCCAGACGATTTCACAGAAGGAGGATACCATAGCGATATCGTATACGTGCCAGATTGGGTAAAATCGCTCAAAACGCATCAGGTTAGCTTGTGCGGTGCGTTTGATGGAGAATGCATAGAGGATATGGAAATTGCACTAACAGCGGCAGAAGTCAAATTTGAACGTCTCAACGCATTAATAGTAGGGTAACACAAAATGAAATATTTAGATACTCATAGCCTAAAAGGTGAAACTATCAAAAAGGTAAACTTTGGTAATGACAACCTAAAAGAACGTAATAGTTATGGTGTAATAACAATCATTACAGAATCAGATAGAGAAATCATTCTGTCTAGTAGTTACCTACATGGTGAAATCAGCATAAGAGAAAATCTTTAGAATTCCAGTTGACAAACCCCAAAACTAGCCGATACTAGTAGCATAAGACAAAGCAACGACAACTAACACAAAAGGACGAAACAATGTTACCAATTGAGTATCGCAACGCGACAGCGGACGAAAACGAAAAAGATTTTACAGTCTACGAAATCGAACTAGACGCGCTAGAATATCTAGCCGAGAAATTAACTAAGCTTGCCAAGCGAGCAAACAAGCTAGGAATGACGGCAAACCTAGATATTATCAGTTTTGGCGAGTTTTCCGTTGACTGTAAAACAAAGGACGGTATAAAATACCAGAGACATCTAATCAAACTAGCATTCGTAGGCACAACCGTCAAGTTTAATGGTTGGGAATTTATCGCCACAATTAGCCCACTAGAGTCTGGTAACCTAGTGAATTGCGTACCAGGAAAAACTTATCCTGTAAGTCTACGTGATGTTACTACAAATCGGTGTGACCATTGCAATGTCAACCGGCAACGCAACGAAGTATTTATTATTTTCAATGAAGAAGAAAATATCTATAAGGTAGTAGGCCGAACATGTATTCAAGATTTTCTAGGGCATTCTCCCGAAAAATTCCTTGCATTAGCTAGTTGGGTTGATTCTCTAGGCGAATTGTTCACAGAAGCAAGCGACAGCGAAAGTTTTGGGGGTGCAAACAGAGCGCCTATGTGGCCTATTGAAAGCTTTCTAAAGACGGCAAGCGTAATTATTAGGCGTCTAGGGTTTACTAGCAAAACAAAAGCATATGATGCGGGAACATGCTCTACGTATGATGAAATTATGTTTTTACTCAATCCTAGAAATCAAGCATACGCGGAAAAATTCGCTAGACTGCATAGTCTTTATCCTGAACAAATCGACAGCGACAAGACAGAGAAATCGCTAGAGTGGGTGCGCGGTCTGACAGACACAAGCAACGATTATATTTATAATCTTAAGACAGCTAGTGAATTAGACTATGTTACCCATAAGACGGCGGGATTGTTGGCTAGTCTTATTCCTGCGTATGGTAGGGCAACAGAGAAAGAGAAAGAGAATAGCCTAGCTAAACAATCATCTAACCATATGGGCGAAGTAGGCAAGCGATACGGAATCTTGAATCTGAACGTACAATCCGTTAAATATTTTGACAACGAGTGGGGAACAAAAACTTTAGTTAATATGGTTGACAAAGCAGGAAACCGCTATACAATGTGGATTAGTGGGCAAGCGGTTGACGCACTAGAACAGGCTAACGAAAATTCCGCGATTGTTAATATTACAGCAACAGTCAAAGAGCATAAATCTTGGCAGGGTGTAAAGCAAACCCAACTAAGTAGGCCAGTTATGGGCGTTAAAGGGAAACACTTGAAAAATCTACTAACGTAAATTAAAAATTCCGTCAATAGGATTAGATAAAAATGATTGAAGAAAATCAAAAGAAAGTAGTTGCAATCCTAGAACAGTCTGATATAGTATGGTCTAGATACGGAAGCGATACTATTGAAGAATTAGCAGACAAAATTGTAAAAAGGTTAAACAATGGATAAAACAAGCAACGGTGGGCGACATGGTTTTTGGTATGAATACTGTAATAACTGCCAAATAGATACTGAACATATGTCGGTATTAGATGGTCAATGTTGTCTGTGTAAACAACGCGAAGAATTAAGCTTTCCAGAACTACCTAGACCAATCTGCATAAAGTTTTGGGCAGAATGCTATGATGGCAAGCTATTAGCAAAAACGTTTGATAGTCCTAAAGAATCAGAAAATACAAAGCAATTCATAGCGAGAGTAAGGCGCACACTCGGATTAGATAAATACACTAGTCTAAAATTTCACTATTGGATTGACGAAGAATATGGAATTGCCACCAAGCAACTAGTATTTTCTTCTAAAAGTTTTTAGCTTTTAGTGTTGACATACGACAAAAGTAGCCGATACTATGGGTAGTAAAGAACACAACACAACACCAAAGGAAAACACGATGACAATTTCAATGAATCAAATTAAAACTTTCACGAGGGCTGCTTGTGAGGCTTGCGGTTGTCCAGAGTTGTTTGATAAGATTAACTATGAGTGTAGCAACAGACTAACTAACTCAATGGGTAGGGCACAAGTAAAGAACCGAATTGTACAACGATGGCATCCAGACAAAGGATTGCATCGTAAAAGAATCACAACGTATACAATGAAACTATCTACTAAGATTTGGGCAAGAGCAAATCAAGAAGAGCAAGAAGATACTATTATTCATGAGGCTTGCCATCTAATTGACTACTATAAAAATGGTAGAATGAATGGCCATGGGCGAGTATGGAAACGATTAATGAGAGAATGTGGAATCAATACCCCTAAACGTTGTCATGATGTAGACCTAACAGGACTAACACAAACGCGGCGAAAACAGCCTAGACATACTGTCTATTGCAAATGTGAAAATGGCACAGAAATGGGCAATACACAATATAAACGAATGCTAAGCGGAACAAACTATACTTGTAATAAATGTAAAACAAGAGTAACAAAAGAACCGCAACTAACAACATGGGCGAAAACAATGGGGATAAAATGAAAAATACAGTTTCAATGGTTGTAGTATTGACGGCATTTTTAGCCGGATATATATTGACTGAGTTTTTGTTTGGTGGATTCACATTCTAAATACTTGAAGGAAAAATTATGTCTGACAAAGTAACGGTAACATTGACTAGAGGAGAAGCAGACCAATTGCGAATCATCGTAGATATGTATAAGTATAAATGGCTAACATATCTAGAAGAAAACAAACTGACCGCAAACGAAGCAAAGAGAACGATAATTAATCGACAGCTAGACATTTCAGAAAACCTTCTAGGAAAAATCTCATGATAATGATTGAAAAATGTCCATATCGTTGTAGAATGTTTTGGTACGTAGCTTGTTGGGAAACCAAAATAGCTTATGTATATGACACTAAGAAAGAAGCGGAAATCAAGGCTAAGCAAATGAACACAGCTATGCCTCACAGAACATATAATGTAAGCTGGATTGAAGATAGTATGAAACGACACAACCGATGGAGTCTGCGTAAGGCTATCGGAGATTTTCATGTAAGCTATATGGGCAAAAAACTTCCCTAAGTTTTTAGTTGACAAAACCCGATACTAGACTATACTACACGAGTTAAGCAAACGACTACTATTTTTCCTTGAAGGATAGACTACAATGGAAGCGACGACAGCGACAACTCTAGTATTTGGAATGAAAAATTCTAAACTTATGCAACTGTCTAAAAAAACAAATCGTAAGGTAGCAGGTTTTGGTAAACTTGCTGGACATACTTGTTTGTTTGCAAAGGATTGTTTGTCTAAGGTTATTAACGGCAAAGTTATTGACGGAAAACATACTAAATTTAGATGTTTTGCTGCTAGTAATGAGGCTCTATACACAAATGTTTATAAGTCTCATAAACTAAACTCTAATCTAATAAAAAACGCGATAGCACTAGGTAAAAACGCGATAGTTGAATTGATTGTTAATAGTATTCCAAAGTCTGCGGAAACCGTAAGAATATTTACTAGTGGCGATTGGCAAACGCAAACAGAGTTTGATGCGTGGATGGAAGTAGCGGAACAACAGCCAGATATTTTGTTCTATGCTTATACTAAATCTTTACCATTTTGGGTAAAAAGACTTGACAGCATTCCAAACAATGTTATACTTACAGCAAGTAAGGGCGGAAAACGAGACGATTTGATAGCTAAGCATAACTTGCGAGAAGCTATCGTAGTTTACTATGCAACTAACCTAGAAGCAAAGTCTGCTAAATATAATGGCCCAACGGCAGAATCACTAAATCTACCGATAGACAGCGACGATAGTATAGCTGCTAACCCTACTAGAAAAAACGAAAACTTTTGTTTGATTATTCACAATGTCCAAAAATCTGGTTCAGAAGCTAGTGTAGCCTGGCAGAGACAAAAAACCAAAGTAGTTTCTTATCTAGATGCTGCCAAAGAACGAAAACGCATACTGTTAGAGAGGATTGCAAAAAATGGCTAAATTTCAAATTGGCGATACGGTTATAGTTCACGATACATTAGGCTATGATATAGGCGAAGCTGAGATTGTTGTGAATAGTAGAAATCACCTATATGGTGTACGTGGTTGGTCGCGAGATTTCAATGAAAAATTTAGAAAATGTTTTCATACTGATATAGTAGGGGAAATCGCTTATGTTAATATTGACGAAATACGGAAGGAAAATAAAATGATTAAAACAATTGCTATCACATTCAAAGCTACACACAACCAAACAAGTTTTCCTTATACTCTAACCAAAGTAGTAGAACATTTGGGCGATTTGCGAGTAGGCGGGAAATATTCAAAAGAAAACGTACAGAAATTCGTTGACAATCCGAAATTCAAGGTTACAATTGTAGCATAACGGTTGATACAATATGACTAGCAAAATAAGTCCAGTACCATGGCATACTAGCGTGGACCCAGTATAACCGTTTTATATAAAGGAATTAAGAAATGAGAAAATTCTGTAAAAAATTCGGCAGCAATTGTTCGTTCTGGTGCGATAAACACCCTGGACATAGTGGTTTATGTGAAAACGGAATTAAATACTCTAAAATTCCATTTTTGGGCAATAAAGACCTTGCAAATGACGATATAGTAGATTATAATCAAGCTATTACCAGGATGGCTAGTAAAAACCACGGAAGAGGCTATAAAGCTTGGCAATCGGCTATGTATCATATTGAGACAATGGCACAAACTGTTGGAAAAATGATTGAATGGCGAAATAACTATGGTACAATCATGTTCTCTCAAAAACATTATGACGAGATTATAGCCAAACACAATCACAAACAATCGTATATTAAAATGCCTGATGACGAAGAAGGTGGTGATTATCAATATTCTTATGGTTCTGGCCTTATGAGAGGACATAGTAACGTTCTTTTATATCAAGGCTTTTATCACGATGCTGTAATTGTTGGTCAAGGATTTTTGTATGAAATTCGTCCTATTCAAAAGTTTGTTAATCCGCCTATTATAACATAAGGGTAACTACATGCCAATTGGAACAACAGGGTTTGAAATTGAAGGTAACTTTAACGTTGATGTAATGCCATTCTATGGTAACAACAGAGACAAAAAAGTATCTTATATGGCTCAAATAGAATATAAATTTGAGTATGACGATGAAGAAGTTACCGCTCTACCAGATACGGTAGTTATTAAGGAAATCAATTGCTGTTCAGAATCAGATGAAAGCCTGTATACTGTCTGGAATCCCGAACAAGTTACGCTAGGTAGAGAAAAAGACCAAATTAATCTAAAGAAACTGCTTGACGAATTCCGAAAACTATACTATGATATAAGAGATGAAGAGTTAAACGAATTCGCAACAGAAGAAGCGAACAAACTCTACGGCGAACAGCAAGCAATGCGAGACGATTACGAAACTAAAATTCTTAGAGAAAACATTTGACACGGAAAGAAAGTAGAGTACACTTAAGGAAGTAAAGGTTGGCACTAAACGCCAAACACATTTTAACCCCTCAACATAAGTTGAGAATTTTGATTTGAGTTTATACTCAGGAAGGACATTATTATGTCAAACGAAACTACTGAAGCTGCTGTTGTTGTGCCGCGAAACAAAGCTGTTAACAAAGCTACTCTGTTGGCTGCTGTTTTTGCCGGTGCTGCTGCTGGTCAAACTCATGCCGAAGTGGCTACTGCGTTGTTCGGTGATGCGGAAAACTCGGCACAACATTTGTCTAGCCGGTTGACTGTATTGCGTACTGAAGATATGGTGCGACAATTGGCTGCTGAAAATCTTACCACTAAGCAAATCGCAAACGCGGAAGCTAAGGGTAAGAAAGAAGGCTTGCCAGGGTCTGTGGTAAATGCTCTTAAGGCTGCTCTTAAGGCTAAGAAAATCAGCACTAAGCCAAGCGAAGTTGACGCTAAGTTTAAGCGGATTCCTAAGCTTAAGAATCCCGGTCGGTCTGGTTCGTCTACGGTAGACGTTGTGTCGGATTTGATTAGCCAGTTGTCGGACAAAGGCTAGAGTTTGTGAGCATAGGTTAACGGTTATCCTTTAAAACCGTTTTTAAGCCTCTGTGGTGTAACAGGTTAGCACGCTGATTGTTAGTATGTGTTGTGGACCAAACAGACTAAGCGAGTTGACTGTAATCAACTCTAACTTAGATTCTTAGTAGGAAAGCACTAATATTTACAGATATTAGTCAGAAACCATCAGAAGAATTGTGTTCGAGTCCTTTTGGAGGCTCTTATTTCTAAAGACAAATAAGGAGTTAAAAATGCAAGTTGGTGATTCGGCAATTTTTCGTGGCCGTTGGGTCGAAATTGAAAGTGTTCATGAGGATGGCTATTGGGTTATTGACCAAGACGGAGAAGGTTATCATGCGAAGCCTGATGAATTTGACCATGTTTATTGAATTGGTACAATCGTATAATGAAAAAACATAAACTTTGGCCAGGACGAATCAAACACGACAGACACGGTTATTATTTTACTGTGTTCTGTCCAAAGACTAAAAGATTCTATGCTGGCGAAAGAAGGGTTAGTGATGACCGAGAAGCTAGATTCCTAATGTATAAGTATATCAGAATGGTAGGATAAAATGATAGAAAAAAACCAAATAAGAGTTGACGGCGGGGGAAACTCGTATACAGTAATAGATATGAGATATCACAATCCAGCAACTAACAAATATGTTAAACAATGGTTACTACTTAGGAATTCTAAAGACAAAGACGACTGGGCTCATAATAAAGACAGATGGTGTGACGAAGATTCAATCTTAAAACTGACGAAAGCAAAGTAAATGAATCCAAAACATGTTAAATCTGGTGTAAAAATTCGCGTTAAACGCACATCTATCAACCGTAAGTTTGGCGTATCCTGTTCTAATATATGGGAAGCTAACAACAGAAAACTTTGGCCCGGTGAAATTGGTACAATCGTAGAATACCAAGGAAATGGATGGCGGGGATTAAAAGCAGAGTTTGAGCAAGGTAGAACTATTCAAGTTGGTACGTTATACGAAGATTCAGAAAATTGGGAAATTGAAGTTGACAAACTAGAAGACTTTGCTATCATAAAAGCATAACAAAACAATACGGAGAAGTGGCAACTATTGGTTAATGTTGCACCAGATTATATAAAACTGGTTTTGTACATTAGGACCGTTTACTAGTGATGACCCTATCTGACAGTATTCGCGATACTGTTAAGAGTGACAAATGATGGTTCAATTCCATCCTTCTCCAGCCTATACTTTAAGGAAAAATAACAATGGACACTAAACTAATCAAATCGGGATTGTCACTAGTCTGGGCAGGATTGTTTAATAGTTCGCGTTTTACCAAAGAAGAAAAAGTATGGTTGGTAAGTGGTCGTAAAATTGCGGCTATCAGGTCAATTAAAGACAGACTTGGTTATAATCTTGCCCATGCTATTGCACATATTAGAAAGTATGGTATAAAAGAAGGACTGGTTGACGCGAATTGGCAAAAGAGTATGCAAAAATATGAGAAAGATGTCTAGAATTTTTCCTCAAAATAACCGGACAGACTCGAAGCTGTCACACAGGTAGGTCGGGAAGGCCATAGCTAGAAAGCCCTGCCTGCGGTTTTTTCCTAAAGAAAGGGACTACCATGACGAATTTTGGTTGGAGTTATCCTCCTGGTTGTAATAGTGTTCCTGGTGACGAACCAGACCCAAATGAAGATTTGCCTACGGTTGACGAATTTTGTGAATATATGGGTATTGCCGATATCTGTTGTTGTCTGCGAGCCATAGACATACATAATATGGAAGCAGTTGACATTATGATTGCCAATACTGACGAATGGTTAACGCCAGGCGACAGACGAAAACTAAAAACATGCCATAATGAAGACCCTATCGAAAAAATCAGGGTTCGCGGTATTGCTTGGGACGGTAGTGATTGGGAATGGAGCGAAATAATTGACTTGACAAAACCCGAATCTACTCTAGAATGTGTAGACCAAGCGAGAGAAAACTTTAACGAAGCACTAGCGGGACATCAAGCAGAGAGTGGAGAAGGAGAAATCAGTTGAATTTTCCAAAATATCGAGTACAAGTAGTACAGCGGGGACGAAATTTTGCCGAAACAGTAGTAGCGGCATATTATGGCAAACGCCAAGTTTTTCAAGGAAAGAGAAAAGATTACAGAAACTGGCTACAATTCCCAGAAAAAACATGCACATGCGATTGTGGTAATATAATCAACATTCCTAAACGTATTGACAAAGAAGAATGTTACTATGATGTTAGTAATGTTCGTTGTTTAAAATGCGGGCGGGAATCAGGTGGAGGAAATTGCGAGACGGGCGAAATTGGAGGATGGATTCTAGAACCTTCTTTACGCGAACATGAAAACCCATTATTTAATGAAGACACAAACGAGTGGTTGGGTAGAGACTAAGCATATTTATTTAGAAAGGAATTAAAATGACTAAAGGAACAACCTTCGCAACAATAGAGGCTTTCACAGTAGTTAGTCTTAAAAAGAATGAGGAATTTACCAATCCAGTCATCCATCACTGGAGACGTAATGTTATGCTAGGTGCGGATTATAAAAATGCAGTAGTAAAGCATGATAAAAATCCGCTATTCAAACCACAACCTATGTGGAATGCTAAAGCTACCTACGAACATCCTTATATGGTAGTCCATCGCGACACAGGACAACGATATATTAGATATTTTCTTCTTAAAGGTAAACCGTCGATTGATAGCTACTACGATTCTGAAACTGGCGAGTTTATTGATAAACAAAGACTAACACCATATTTTAGAAAAAAACGACCGCAAAAACGCCAAAATCACCCATTTCAAACGAGCGGGGGAGTTAAGCCTAGTAATGTCTATCCGCGAACGCTAAAAATCTATGGCGAAAAAATTGGGATTTATTCAACTGGGCTGCTTGAAATTCAAGCAAACAAGCGTACAATCTATGCACAAGACTTGGTTGAGGAATTTAACAAACTCTAGTATTACAAAACATTCAAGGGAGAAAACAATGCCTAGCAAATGGGAAGATAATAGTATCCAGTTTCCAAGATTGATTGCAGAAGCAGAAGCAGCGGGGCTGTGGGACAACACATCTGACGATTTCCGATTGATGTGTGACTCAATGGATTTGGATACAGAGGAAGTATTTGAAATAATCGAAAGAGCGCAAACAGTGTGGGATAAAATTAAAAAGGAAACGTAATGTATGAAATCTCTATTCGGACTAAAAGCGGAAAATCATTTAAAAACTGTTGGTTAAGACATAAATACAAAATATTCCATACCGAGAAAGAAGCAATGCAATGGGCGGATTCTTTTGATGAACCAGTAATTATTAACTGGTGTAGATTTGTCAGAGGAGCATGGGGAGCATGATAGACGACCAGAATAATGCTACAGCGATTCTAATAGGGATTGTATGTGTGTCAATTGCTACTGCATATCTATATGGCAGTCAACCAGTCGGATGGTTGGTTTTTGGTGGCTGTTTTATATTTTTTGGTACTTTTTTTAGCCTTTTTAATCTATGGTACAATACTAGAAAGAAAAAGAAATGAACAAACATAAGTATATAGTATTCCCAGTATATGACAGTCAAGGTTTACGTAGAGTAATAATAGACAGAGCGAAAGAACTCCGATATAGAGACATATATGATATTATTGGACAGACTAAACACAACAAAAAAGACGCTATACTGCTTAATACAAAAGCTGGAACCATTATGCATTGTAATACTCCATATAATGATATGGACCATCAAATGGGAGACTTACAAACGTTTTTTGAATCAGACCGCTATCAATATAGAAAACCTCTAAAAATAGATGAACCCCAGGGTTCAACTTTTTATTGTTTAAAAATAGATGAACATGTAGTACAGTTTCATGATAATTGTATTTATGTTTGGGGTCAAAAAGTAGAAAAAGAAATGATTAGGAAAATCGCCAAAGAAATGGGGATTATTTAATGGAAGCTTGTAGTATATGTGGCGAGCCTAATAAAAAACTAGACACAGTACATACCAAGTGTTTATCACAACTACAAACATTATGTCATAAGTTTAATGCTGTACTTGAAATTAATAACTTATACACTGTGCCCAATTTACGAAAATTCATAACAGACGCTAAAAAAGAATCCAACGATGTTAAGCGACTCAAGAGAATCCTAGCTACTTATAAATTTACAAACATAGCCTCTTTGCAAAGATATATTCGCGAATCCAAAAAACGAGACCAACTAGAAAAATGGCGGAAAATGGAAAAAAGAGCTATAGGAGCAGACGATGATTGAACAATTAACAAAGCAAGGAAACCGATGTTATTATGAAAATCATTATTATAGATACTACGAACCTAACAAACTCTGGATTTATAGCGGAACATTTAATCCCCTGCATTCAGCACATTTAGAAATTTTCTTTCACGCAAAACGCAAGATTGGAGAAAAAGACTATCTTTCTTTTGAGACTCCGCTAAAACCATTTGACAAAGAAGAAAAAGAGCGTAAACTAGAAGCAGTAGTTCAGCAATTCAATAATCTCTGTCTTCCTTTAATAGTTAGTGATTTTTCTAGCTTTATTGAAAAAAGAAAAAGACTTGGTGGATTGAATGGTTGTAATTTTGTAGTTGGCGACGATACTTTTAAAAGAATTTTTGACATATCGTATTATCATAACAGCAAAGCAGCAATGGAGAATTGTCTGGAATCATTAATAGGGTCCAAATTTCTAGTTTATCCTAGACATATGGGACAAACCGAATACAATATAGTATTAGATGATTTTCCGTATTTACGCGACAATTTCACTTTTGTTAGTGATTTTGCACCGGAGAATATATCATCGACTCAATTGCGGGAACAATCTGTATAGTTGGACTAGTTTTAATATTGTTTTTAACAGGATTGTGGCCACTTCTTTTCATTATTGGCCTATTAAGTTGGTCACTACATTAAGGAAAAATATGTTTGTTAAATTCCTAGATGCTTTTTGTAATGCTGTTCTTACAATTATATTTTTGCTGGCGGCTGGCGGCTCAATCTGGGTATTACTAATGCTGGCAGCATTGGGATTCACAACCAACCCTTTCGCTACTGTTATGGGTATTATACTAATTCCATCTTTTATTTATGCTTTTTGTAAATTATAAAAGAAAATCCAACATGGTGGTAAATTTGGATTTTTTAGAAAATGGTAACAGGAGTAAAACATGAACTTAACAGAATTCGCAAAAGGCAGAGTACAGATTCCATTCCCACTACAAGCAGACGCCTATACTATTGCTGGTGAGTGTTTGGCTAGTCCACAAGCTAAAAAGCAATCAACATACAATCTTACCAATCGGCGTAGTCCCGCAGAAGCTTGGCCAGACGTAGCCCAAGATTCTCGCATGGTGTTTTTTGGTTTGACACACTTTATCAGAAATCATTTAACCCAACATATTACCCACGAACAGATAGACCAAACCATTAAGTTTATGCAAACAGCACATTCGTTTGGTGGACAACTAAACTTTGACCCAAAACCGTGGCGAAGGGTAGTCAATGAATTTCAAGGTTATATGCCAATTCAAATCGTAGCATTGCCAGAAGGAAGTACATTCTTTCCTAATGAACCAGTAATACAAGTTTTTTCTCTTGATGAAGGTTTTGGAGAAATGGCGGCACATATCGAAGCTGTAATGCTAGGTATGGTATCTATTGCTACTGCTAGAGCTACGCTAGGTAGACATTGGTTAGAACAAATCCGAAACTATGTTAGACGAGACGTAGGGCACGATAAAGATATTGTAGACCAAACTGCTAGATTTATGATTCATGATTTTGGTATGCGAGCTAGTAGTACGTCAGAGGAATCCGAATTACTAGGTTTGGCTCACCTATTAGTATTTCATGGTACTGACACCTTTAACGCGGCGTATTTGGCTAGACAACTAGGAGCAGAACCACCAACGGGAACTAGTATTCTAGCATTAGCACACCGAATTGTGCAAGGATGGGATACAGAACACTGTGCCTTCTTTAACCAATATTGTGCTAGTCAAAAGTCTAACAAAGTTGCAAGTTATGTTGCAGATTGTTATAATTTTGACAAAGCTGTTAATCGTTTGGCTGAAATGGCCGACAAAGACAGAACAACAATTGTTGCCAGACCAGACAGTGGAGATTATGTCCAGAATGTTCTTGACATCTTAAATAGTTCAGATAAAATTAGGTATATCCAAGGCGATAGTATGACGCCTACCAAAATTAACAACCTTATGAACCATCTATTAGACGAAGGTTTTCCAGCAACACAACGCGGAATTTTTGGCGTAGGAGGATATCTACGCAATACACCTAACAGAGATTCGCTAAGCAGTGCTTACAAACTATCTGCTGTTAGTGGATTAAATCCGAAAGTTAAACTTAGCGAGATTGAAGAAAAGGCTAGTATTCCTGGTCCTAATATTCTGACAAGAGAACATTGTAGTATTTACAGTCCAACTACTTTTATGACTTATGAGGCAGACGCACAAGGTAAAGACGCACAGGTAGTATACTATGATGGTAACATGGTGAGTAAAGAATGTTTTGGTGATGTATGCTTGGAACCTTTTTCTGACATTCAATCGCGATGTATTAATGATTTTGATAAGTGGGAAAGCGTAGCAAAAAGACAACCAAATCTAGGACTAGGTAAGTTTAATCTTTTTTCTACTGAAGTTAAACGTATTAGAAAAGAGACTTTTAACAAGTATAGGAATTAAGTAATGCCACTACCTAAAATGGGTGTAACTGCCGACGTAGCATGGTTTCATATTAAACTAAACGAATATATGAATACTAGTGAAGTATACTTTCTGACAGTCAAACGTAAAAACGAACCGTATCGATACTGTCATGCTTTGCCGGGAGGTTTTGTTGAACTAAACGAGACTCTTAAACAAGGTGCTAGACGGGAATTGTTTGAAGAGACCCACGGCAATATTGATATGAAACGCCTACACTTTGTTATGATGCTAGACGGAGTTAAACGAGACCCAAGAGGCAGAACGATATCTGCTGTATTTACTACAATGACTTTTGGTGGTTGGAATGATACTTTTAGTTTTCCAGAACTAGAAGCTGGTGATGATGCAAGTGATTTAAAATGGATGAAACTAGATAATACTAATTTGTTGGCGTTTGACCACCATCTAGCTGTTGAACAAGCTTTTGCTAAGGCTAGTGAAATCTTTAAAATACCACAAGGAGCAATAGTATGATAGAATTGGTAGTAGCTGTTTTTATATGGGTTATAATCATAATTATTTCTGTATGTGCATTCTGGTCCACAACTTTGTTTAGCCTAATATGTTATAGTGAATACTTAGGCTTAAAAGCTAAAAAACGACTAAACCAGATAAGAGAAAAAGAACGCAAAGCCAATGCGGTATGGGAAAAAGGACTTAGAAGGAAAATAAATGAATAACTTTGGCGATAGAATGAAAAGTTATGAAAAAGCTTTTGATATCAGACTAAAACCACCATTTGTACTCCGTCTTGATGGCAGAAGTTTTTCTAAGTTTACTAAACAATTTAAAACTATAGACCATCATCCTTTCTCTGACGAGTTTAGTGATTGTATGGATTTAACATTGTCTCAACTTATGAGAGAAACCAATGCTAGATTCGGATACACACAAAGCGATGAAATTAGCCTATTGTTTACACAAGATAACCCAGAAAGTCAAACATTCTTTGATGGCAAACTACAAAAACTATGTAGTATAACCTCATGTATAGCCGCTAATACTTTTAATGATAATCATGAGTATGGATTAGCTCAGTTTGATTGTCAGGGTTTTAATTTATCAGACGATGAAGTGTGGAATTACTTTTTTTGGCGAGAAAAAGACGCTGTCCGCAACAGTGTTAGTATGTTGGCCAGACATTATTTTTCACATAAAGAATGTCATAAAAAACCTACTGGTCAACTGATTGAAATGCTGCTAGATTTTGTTAACGTAGATTGGTATAAAACGATAGATGACAGATTTAAATGGGGAAAACACGTAAAGTCTATACGAGTAGAACGCCGATACTCAACAATGGAAATCGCCAAACTGCCAAGAAAACACGCCGCGAGAAAAAATCCAGAACTTTTAGTTGCAAGGAAAGAAATTCGTGATATGATACCATTGTTCAAAGCGAGAAACCACGGTTTTAGTCAACAAAAATTCCTCATGCAAGAAGACGCTTATGGTGTTAAATAGGTAACAATATACAATGAATAAAAGCACACATAAATGTCCTGTTGTAACAATCAAGATGGAACCACACCCAAACGCAGACCGTTTAGCAGTTGTACGAGTAGATGATTATACTGTTTGCGTAGCTAAAGATATGTGGGAAGATGGTCAAAAGGCTGCTTATATTCCTATTGAAAGTATTGTTGATACTGATATGCCAATGTTTAGCTTCCTTAAAAAGAACAAGAGATTCCAAAAGATTAAAACATGTAAACTTCGTGGTGTTTACTCACAAGGTGTTCTTATTCCTGTAGACAATAGTTACGAATTAGGAACAGACTTAGCCGAACATTTTAATGTTCGTCATGACGACCCAGAAGCTAAGTTTGAGGCTAATTGTAAAAGTAGCGAAATCGCTGGTCCTAGTAGTTGGGCTGAAATCCCTAAATATGACGTTGACGCTTTGTTAAAGTATGGTAGTGATTGGTTTAATGAAGATGAAGATGTTATGGTAACGGAAAAGGTTCATGGTACTAACTTCCGTTGTCTTTACTGTGCTGACACTGGAAAGTTTTATGTTGGTAGCCGTAAACAATGGCTTGCAGAACAAGATGGTTGTTTGTATTGGAAAATATTTCGGAATTGTCCAGAACTAGCTACTTTCTGTAAAGAAAATCCTCAATACATGTTTAGAGGAGAAGGTTATGGTATGCAAAAACACTATACTTATGGTATTACTGATGGTAAGTATGGAGTAGTAGGTTTTGACCTTATGTATAAGAATAGAACATATGTTAGTTCTCGACTTCTTAGGAACATGCTAAAAACATATGATATCCCGCAAGTGCCATTAGTTGGTGTGTATGGTTACAATCTTGAACTAATGCAAGAACTAGCAGAAGGTCCAAGTCTACTCGGTGGTAGTTCTCCAAGAGAAGGCATTGTTGTCAAACCTCTTAAAGAATGTCAAAGCGATACGTTTGATAGGGTTATTCTTAAACTTATTGGTAGTGGATATAAAGGATAATTAATGCTGTGTACAACCTGTAATAAAGACAAAAAAGAACTTCAAGGAAAAAATCAGGTATGTTATCGATGTAGAAACTCTAAAAATGCGGGATTTATCAAGAAAATGCCCAAAACACCTAAACAGCCGAAACCAGACAATGTAGTATACGGCAAGTGTTCTGAGTTGGTTGATAGGATTACCATACATACGGGGCCAGAGCCAACTAAGCTTAGGGCAGGAATTGCTGATTCTCTATTTGTAATCGGTACTACAAAAATCGCGGAACTTAACCACATACCGATAGATGTTGTGCTGGCTAGTTCTGATTTTGAGTGGAATATTCAAAATATAGAAAACGTGGATTACGTGGCGATTGTCCTAAACAAAGCTTGCGAAAAACCCGAAACTATGTTACAGTTGGGTTTGTTGTTGGGTTCTGGTGCGGGCAACTTTTCACCAGAAGTAGGTATAGTTTTGGGAAATAAAAAGCTTGACAATCCCGTGAGGTCGCTTATAACTAGATACAAGACACATAAGATTTTTCCTTCAAGGAATTTGCTTATGCGAGATATTCGAGAACGATTCTCTTACGTGTGGTTACAAGATACCTCTTTAACAAGACCAGATTATCTAAATTTATGAATCATTCTGTTAGAGGATACAATATGAAAATCATAGGTGAAGCTATATGAAATACATGGGTAGCAAAAATCGTCATGCTAAACATATCTTACCTATTGTCTTAAAAGACCGAACAGAAGACCAATGGTATGTTGAACCTTTTGTTGGTGGTTTTAATGTGATTGATAAAGTAGACGGCAAAAGAATAGGTAACGATATTCACTTTTATTTAACAGAGTTATTTAAGGCTGTTCGTGACGGATGGGAACCTCCTTCTGTAGTACCAGAAGACCTATATAAACACATTAGGCTAGATAAAAAGAATTACAGTCCAGAATTGGTTGGTTTTGTAGGTTTTGGCTGTTCGTATTCTGGTAAGTGGTTTGGTGGTTACGCAAGAGGAAACGACAGTAAGGGCAATCCGCGAAATTACGCCAACGAGAGTCGGAAAAATATTCTTAAACAAGCTGACAAGATTAAAAATGTAATAATTGAGAATGCGTACTACTGGAATTTACACATACCACCCAAAAGCATTATCTACTGTGACCCTCCATACGCCAATACTACCAAATATGCTGAAGATTTTAATCATGAAAAATTTTGGGAGTGGACTAGACAACGAGTAAAAGAAGGGCATAATGTCTTTATAAGTGAGTACACGGCACCAAGCGATTTTGTTTCTGTGTGGGAAAAATCGGTTAATAACACTTTAGTTAAAAATACTGGTTCAAAACGTGGTATTGAAAAGCTTTTTGTATGGAGAAATAATGAACGATAAAGAAAAAGTAAACGGCTTTATTAAACAACGTAGTGTCTTAGTAAGCTTCTGTAAGGCTTGCGAAATATATACGGTTCATTGTCCAGAATGTCAGGCTAACTATTGTGGTGTTGGATGCTCGTGTAATAAGACGTTTCTTAAACTTCAACAACATGCATTAGATGTACTATTTGACCAATAGATAGACTTAAGGACAAACAAGATGAACCAGATAATAAATAAAATCTATAACGAAAATTGTCTTGCAACTACAAAAAGAATGCCAGATGATTTTGTAGACTTGACGGTAACTTCTCCACCATATGACGACCTAAGAAAATACAACGAATATTCGTTTGATTTTGAAAGTGTTGCTAAAGAACTGTTAAGAATAACTAAACCAAATGGCGTTATTACATGGGTGGTTTCTGACAGTAGTATCGGTGGTGGAGAAACACTAACGTCTTTTAAACAGGCTTTGTTTTTCAGAGATATTGGTTTTACAATTAATGATACTATGATTTATACAAAACCAAACAGAAGACCTAGACAATATAGCGCACATAGATATGAACAAATTTTTGAGTATATTTTTGTATTAGTCAAAGGAACGAAAAGTAAAACATTTAATCCCATAGAAGAAAAGTGTTTAAACGCTGGCAAAACGATTAACTTTTCGTCTAGGGACCACGACGGCGATAAAATAAATACTAAAAAAACAGTGAAAGTAAAAAAGACAAAAAGAAAAGGTAATATATGGCACTACACTAACAATAGTACTGGAATAAATCATCCAGCTATATTTCCTGAACAATTAGCAAAAGATATGATTATAAGCTGGAGTAATGAAAACGATATAGTGTATGACCCCTTTATGGGCAGTGGAACCACTGCTAAAGTATGTATTCTAAATAACAGAAATTATATTGGTTCTGAAATATCAGCAGAATACTGTAAAATAGCTAAACAAAGGATACTAAATGGCTAATAAACTCAAGCGTAGCACAATCCCAACAGGACATACCAAAAACGATTTTCAATGTTATGGTCCTCCTGCTCTTAAAGATGGTCAATTTGACGGTACTATGATTTGTGATATGGGTTGTTTTAAACAAGGAGAATGTGATTCAAATAAATACTATAATGCCGCAGTAGTTCAATCTAATGTTAACAAAGGGTGGTACACGTATTTTGAATATGGTCGTACAGGACAATCTTCTAAGCCACAATTTCAATTTATCGAATGTAGTTCAAAAGAAGAAGCACAAAGAGAGTATTGTAAGCAACTACATTCAAAAAATGATAAACGCGGTATGTGGGTTAATCATCCCATTCTTGGTCGTCAGTTACAACCTAAACCAAACAAGGATTGCTATCTAGTAAGACCACAAGCAACTAGAAGTACTGGTTTACCTAGTGCTAAGACTATTGTTGCAGAGTCAGAGGTAAAGGTTAAGACAACTTCAAGGAAAAATACTATTAAATCCGCGATTGATACCCAAACAGCTAGTCTTTTGCGAGATTTGAATGTGGGAACGGTTAATTACACTCGTAGTAGTATGGCCGATAGTGCTTTACCTACTATATCTGCTATTGCGGAAGCTAGGATGATTTGCGATGAAGCTACGAAGGTGGCTAACACCTTAACCGACGATTTTGAACACAACAAAGAACTTGTAAATCTAACTAATATGTTGTATGGTCGTATTCCCAAAAAGAAAGACCGCAAAGATACTAATTGGGTATTGACACCGCAAAATATTGCTATGTGGCGACAAGACCTAGACGCTTTCGAGTCTGCTAGTGGTGCCGCAATTGACATTGAAGAAATTACGGAATGTCCACTGTCTGCTATGAATTTACGCAAACTTAAGTACGTGCCTAAAAACTCAGAAAAAGGCGGGTTTATCTATGACTGGATGAAATCCGCAAGTAAAAATGTACACCGGCAATACGGTAGTCTTAAGATTAAAAATCTGTGGTATGTTGAGAGAGTTGGCGATATTGATAAGTTGGCTACGGCACAAAAAAGAATTGCTAACAATCCCGTACCTAAAAATGCAGAAAAACCACTGTTTCAACCACGGAAAAGACTTGACACAATTGACAAAGAACTGTATACTAATAGTGGTACACATATGATGTTTCATGGTACTCGTTCTGTTAACGTGACGGGAATTCTAAGAGAAAGCCTACGAATGCCAAAAACTCTTTCTAATGTAGTTATTACAGGCAGTATGTTTGGTGACGGGCTATATTGGGCTGATGACTGGCGAAAATCCGCAGGTTATACATCTTTGCGTAATAGTTATTGGTCAGGTGGTGATGGTCGTGTTAAAAACCGAAATGCTTTTATGTTTGTGTGTGATGTTGCGTTAGGTAGACCATGGATTGCTCCTAGTAGCGGTGCTTATAACGGACCACCAAAAGGTTATCATTCTATCTTTGGTAAATCAGGTCGCTCTGGTGTACAAAACAATGAATTTATTACTTTTAATCTAGATACTCATAGACTTAGGTATCTTGTGGAGTTTGACGCATGATAAATAAAAGACCAGACGAATTTAAATCCCTAGCGGGTAAAGTAGACCACTTAGAATATTGTGCTAAATATGAAAACACAGAAGTAGGCGAACATTGGTCTGCTTTATCTCGTTTGTGCGGATATACTTATTGTATGGATGATGATTTTGTTAAAGCTTTAGAAGCAGAAGTTGATAGTCAAATCATGTTTTTACATTCAGACTGGGAATGGGTAGAAGAAGAAGAAACATATACTCGTAAAACCAAACGACTTAAACACTACGGAGAATAATATGAGTTTTTTCAAACCAAAAGGTATTCTGTTTGCTGTTTATATGAAAAGCGGTAACGTAATTAGATTTCGGGCTAATGATTTGGAATATATAAACGGTAAACAAACCGGCGGTAATCTAATCAAAGAAATGTCTTGGGCACATGTTTCAAACAAACTTAAATTATCTACCATTGACGTAGACCAAATTGAAGCTATTGTAAGGGAATCAGAATGAAACTACCAACACTCTACAAACGCTCAAGCGTAGGTAAGTTACAGTCGTGGAATATATGGTGTGGTGATGGCTTTTTTGAAATAGATTGGGGACAAGTTGACGGTGCAAGACAACTTAAACTCAAAAATAACATCAAGGGAAAAAATATTGGTAAAGCCAATGAGACCGATAGTCTAGAGCAAGCTGCATTTGAGGCAAGAAGCAAATGGAAAAAGCAAATTGATAAGGGGTATTCGGAAACTATCCCGGCAGAAGACGAGAAAAAGTTTTTGCCTATGCTTGCACAAAGATATGATAAACACGCAAAGAAAATTACTTTTCCTGCATACTGGCAACCCAAACTAGATGGTCTAAGGTGTACTGCTCATTTTGAGAACAATAAGGTTGTGCTTAAATCTAGACGTAATAAGGTGTTTTCTGTTTTACAACATATTGAAGAACATCTTTGGCCTCGTATGGATGAAAATATTGTTTTTGATGGAGAATTATATACTCATGGCGAAGATTTTCAAAAACTGGTATCTGCTATTAAACGTGATGAAAAATCGGATTTTAGTAACAAAATTCAATTACATGTTTATGACATTTACTTTAAAGACGAACCTGATATGAGTTTTGAACGAAGATGGCAAGAATTGTCATTGTTTTTCCCTGTTTTTGAATATAAAAATCCCACCAAACATAAAGTATGTCTAGTCCGTACCAAACCTGTAAATAATGTTCAACACGTTCTTAATGCTCAAGAACTCGCGTTAGCGTGGGGTTATGAGGGAATCATGCTTCGCAACTCTCACGGGACTTATGAAGTTGACCGTCGCTCATATAATTTGCAAAAAGTCAAAAAATTCCTTGACAAAGAGTACAAAATAGTCGATACTAAAGAAAACGAAAACATGAAAGGAACTTGTGTCTTTGTTTGTGTGACCGAAACCGGCACGCGATTTAAGGTTATGCCAGAAGGAAACCAACAACAACGCCAAGAATACTGGAAAAATTCCGATAAATACATTGGAAAACTCTTGACAGTTAAGTTTTTTGAGTATACAACTAGTGAAAACCCCGTACCAAGATTTCCGATTGGAACCGGAATTAGAAATTCTTGGGATATGTAAGGAGAATCATAATGCCCTGCCGTGAACCCTGTTTCTATTGTGATGATTTACAAGTTGTTGATGAACCAGTATGCCATTTGTGTGAATGTAACGAACCTCACAGCAGTTGTGATGATAGTTACTATATTGTCATAGAATGTCCAGTATGCCAAGAGGAGGATGAAAGGATAGATAATGCAAACTAAATACCATATTGGAGATGCAACACGACCAATCATGGACAATGGGGGTAATCACCTTATATTGCACGTTTGTAATGATTCGGGAGGATGGTCAAGTGGTTTCGTTATGGCTCTTAGTAAAAGATGGAAAGAGCCAGAATCAAGATATAAAACTTGGCATCTTAATAATGAAGAATTGTTTGGAGTGCAAAATAATCCATTTAAACTTGGTCGTGTTCAATACTTTAAAGTAGACCACCGTTTATGGGTAGGCAACATGATTGCTCAATCAGACCCTGGTGGATTTGAAGATTTCCCGCCAATTCGGTATCAGTCTCTCGAAGAGTGTTTTATGCGAATTCGAGCGAATGCGGTGGAAGGTCTAGCAAACGATGCTATAATTACTTTTCATGGACCCCGATTTGGTTCGGCTTTAGCTGGAGGAAAATGGTCAAAAGTTATAGGGATTATGGAACGAGTTTTTGAACACGTTGATATTGAATTCCATGTGTATGACCTAGAAGAAATAGAAGGAACAATCTATGAGTAAATTACAGGAAATATTAAAATGAACAAAATAAAAATTACTTACAGTAAAAACGTAAACAAATACTATATTAGTAACGACAAGGGAAGTTTATCACAATATCTTAGTAGAGATTTACAATGGAATCTTTCGTGTATCACCTGTTGGTATAAAACAAAAGGAGAAGCACAAAAGACCGTTGATAGATACTTGGAAAAATGGAAAAGTATTCAACACAATCGTCACGGTTATTACATAGTGATTGGTCGTCGTCAATGGGTGTCTAAAAACCTAAAAATAATTGATGACACCAATGGTAGTTCGCCAAAATGGTCAGGATATCATACCACATATCAAGACGCTGTTGACACATATAACAAATACCTATTAAACACAAAGGAGAAAGAAATGCAAGACAACACAAATTCAGAATGGGAAGATGACGTTGATGAAATCCTAGACACTTTTTGTGCTTTGGACCAGGTATTTACTGCTTATGACGTAAGTAAAGAGGTTCAGCGTGTAAGGAAAGATAATGATTTGTCTTTTGTTCGTCATGACACTATGAAAAACTATATTCATGCTCAAATGCTTGCTGAAAAAATGAGTGTACGTCAAGACGGTTTGTATGCTAGAGAACTACGCGATAGCGTCAATAGTATGCGACTACCTAGTAGAGCATGGGTGTACTCACCCGTTACGAATGATGCAGACGACACAGACGATACGAACGACAACACATGTGACAACAACAACAGTAGTGGTTGTGCTACTGGTTGTGGTAATGTATGTAGGAAGCCTTCTACGGGAGTTAATTTCGACAAACGTGGTGGTGTATGTATCTCTAATAAGCTACTATCACAAATTGGCGTACATGCTGGAGATATGGTGCGGATTTACGAAAATGGCGTTAATAGCTTTTTGGTAAGCAAAGACCCAATTACTGGAACTCAACCACTTGCTACATACACAGCTACACATAGCGGTAATGTTCGTCCTCGCAAAAAGGTGATTGAACAATGTGGATTGTGTGGACAAAACCTAGTTGGTCAGATTAATGGTGGCAAACTTATTGTCGCTACAAAAGGATGAATAATATGCTAATAATTATGAGGTCAATTCCCGGCGCGGGAAAATCAACTCTTGCCCAAAAAATAAAAGACAAACTAGAAAGTCCTCTGTGTTATATTTGCAGTACAGACGACTACTGGAAACGACCAGACGGTTTATACGACTTTAACTTCAAGCTATTGGACACTGCTCACACATGGAATTTTATTCGTGTGTGCTACGAACTAAGATTAAATCACGATGTAATCGTCGATAATACTAACACGACTTGGAAAGAATTTTCTAAGTATGTGATGTTTGCTAAAGAACACGGACACGAAGTCTTTCTAGCCGAACCCGAAACCGACTGGAAATTTGATGCTCAAAAATGTTTCGAGAAAAATACACACGGTGTTCCACTAGAATCAATTCAGAAAATGCTTGACAGGTGGGAAAATTCTGCTACAATTTGTAAAACTCATGATTTGCGGTATTTTGATGTAAACTATAATTACAATTTTTAGGAAAACAAGATGCTAGAAGTACAAAAATGGTTGCGAGAATTCAACTGTCTTGACAGACTAAAAGACCAACTTGGTATCAAGTCTACCGTACACGAAGACGGGCGGGTTATCTTGAACTACGGAATGATTGATAGTCCCAAGCGGCATAAAATTGTACGAGAATGCAGAGGCTTAGTTCTTGACAGTAAAGATGATTGGAACTTAGTAGCTCGGTCGTTTTTTCGGTTTTTTAATTTGAATGAAATACCGGAAGAAACTGACGAATTCGTATGGGAAAATTGTAATATCCAACATAAAGAAGATGGTTCTTTGTTGGTAGTCTATTACTATAAAGGCCAATGGCATGTTAACACTAGAGCAAGTTTTTCAACTGGTCAAGTCGGAGACAATCCGATTACATTCCGCGAACTTGCCTTAAAAGCTATTCCAGAAAGCTTTTGGAACAACGCCAATAAATCTAGCACTTACGTATTTGAATTGTGTTCATTGTATAACAAGATTGTACGTACATATCAAACACCTACTGTATTTCTTCTTACAGTATTTGATGGACTACATGAAATTGCTCCTAATTTTGTAGATAGTGAAGCTAGAATTACGGGTGTACAAAGACCACAAAGTCTACGTTTTGAAAATATCGAACAGGTTCAAGAATATCTCAACATAGAATCTAATAAAGACAAAACATTTGAGGGAGTGGTATTAAGAGATATTAATAATCTGCGTATTAAATGTAAAAACCAAAATTATCTTTGTTTACACAGAATGAGTAATAATGGGTCTCCGTGTAGTCCTAAAAATGTATTACCCTTTGTGCTTGCTGGCGAATTAGATGAATTGTTTTTGTTTTTCCCCGAAGTTAAAGAATACGCATTACAAATTAAAGCCAAAGTTGATAAATGGCAACAAGAGATAGACGACTTATGGTATGTGTGGGGCGATATTGAAAATCAAAAAAAGTTTGCCCTTCGCGTTAAAGACCATCCGTTTTCTGGCTGTTTGTTTAAGGCTAGAAAAATGAGTACCAATCCTGTTGACGAATTTAAAAACAATCCTAACGCTATTTTAAAGAGATTACTTAAAAGATATGAAAACAAATTATTTATATAATGAGAATTGCCTTGATACAATGGCAAGAGTGGAAACATGACAATTAAACAACACTTCTTTTCTATATATTTATTCATAATGTTAATTCAGCCGTGTTTTGGTAAGATTCCTCACAATTTGGTTACAGAAGACCACTTTTCATATGTAGAAATTAATCACCTATACGACGCTAACACGGGAAGGTTTTTGCTTGACCAAATTATTTTTTACGACTGGGTAATTGACGGTTATACACTAAATAAAACAACAGAAAAACAGGTAGTTCAAGCATGGATACTAATCAAAAACGCTAGATTCTTAAGTGTTAAAAAAGATGACGGTGTTATGGAAATTGTATTTCATCCACAAAACAGCCAATACTCTGACGAATATAAAAAGCTAAACAAAGAATTTAAAGATAAACAAGAAAAGAAACACTTGACTAAAGTCAAGAAAGAATTGATTGAAAGATATGGTAAAATATTAGCAGAAGTAAAGTTTAAACGTATTAAAGACAAAAAACTATATTCTATTAAAATAGTTGATTATGTACCACCTTTTATTGGTAGTTCAATGGTTCCTACTAAAATAGGTAATAAATATATGTGTGTATTTCATCATGGTAAAGTTCTTAGACGTATTACATGTGACTCTTTCGTAGAAACATGGACAACAATTGACCCAGAAACGTTGAATAGAGACTTTTGGGGAAAAGACAACAGAAAAGGCTTAACTAAACCAGACAGAGGACTTATGTGGCTTCTAGAAGAACAAAAGAAAGCACAAAAACCTAATTAGAAAAGGAGATTAGCTAGTGTATAGCGTCCCATAAAAGTTTGACAAAACTTAAACGACATATTGTCAAACATAACCTACCAGCAATGGAAAGAAAATGGGATAGAATTGTTGTTTGATAAAGGAGGGTCTGATGAATCAATGGATTACTTCAGACAGTCACTTTCGGTCATCGTAATATATGCGGGCCAGAAGTTTCAGATTGGGATAGAGGATATAGAAACTTTGACAATATTGAAGAGATGAACAATACTCTTGTTAATAACATTAACAGTGTAGTTAAGAATAAAGATGTTCTATGGCATCTTGGAGATTGGGCATTTGGTCCAAAATCTTTATTTCATACCTACAGAGAACGTATTAATTGTGAAGACATTCGTCTAATTTACGGAAATCATGACAAATATATTCGTAAAACACCAGAATTACGAGATATGTTTACCGCTTGTTATGATTATAAAGAAATTAGAATGGGTAAAACTCTAGTATGTATGATGCATTACCCTTTGGGTAGTTGGAACGAAATTGGCCGTGGTAGTATTAACCTTTTCGGACATACCCATAATAGTTATTCTAGAACGATTGGTCGCCAAATGGACGTTGGTGTTGACCGTCACAACTTTTTTCCTCTAAATTTGGAAGATTTGGTTGACAAAATGAAAAAACAGGATATTGTCACAGTGGACCATCACGATGACGAAACTTCTTATCACTAAACAGGAGAAAAATGTATCCAAAATTTAACATTGCTTTGTTTCTAGGTAGTTTTGTACTAATTCTAGTTGGAATCTGTATGATTAACCTAAGTTCTGCACAAAGCGACGATTGTCCACCTAAAATCAGTGTTAAAGAGATTGACAAAATTGATTTTTGGGTTCCTCACGAATACGGCACTATTCACGTTGGACGACAAACAATTGGTAAACAGAATTACTTGATTTTCAGCTATAGATGCATTTGGAAAAAAGAAGATTCACAAAAAATTATTAAAACAATGAAGGATATTGATATACCATGTCTAAAAAGAAAAATACATTACACAGATTAAAAGGCACTAAAATTTACCAAATAGGACCAATTGATAATGTAAAAGACGGAGGAGTAGAATGGCGAGAATATATGTCTGGTTTTTTGTGGTCTTTAGGTTGTGGTGTATTAAACCCATGTGATAAACCAACCACATACGCTGATGAATCAGAAGAGACTCGCAAAACAATTCAACAACTAAAACAAGATGGAATTAATTATCAATCTTGGGAAGAAAACGAACACTACCCGTCTACAATAAAAGCTATAGACCAAAAAATAGTAGATATCATGAAGCCAATCGTAAACATCGATTTACGCATGGTAGATTCCGCAGACTTTATGGTTATGTACATCGATACCGACACACATATGTGTGGCTCATATGGTGAACAAGCTATGGCGTGTCTACAACGCAAACCTGTTATCATCTATTGTAAACAAGGTAAGTATAGCGTACCTAATTGGCTGTGGGGAATTTGCAAACCAGAAATGTTTTTCTCTTCGTGGGAAGAAGTAAAAGAATATCTAATACACATCAACCAAGATAACAATATTGACAGATTAGGACGATGGCATTTCTTTGACCAGGAGAAAATATATGGCAACGCCAACTAATTGGTATATTAGTAAATTTCCAGAATCTCTATATCAAATTAGTCCATCAAATAAAGAATCTTACGTAAATCGAGTACTCAAAGGCAAAAAGATAATGTCTGAGAGTACTTGTTGTATTTGTGGACTAGCTAGAGATATTCAAAAGACTTTACCTTTTACTATCGCTAGAATAGAACGTCTTGGTCAAATGTTTAAAGACTATGCTGTTATAGTATATGAAAATGATTCGGAAGACGGTACTGTTTTTTATCTCAACAGGTGGGCTAGTGAAAATCCGCGAGTATTTATTGAGTCAGAAGTCTTAAACAAACCAAAACACGGCAGTGTAGATACTCACGAACGCACTGTTGATATGGCCGAATGTAGAAACAAACTATTAAATATCGCATTAAAAACGGATTCTTTTATACAAAACAACGACCATAAATTTGACTACGTGTTTATGCTGGATATGGATTTAGAGGGTGGATATAGTTATGAGGGTATTTGTAATAGTATTGGCTGGAATGATTTTGATGGTATTGGCTCTAATGGCATTTTTTATAGAATAGTAGAACACGAAGGCAAAGAAGTCAATCAAAGACTGTTTTATGATGCGTGGGCATTTAGGCGACTAGGACATGATAAACCACACGCACACGAAGAAATTAACATACTCAGATACGAAAGAGGAGAAGAACCTTTTGAGGTTATATCTAATCATAACGGTATGACTATTTATAAGGCAGATTGTCTACGTATTCCTGGTCTTAAATACAAAGCTGGCGATTGTGACCACGTTACGCTTAATAAACAACTTAGAGAACACGGTAAGAAAATCTGTCTTAACCCATCACAAATAACTCTTTATAACAAACATGGATACGTAATATGATATCAGTAGTAATACCAACACATAAACCAAACATAAAACTATTACGTATGGCTCTACAAGCTTTAGCTACTCAATCTTTAGATAAAGATAAATACGAAGTAATATTGGTAGAGAATCCCGATTTTACTGAAGAAGTTCAAGATATTGTATATGATTTTACAAACAAAATGAGAATAAGTCGTATTAGTTCTAGTCTTGGTTCTAACAACGCCAGAAACGAAGGCATCGAACATTCTCAATATGATTTAATCGCCCTAATGGATGACGATTGTGCTCCAAACGTATCTTGGTTGGCTAGACTTGTTTCTCTTAGGGGTGTGTATCCAGAAGCAGGCGTTATTGCAGGTCCACTACTTCTAGACTATGTTGATATTCCTAGACCGTTTTGGCTGACTGGTGATTTAGAGTATTTGCTAAGCCGTGTCTACTGGGATAATCCACCTACCGTACCATACGGACCATTTGACTTAAAAGGACATTTAGACAACACATGGATAGTATCAGCTAATTTATGTTTTACTAAAGAAAGATGGAAAGCTGTTGGTGGATTTAACGGAGATATTGGCTACCATGGGCTAAGTCACAGAATTGGCAACGACGAACTAGAGTTTGTTATTAACTGTTCTAAACTGGGGAAAATAGAAATACTCTACGACAACGCTCTTATGGTACAACACCTAATTCCAAAAGATAGATGTAATATAGACTACTTAATAAAAAGAGCATACGGACAAGGTTTTGCCGATGCTGTAATGTGGCAACAAAACAACCCCACAAAATTAGTGGGAGATTTTTACCACGATTATCTACAAAACAAATTGTTTGAAGTCTCACGATTATCAGTACAAGAGGTTAGAGAAGACCTTAAACAAGAAGATAACACTAGGTTATACTTGACTAATGTTATTAAATGCAAAACATCATATCTTGTTGGAGCACAACATAGTATTTTAGGAGAAGACCCTTGGCAAAAACTAAATCAATTATAGTCTGCCCTGGTAGGTGTGGAAGCACACTCTTAATTAGGAGTCTAAAAAAATACTATCCAATAACAGAAGAAGTATGTTCTGATGTTAAAAGAGGAAATCCAGAAGACGACTTTATAATGGATAGCGAATGGGCTAAATATTTCAATAACGATGCATCAAAACTAGAATGTCCAGAATTCTTAGACTTTACGTTTGAACACGTAGACGTTGTCAAATTACAATACTTTCAATTTATAAATAACCCCGTATTAATAGAATACATGAAGAAGAAAAATATTATACATCTATACCGGAAAAATCGCTTAAATCGCTTGGTCTCTGAGAGGACTGCTAGAAGAAATAAACGATGGCATGACCATTCGGATTTAAAGCCTGTTATAATTTCCGCATTTGATATCAAAAACATTATTAGAGGAGACATTAGACTATGGGAGCAGGTTCAAGAGACGTTTGATATAACTACTACTATTACATATGAGGGACTGATTTCAGATTGGGAAAGAGTTATTGAGATTTTCCAGAAACAACACCAGTGGAAGAAACACGCGGTTGAAAAAGCGGTTTCACAATCTATAACCAAACCTATTAACGAAATGATACTAAATTATGATTTATTACAAGGAAACTTAGATGAATGCGAACACTACCTACCAGTTTGATAACGACTGGTTTTCTAGCAGGATACCCAATTTTGAAAGCATTTTAGTAAGCAAATTTAACTTTTGCGAATTTCATGGTTTAGAAATCGGCGTTAATGAAGGTCGATGCTCATTTTGGTTTGCAGAAAACCTACTTAAATATCACCCAAAGTCTACACTTGACGTAGTAGATGTAGAATTTAGACCAAACTTCTGGAAAAATCACGAAATTTGTCCACATAGAGAGCAAATTATACCTCACGAAACCTATTCATATATTTTCCTTAAAGAATGTCGTAAGTTGTTTGATTTCATATACTTAGACGGTAATCATTGTTCTAGCAACACAGTTGAAGATGCCGTCATGGCATGGAGATTGCTAAAAAAAGGAGGAATCTTAGCATTTGACGATTATACTTGGGAAGTAGAAATGTGGGATGGGACTCGCCCAAAAGAAGGAATTGACGCTTTTTTACAAGCTTATGAGGGAAAATACGAGATTTTGATTAAAAAACACCAAGTTTGGATACAAAAAACGACTGAAGAAAAAATGATTTAGTTGTTGCAAATCCACGCAACTGGTGTATACTTTATTAGAGTTTGGGCCAGAATTAGAATCGATTCGGCAAAAGACGACAGAACTGCATGTGGTAGTTGGACGAATGGCTACTTTAAAAATCGTCTAAAATGTTAATTGGCAACAATTTGCAATTGGCTGCGTAAGCAGGTGAGGTTGTTTAGTACCTTATAACCCAAACTAAACTGGAGACCCCGATGGTTTATGGAAACCGTTCATAAACGGAACCAAACGCTGATTCTCGCCATGGCGGGTAAACATGTAGACGTTTTGTTTGATGTTGTTAGAAGACGCGAAGTGCAACTCTTCGCCTGGTCCATTTATATTTTCCCCCCAGAATTGATTGATTTTTGTAAAAACGTAGTAAAACACAATAATCATTAATCTAGTTACACACGATTGGGAAGGTTGGAATGGAAAAATCGATTTAAACGAAGTAGAATGGGTAATTGACATTACCAGAAAGAAAACAAAATAATGCACATAATTGAAAGACTAACTAAAAACAAAGTAATACAACCTCCGCAGTGGTTACCCACTAATGTACACTATCTCGTAATTACTGGTAGTGAGAGTTATGGTGTATCTTCTGGTAATTCAGACATTGATGTTAAAGGTATATCCATTCCTCCTAAAAACATGTTATTCCCACATTTAGATGGTAAAATTCCAGGTTTTAATTGGCCAAGCGAAAAAGAATACAACAAAAAAACCAATTGGCAATCACACCACAATCATGATGTAAGCACAGGTAAAGAATACGACCTTGATATTAAGTCTATTACTAGGTTTTTCTTTTTAGCATACGGTTGTAATCCTGATATTATTGACAGTCTATTTGTTCCTCCAAGGTGTATATTGTTTGAATCTAAAGCAGGACAACTAATGAGAGACGAGAGACATTTGTTTCTGTCTAAACTAGGTTGGAATAAGTATAAAGGATACGCTTATGGACAAGTCCGTAGATATCTTTATGGTGATGATTACAAACCAGAAGGTAAAAGAATAAAAATCGTAGAACAATATGGCTATGATACCAAAGGTGCTTATCACGTAGTTCGTCTTCTTAACGAGATTGAGCAAATTCTAACCACTGGCGATTTAAATTTAGAAATCAACAGAGAACAACTCAAAAGTATTCGTAACGGCGAATGGACCAAAGAACAGATTCTGGAATATTTTCACAATAAAGAAAAACAACTTGAGAAAATTTACTTAGAATCAGACCTACAAGCAAAACCAGACAAAGAAAAAATCGAAGAATTGCTTCGCGAATGTCTGAAAATACAGTATAATGAACTTGAAATCGTGATTGACAAAAACAAAGACCGCAAGACATTAGAAATGGTCTATAGTCTACTACAGGAAAGGATGTATTAGTGTTTGATGCAATAACAGAGACTAACTATCGTTTTGTTTTTACTATGACTGGTGGTGGAACAGAATTTATTGGAAACCTACTTTCTGGTGGTGGTTTGTCAAAACATGTACTATCATGTAATGTCCCTTATTCACAAAGAGCATTAAGAAATTACATTGCTAGATGGCACCCTACCCCAAGTCATGTACATTCTCATAAAATTGACAAATACGTTTCTGAAGAAACAGCAATCACTATGGCAACATCGTCTTTTTATGAAGGCCATACTTTAACAGACGATACTGAAGTAGTAGGACTAGGTTGTACTTCTGCTTTACAACGTAGAGGAGACGACAGAGAAGGCAGAGAGTATAAAGCGTTTTGTGCTTTGTGTTCAGATGAATTAGGATTAAAAACATTCAAACTTGAACTTAATAAATCTAATAGAAAAGAACACGAAGAAATGAATGCTTGTTTTATTCAAGAGTGTTTGTTGAGATTTTTAATCAATGATACAGAAAGAACATTACACACACCACAAAAATGGGAAGGATTTAAGGATTTTACAGAATGCGTCTAAATTTGTATGCACCTACTAACAAACTAAGCTACGGAATTTGCGGAACAAACATCTTAAAATGCCTATGTCAAGAAGGAGTTGAGGTAAGCTATTTTCCTATTGGCCCATCATTACCAGACAAAGAGATTAAAAAATGTCATGAAAGAGCTATGGTCGGTTATGATAGAAATGCTCCTTGTGTTAAGATATGGCATCAACATGGACTACAAGAAATGGTTGGAAGCGGGTTGCATGTCGGCTATCCTATTTTTGAGTTGGATACTTTTACTCCCGTGGAACTCCATAGTCTTAGTAATTGTGATGCTCTCTTTGTTTGTTCACATTGGGCCAAAAAAATTATAGAAAAATACATAGACGTGCCTACTCGTGTTGTTCCTTTAGGTGTTGACAGAAGTATTTTTAATCCTACGACCAGCTACAGAACACCAAGAGATACAGTGTTTTTAGCGTCTGGAAAGTGGGAAATACGAAAAGGTCACGATTTTTTAGCAGAAGCGTTCAACAAAGCGTTCAATAGTGACGATAATGTACAACTGTGGATGGCGTGTAGTAACCCTTTCCTCACGGAGGAACAAACCAATAAATGGCATACTTACTATAAACAACAATGTGGTGACAAAGTTAGATTTATTCCATATGTTGATACTCAATCTCAACTTGCAGATTTAATGAGTAAAGTAGACTGTGGCGTATTCTTATCAAGAGCAGAAGGATGGAATCTTGGTCTTTTAGAAATGATGGCTATGGGAAAACAAGTAATAACAACAGATTATTCTGGACATACAGAATTTTGTCATGGTAAAAATTCATTATTAATCGATACAGAACAGGTTGAACCAGCAAACGACGGTATTTGGTTTCATGGACAAGGCAATTGGGCGAAACTTGGTGATAAACAATTAGAACAAACTATACATACGCTTAGATTAATACATCAAGAAAAAAATAAGAAAGGGTCTCTTGACGTAAACACATGCGGAATTGATACAGCAAAAAAATACACTTGGACTAACAGTGCTAAAACCATAATTAAGCACCTAGGAGAATTGAATTGAGAACTTTAATTGAATGCGAAACATTGGCCGAAAAAATTCTTTGTAAACACTTTCCTATTATGTCAAAAGACCACGAAGCAATTGGAAAAGTAGTTGAATACATCCTTAAAGCAGAACAAAAATATGACCCCACTCTGTCAAAACGTATGACAGAAAACACTTGGGTGGTTTACTATGGTAAACTTGGTGCTAGAAAATATTACAACGATACTTTCTTAAAAAGACAAAAAGAACAGAAAAAAGTCCTTTCATTAGACTATGTTTACGATGATGGCATTAACCTTGAAAAAATGATTGGCAAGAATTCTCCGCCCGAACAATCTTTGATGTGCGAAGAAATCATGACTTTCATTAAAAACAACACAGATTTAACAACAACGCAAAAACAATGTTTCATGCTTAAAAACACCGAATACAAAACCTATAGGGACATTGGGAAAAAGTTAGGAATTAGTTACGAAATGGCAAGATTAAACAACAATAAAGTAATTAAAAAGGTCAGGGAGGCTTTCGAGTGAAGATTTTTGTAGACTTAATAATTGCCGCGATTGACTTGACAAAAAACGAAAAAAAGGTTATTATACTTGAGGACGGGCTACCTTGTCGAGAAGTAAACGATGATTTGGATTGTGTTTACAAAAAATTATTCAGCGAATTAGCAAACGTGTCTCCAGACTATCCTGATTACGTTTTAGTTTCGGCATACAAACAATCGGATGAAGTTCATATAGTTTATGCCTGTATGATTCCCGAAACTATTAAAATTAAAAAAGCAGAGTGGAGAAATATTTCTAATGTTCAAAACGATTCGGAATTTAGTTTGGATGGCAAAAAGGCCATTTATGAAGCCGCATATAGAATCTAAAGCTATTATCGTCATGTCTTATAACCCAGAAGCAAAAGGAGCACAATTTAATATTAGTTTTGATGGTGATGATGCTAAAACTATAGCTAAACTAGCATTCGTAGGTTTTAACGGCGGTTTTCCTAGCCAACTTGAACAATGGTTATTAAACAACAAAGACAATGCAGAACAAGCAATAGAACTATACCACGCTATGGTAGACGAACAACATAATCAAGAACAAACAATCCGCAATATGTTAACTCCTCCTAAAACTACTGACGAACCTATTATTTGTCCAACACAAATGTTTATTACAGAAAAAAGCTAATTATGGATACACATAACCCAATCTTTCTAACAGTTGACGACATATTGGTTACACAATCGGGTTTACGAAATCCAAAAAATCTAGCCAGTATGTATAAGTATTTAACATCTGGAAAGCAGTTTCACAGACCTGTGATATATCATATGGATGATGGCAAATATTATATTCATAATGGACACCATAGATTAACAGCAATGTATTTTGCTGGCTTTTTTCAGGTCGATAACACAATGGTTAATATTATCGATTTTCAAGTAAGTAAATTTCAGGAAATCAACCACGACGTTGGGTGGGTTACACCATATAATATTCAAACTCATGTACGACTGCCAAACTTAAGTTCGTGGAAAAAAACAGTCGAATACATGAAAAAAGTATATACTCTTAAAGAAGTTAATCGTATTATTGAAGTTTCTGGTCATTTTTACAGTATTCCGCGAAAAATACATTCTATTGTAGATTTCGCAAGAAACTATAGAGGATTTATTGATGATTAGTAGTATGTTGTTTTTGTTGGGTATAATGAGTTTTAGTTACTTACTTGGTAGTTCTGTTGGTAAGTATTGGGTAAGTAATTACACAAGCGGAGAAAGTTTTGTATTTATCTGTTTAACTTTTTGGTCTCTTTTTTCTACCTTGCTAATTGGACCAGTAATGTTAACTTATATGGTGATGTGGATGTTAACTCTAGGAATGGTTTATGTACTTGGCGAATTAATTTATCCTTTATGGATTATGATTCCAAGTAACAAACTGTAAAAGGACAAGTAATGAAACAATATTTGGATATAGTTAGGAATATTTTACAAACAGGAACTCCAAAAAACCCAGTTAGAGTAGGTTCTGATGGTAAAGTAGAAAAGGTTGAAAACGAAACGATAGGATTGCCTAACATATTTTTTAGTCATGATATGGCTGATGGTTTTCCTTTGTTAACTACTAAAAAAGTACACTTTCATAGTGTTGCTGTTGAATTAGAAGGTTTTCTAAAAGGTATTACCGATAAGTCTTGGTATCAAGAACGCAAATGTAGTATATGGAACGAATGGGCTAATGACGATGCATGTCGAGACTTTTACGAAAAAAATTACAGACAACCATATTTAAGAGATAAAGCAGCAGGTTTAGGTGACCATATTGATGATTTTGGCTTAGTTCCTTATCCAGAAGTTAAAACAATGATTGCAAAATCAGTCTCAGACCTTGGACCTGTCTATGGTTATCAATGGCGTAATTTTGGTCAACAATACGGTTCAAAAGAATTAGTAGCGGACGACCACGACTGGACATTCCAAAGTAACGGATTAAAACATGGACACGACCAGCTTAAAGATGTATTAAACACACTTAGAGATAATCCAACAGATAGGCGTATGGTAATATCTGCTTGGAATCCAAATCAAAAACATATCATGGCATTACCTCCTTGTCATTTAATGTGGATTGTGACGGTTTATAATGGTAAAGTCAATCTACATTGGACGCAACGTTCGGTATGTACGGGATTAGGGTTATGCTTTAACATAGCAAGCTATGGTTTATTACTAACAATGTTGGCTAAACACGCAAACTTAGAAATTGGAAACCTGTCTGGCTCATTAATTGACTGTCATATTTACGAAGACCACATAGCTCCATTGTCAGAACAAATTAAAAGACAACCAAAACAATTGCCGCAAATCCAAATAGACAACAATAATGATGATGACAAATATCCTTTTGATTTACTAAGATGGACACATAAGAACTATAAATTAATAGACTATGATTATCATCCACGTATTAAAATGAATGTTACCGTTTAAAATGTTTTATACATACCTTTTTTTAATTCTGTATGTAATCAATCCTCCTGATACACCAATTGCCTACGGAAAATTAAAAGGAAGTCCCAAAATAAAGTCTACAAAAGGAAAATAATGATAAAAACAATTGAATGGGAAAGTTATGAATACAAGTACGACACTCTACAAAACCGTATTCATGCAGACACAGACACAGAAGAAGATACTTCTTACGAAGACGCTCCAGACGATATGGATATGGATATGGATACGTTACTAACAAACGAAGCTAATTCAACGTTGGTACAAACACCAATTGGTGTATTTAACGTCTCTGATAGTATGAATCCGTTCAAACACTACAAATTTTGGCTAGGACACACAAATTTTAATATCTCACCAGAAGTCATCAGGATAATCAAAAACATTCCTGGTGTAGAAGTATTGCGACCTATTAGTAGATATAGGTTTTTTATTGGTATTGGTAAACTTTTTAACTTATCTGATATACAAGGAATTATAACAAAAGAATTAATAGAAAATCCTATTGAAAGTAAAATAGATTTAATTAATAACTCAGAAATAGAAGATAGAGTCATTTCATTGATTAATAATTGTAGTCAAAGTTATGCCGAGTGGATGATTTATATTTTTCCAAACGGCGAAATTGATTATATCTATAAAGGACAAGAAGACTATCAAGCTTGGGTTGAAGCATACAAACAGTCTTTTAACATATCGGGTGGTATTCTTATAGGGTCAGATGATGTCAACAAAAATCAAAAGAAGAAACCTATCACAAACAAGCGAACTAATATATGATATACACGAGCATTGTATAAATACCGACAGTAGAGAAATATTCTTACATTCCAATCTATACCTTGAAGAAGAAAAAGGTGTAGATTTTGCTATGGCTGTACAGTTTGAAAAGAATATGCGATTGCTAAACAAGTTAGGTGACTTGCCTATTTTAGTACATATGCATACGATTGGTGGTGAGTGGGAGGCTGGAATGGCAATCTATGATACCATAAAATATAGCAAATCTCCTGTGGTTATAGTAGCATACGCCAATGCTCGTTCTATGAGTAGTATTATTTTACAAGCAGCAACAGAACACGGCAGAATAATGATGCCGAGTTCTGTTTTTATGTACCACCACGGAACTATGGGTCATGAGGGTCATACTATTGAGTATTTGACAGTTGCTAAAGAACTAGAGAAAAGTATGGATACAATGTTAGATATTTACGTTAATAAGTGTCAATACGGTGAAATATTTACGGGATGGACAGATAAAAGAATCCGCAACCAACTCAAAAAAGAGATGGAGCAAAAGATGGATGTTTATCTAAATGCTGACGAAACAGTAGAACACGGATTTGCTGATGCAGTCATAGGAACAGAAGGATATGAGACTATAGAAGACGCACTAACTACTGTTAAACACCTAATGGATGACGAATGTTAAGAGAACTAATAATATCCGATAAAAATACATCACAAGAAGATTTACTTAAATATTTCGGAGCATCATCAAATTATCTGGTTGATAGGCTGTGTATGCCAGCGGGATTAATTCCGCAATTACACCCATATGTCGATGATTTTTCATATATTTCTTCCTTAATTGACTTTCCATATGGTTGGTCAAGTTCTAAAAATAGAGTTTCCGAAATCATATCGGCTTACCACATGGGTATTAAAACGATGGATTTTGTACTAAGTCCTTACCACATAACGAACTTCAACGTATTAAAAATACAAAAAGAACTCGAAACTCTATCTAATCTCAAAAAAGAATATTCCATAGAATTACGGCCAATTCTTGAATATCGTCTATTCGATGTTGTAAACTGTATATCTGTTGGTGAAATACTGATGAATTTTGGTTTCAAAACCATCGTAGTATCTACGGGAACTATGGTTGATGACAAAAACGATAACATGTTGGTATCATTAGAGTTATCTGACATTGGACTAGACGTTATAACATGTAGTCGTCTAATGTCAAAGACATTCATGTCAGATTTAGACTCTATTGAGGTTTACGGAGTACGTTTTTGCTCTATTTTCGCCGCAGAAACTGCTTTAGGTCAATTAACTACTCAATAATACGTAATGGTGTATAATATATTAGGACTAGGATTATATGTGGAATTAAAGGAACACATAGTAAATTTAATTTGGAGTTTTAAATATGTCAACTACAAAAGCAATTTCCGGCAACACTCAAAAAAATGATGGCGGAACAATTCTTAAAGCCGGTAATATTACACGTACCGACTTCAACGCTATCTCAGTACAAAACGTTTCTGAGCAGACTACAGAATACGGTTCTAAAGTATTTATTCCTACGGGTGTAGATTCTTCTGGTAATCTTGGTGTTCGTGCTGCAAACGGAACCAAGCAGGTTGGAAAACAAGATTCTGACAACTGGCTAATGATGTACGGTGTGGCTCACAACATCGCGGGTGTTAGTAGCAACATTTTGCGTTCTGCTTCTAGCCAATATCCTGGTATCCAACAACGTCCAGTACCACGTACTCACCACATTCGTTTAGACGAATCTTCTTGGGATTATGTGACTGGTGCTGTTACTAAAGGTGGTAGCGAAGGTACTTCGGTCAATTTCCACAAACCAGAAGGTTCTGGTGTTCTCGATAAAGGCGCTTTCCCAACCAATGCTATTCCTGGCCAATTAGTGTATATGGTTAAAGGTATCATCCCAACACAAGACCAATATAAGGCGATAACATAATATAATCCTGTTATATAATTAAATTAAAGCCCACCTATAGTCTTTAAGCTTGGGTGGGCTTTTTATTGGAGAATCATAATGGCAGAATATGGTATTATAGCAGGTATAGTTGTTATAACAATGGCTCTGGTCAAAATTATTGAAAGTTTTGTTTCTAAGACATTTGACGATGCTAAAGATAAAAGAATGATAGACTGTATTAACGCAATCAACAAAAACGTCAATATGTCAGAACAAAGACTAGACAATAAAATATCAACAATACAAACAGAAATACAACACGTTGCCAGTGTTTCCAAGGAGTTGTTTGATATGCACAACAGATATGACACTGACGGAACACCAATTTGGTATGTTCCTCGCTCGTGGGCGGAAAACCAAAAAGAGATATTAGAGTGTTTGAACGAAGTCTCTCATTGTATTGACCAAGTGTCTAGAACACAAGAACGTATGATAGTTGTATTAGATAAGTTATTTAACAATCTTCAAAATACACGATAAAGGCAAACAAGATGATAATTAAATATCAAGATTGCAAAGATTTAATAGAAGAAGCAGATGTCTTATTGTTTAGACATGGTAATTTTCCTTCTATTGGATGGTGGATTGGTAAGTATAGTCAAAGTCCATATTCTCATGTTGGATTAGCTCATTGGGAGAATGGAGTATTAAATTGTGTAGAATTTAGAGAATTTATTGGCAGTAGAAACAAAAGCTTACTTAAACAAGTAGCTATAAACCCTGATAGAATTGACGTATATAAGCCATCTAGACTGTTTTCAGAACCAATTATTGAAAAAGAAAACGACAAATTCGGAATTGTTTGGAAAGACAAAGTTTTGACAAAGGAAATTCGGAATAACATTACACAAGAAGCCATTGGACTTGTTGGTAAGCCATATGGTTGGAGTGTAATTTGGCGTAACATTAAAAGCTTTATACCGTTTTTACGTTTGTCTCAAGACCAAACCAAGGGTAATGATATAGTTAATAATTTTGTATGTTCTACCTTAATTACATATGCTTATAGACTACATTATGTAGACCCAATTCCTTTTTTAGCTGACACTTATACGCAACCAGGAGATTTACCCAGGTCTAATTTGTTTCATTATGCCTTTACAATAGGCGGATTTTAATGATAAAAGAACAAACTATGTTTGGCGCAGCTGTGTTGATGTTGGGGATTTCTAATTTGTTTACGGGGTTTTTGACAGCCGAACAAATTTTAAAATCTTCGTGTAGAATTCAAGTAGACAACAGTTCTTTTGGTTCTGGTACAGTTTTTAAAGAAACAACAGATAAATACTACATCATTACAGCGGGACATGTGGTTACTAATATAATCCCAATATTACATCAAACAATATTACAAGAGGGAAAAGACATAGAAGTTGTGTTTTTTGACGGAGTAGGTAAATCTACTACGGTCAAAGCAAAAATTGTTTCTAATTTTTTTCTATCTGAGACCAATTTTATGGTTCCCTCTGCCAAAGATTTGTGTATAATCTCGATAGAAAAGAAAAATTTAAGACATTTTACACCAACGGTTATTCCTCTGGCTAATGAAATGTTAATATTTGAAGGAAAAAATATAAAAGGTGTTGGTTGGGCACACGGAGCTTGGCCTACATACTGGCAAGGAAGGATTATAAAGCATAATAGGCATGTAACCTATATTAATATGAAAACACTTGGTGGTCAATCAGGCAGTGCGATATTAATGGATACGCCAAACGGAACCAGAATAGTAAGTATTATCAACTGGTCTTTTGGGCGTTTCGATGGGTATGGTGGCGGGATTTCATTAAAGACAATAAAATCGCTAATTAGGAATGAAATAACATGAAAAGAATTGTATTAGCCCTATTGATATGTTTGTGTACATCTATTACACAAGCTCAAATCAAGGGGCCAGACAAAGTAGACGCTCACACGCCTATAGTTCTGGAGGCTGGAAGGAAAGCAGAACACAAAGATGAACAAATAACATATATTTGGAAAATCTTTAACAAGAGCAGAGATGGAGCTACGGCCAAAAAAATCACACTACAAGACGGTCAAGTAGTGCATGTTTGGGCTGAACCTGGAAAATATGATATTAATCTAATAATGATTATTGTTGATTTTGAAAACCGTAAAATGAATTACGAAGAACATTATCAAGGGTTAGAGATAATTGGAGTATTACCAGTTCCAGTACCTACGCCGACACCAACTCCTACACCAACACCGACACCACAACCTACAGCATTCAAAGAATTGGTAAGTCAAGCATTGAGTAAAGTAAATCCAGATAGTACAAGTTACGCCAAGCAAATTGGTCAAAACTATCTTGTAACAGCAGAAGACGCAGAACCAGATTGGTTACCGCGAGATTTACTAGGCTCAGTTAACACATTACATAGCTCAAGTCTTCCTACTAGTGCAATAGTTGGGTGGACGGATTTTTTCAAAGAGCTAAACAAAGCATTTGCAACTCTTAAATTAGAATCTGACGACCTAGAAGGACATATTAAGGCTTTCAAAGATGTTAGTGAGGTTCTTAAAAATTAGGAAAATATTATGAGTATGTTAGAAAAAGTAGCTGGTGAACTTAGTGATGAACTTGCTGAAGATGGTATGTATGGTTTTGATTGGGAACTTATTCTTGAATTTGTTATGGAAATTTTGGTTGATTGCTTTAATAATGAAGACGAACTTATGGAATCTGCCAGAAATCCAACAAGACTACAAAAGGCTGCTCTGTCGCTTAAAATTCGCAGAGAAGGATTGGCAAGAGGCTGGAAAGCTTCCAGAAAATTCCGTAATAAAATGTTAGCAAAATCAGCAGAAATGAGTGAAGAACAATTGTGTGGATGTTATCAAGAAGCTTATCACACTATGTACGGAGATTAATATGCCTAGCGTAAACTCAAGTATAATGAGAGTGGAAGATTATGATTCTATTCCCTCTCCACAAGATTTGGTCAACGCATATTCCAACGGTTTTAAAGGCGTTAGAATAGACAGAGCATCTTACTACTCTATGGACAGGGTCATTAATCGCGTTGTTCATGATTTTAAAGACGTTTACAAAGACGCCAGAGGTAAAGCACATCTTCCATATAAAGTGGTGACAATAAAAGAACCACAATTCGGAAGATATGAAAGCCAAACCACTGGCGACTGTGTTAGTCATGCTACCAGAAACAGCGGTATGCTTGACTATTGTATAGATACCGTATTCGGACTAACTGAATACAGCGGTAGATTTGCTACAGAGAACATCTATGGTCATCGTGGTCATGGAGGCCAAGGAGCAAACTGCTCAAGACTAGCATCATATGTGGGTCCAAATGGTCCCGGTGGTTTTCTAGTAAGGAAAAAATATGGTAGTGGTAGAAATTCTGTAGACCTTAGCGTATACAACAGTCGCACAGGGCATAATTGGGGAAGAAGCGGAACTCCTAAGTGGCTGAGTGAAATAGCAGATGATAACAAAGCCTTGAAAGTCTATTCTATCAAAAGTATGGACGATGTTATTACATCTTTATCTTTAGGTTACGGAATTTCTTTCTGTTCAAGTTACGGATTTTCATCTAAACGTAATGAAGATGGCGTATCAGAACAAAGAGGTTCATGGGCTCACGCGATGGCGTGGATTGGCGTAGACGATACAGATTGGGCACACCAAAATTATGGTGGGCCATTAGTTTTAATACAAAATTCGTGGGGTCCGAATTGGAATGGTGGTCCCAAGCGGCACGAACAACCTGACGGTAGTTTTTGGATTCGTGCTAGTGTTGCTAATAAAATGATTCGCAACGGTGCCGGATACGCTATAGCGTCCGTCCGTGGTTTTAATCCCGTACTTGTCCTAGATACAATGGGGCGTTTACAACAAGAGAGTAAATCGTAATGTTAAATAATTTTTTCCTTCAAGTATTTTTATATACACTGTTGCTCAGCACAACAGCTATGGCTGCGCCTATGGACTATAACCAAATTCCACAGACTGAGGCTATTTATAGCTGGTTGCCTAGTAAATATATGAGTTATGATAATGTACCTCAACTTAATGAAGAAAAATTTAACTTTAACACCGTAAGAAATAGAACTGCCCGTAGATTTCGGTTATTTCGGCTTTTTAGACGATAACCTCCTTGCAAATGGGCAGTCTTAATCGGCTGCCTATTTTTTTTGATTTTTTGCTTGACAGCGGTGAAAAATTCCGTATTATCTAGATAAAGAGTTTAGAGATTGACAAGAACAAAGCCGTAAGGCTTTCATTAAGCCTTGAGACTGGAATAAAGACAGAAAGACCCCGACTAGACGACTGGAATAGAGGAAAAATTAATGCCAACAATGGAAATCACGACAGTGAGCAGTTGTAAAAACGCATGTGCTTACTGTCCGCAGGCTTTGCTGAAGAAGTCGTACAACGCAGATAAATATATGAGTTTGGAAACTTTTCAAAAATGTGTTGACAAAATTCCAAAAGACGTTACGATTGATTTTGCTGGATACGTTGAACCGTTTTTGAATCCGCAATGTATGAACATGATTGAATATGCTGTTGAGGCTGGATACGAAGTAAGAATTTTTACAACTTTGGTCGGAATAACCTTGACAGACGTAGAAAGGTTGAGTAAACTAAAAATAGCTGAAATCGTCTTACATTTACCTGACAACGATAACGTGATGAAAGCTGGTATTGATGATAAATATGTTAAAGTTGCTAAAGAATTTGACCGAACAGTAAAGTATAAGAGTGCTCACGTATTTGGAACTTTACATCATAAATTAAGACCGATATTTCCGTTTTGTATAGACAAACCCAGTACCCACCTACATAGTAGGGCAAATAACTTATCAGAGAAAGTAGAGTGTAAACGACATGATTACGTTCGCGGTATTATTATGTGTGGCGTTATTCAGAGGCATTCTGTTACGAAGTATGGAATTAGGTTTAATCATAATGTCTTACTACCCGATGGAAGTGTTGGTCTATGTTGCATGGATTACGGTCAACAACACCAGATTGGGAATCTGGTTTTAGAGGATTACGAAGACTTATTTAAAAGCAAAGCATACGAAAGAGTTATGCGTGGTCTCCATGACGAACAGGAAAGTATTCTTTGTAGAACATGTAAGGAAACGGTGAAAGTGTAATGCAGATTAAGACAATTAACAGTTGGTGAATGTATAACTAAAATGGCTAAACACTTAAAAGAACGTAATCTTTGATTACGGAAAGGAAAAAGAATGAGTATTGCAAAATCGTTTGTTCTAAAAAGAAGCATGGGTTCTTTTGTCTCTAAAAGCGGATTAGAAATTTGTTCAGGTGGATTGAATGCCGTATTTACTATTCCAGAAGAAGTAGAAGAGATTAGTTTTGAATTCTTTGAAAGAAATGGTAAGTATCGTGTCCCTGTGTCTATAAAATACGACTATGGAGATTTAGAAATTCAAAACGAAAACACTGGACAACTTACAAATTTGTTTGATTGTAAAGCCGAAAAGCCTCTTTTGAGAATCTTAAAACAATATGTTGGAAAAGAAATCTTTGTTGAATGTTTGTATGATTAATCAAAAATCCTATGACTTGATTTGACATAGGAAAATCAAGGACCGGCTAATTATGACATACGACACACAACATGGAGTAAAATGATGACAACCCTCAGATGTACAGTCGAAGAATTAACCGCGTTTGATAGCATCGACTGCGATTGTGAAATTGCAGTCACATACAGCGTGGAAGCTGGCGACGACGGCGACTATTGGACTCCACCAACGGGTCCAACCATCGACCTGGAAGATTGGAAATTCACGGCGGTGATGACATACAACGCCGCTGGCGAACGTGTGACGCCTGAGTCGTTCGGTTTCACGGTCGAAGAAATTAAGGAAAATCTGACCGAGCAAGTCGAAGCGTATATCGACGCTATCGACGACGAGGACGTGTTTGAGCAAGCTGGGCAAGATGAGGAAGGTGCGCGAGAGGCGTACTATGAGGATAAGCTTGAGCGACAACGCTTAGGCGAATAATAATCGACGTAACCCCATACGCCGTAAGGAGTTACGGCGAAATGGAGGGCGCATAATCCAACAGTAGAGATAACACTCTTAAACAGTGTCCAGTCTCGGTGCAAATCCGAGTGCGCCTACTTGTATAATACAATGTTCTGTCCGAGGCACGAACGAATAACAAAAACAGCGGTTCAACTTCGTTATCTATTTTTATTATCAATTACCATTTGACATAATTCAATAAATTTATCAACAGTTAAACTGTTTTTTGCTATATTAGCCTCTTTAATACAAATACCTAAATTATCAAGAGTGTTTTTACCTCCTTTTGATACTGGAATTATATGGTCAAAGTTGATGTTATAGGTTATGACGAATTAACCCTTGAACAAAAGGCTAGTATTCCACTGAGATACCGAAAGAAAGATTGGTAGTGATGAAAATAGAAAACGTATCAATTATCCCAGATTTAGGAATACAGGTAGTAATTTCTTTGCGTGTTTACATGGGTGCTCAGAATTATAAAAAAGAACAGCCAGACGTTGACTCACCAAGATGGCGAAATATGGCTAAACGTATTTTAAGCGAAGTATGCGAAAACACAGAGTTGGATACAAAAGATTTTACATTCTCTGAAATAAATGTTGGTATGGAAGATGTACGTTTTTACGAAACACGGCAAGAATTTCAATTCTCATTTAAAAAGCAGTCTGCGGCACGCAGTGGGGAAAACAAATGTCAGGAAAAATAGTAACGGTAAAACTAACTAGTGGTGAAGAATTTTTTGGTAAATTACTTAATAGCGATGACGAAGGACTATTGATTGAAAAACCAGTTACAATGACACCTACTCAACAGGGTATGTCGTTGGTTCCTCCTGCTTTAACAGCAGAACACGCCGACGTGTTGTTTAAACATGTTCATATTTTGCTTTCTGGTGATACCAGAGAAGAATTGGCTGGTGCTTGGGAAGAAAACTTTGGTAATGGATTAACTGTTGCTAAGAAGCCTGGACTGATTGTGCCAGGGTAACAGAATTATAATGTCGAGGGTGGGAGGTCAGTTGGACTGTGCATAATGTTCAGTCCTTAATCTCGACAAGGTTTATATCCTTGTAGAAGTCGGAGCATCCCCGGCACTCCTCTACTTTTATGGACTTATGGTGTAACCAGAAGCACAAAATCCTTTTAAGATTTGAGTCACGGGGCGGTTCCGTGTGGGTCCACTTTAACTTAGTTGTAAAAATCCATTGTCAAATTCTCAATGGTGATTTCGACATAAAGCAACGTTAAAAACCTTATCAAAGAAACCATAGTTGAATTTAATGTGTTAGGAAAAAAATTATAATGAAAGTTGAAGATGGGCTTAAACTAGATTTTTCCGATGTTCTAATCAAACCCCGTAGAACATTGGCATATAGTAGAAATTCAGTCAATCTTAACAGAGATTTTTCCTTCATGTATTCACCTAAAAAATGGGAAGGTATCCCAATTTTTGCAGCAAACATGGATACAACTGGCACCTTTGCTATGGCTAAAGCGTTACAACAATATAAACTTGTAACATGTCTACATAAACAATATAGCTATGAACTAGTTTGTGAGTTTTTTCTAAATAATCAGCTAGATTATGACTATACTTGGGTAAGCACAGGAATTACCGACAAAGACCTAGAAAGACTAAAAAAAATACTACAACATTGTCCAAATGTTAATATTTGTGTTGATGTTGCTAATGGTTACAATCAAGACTTTGTAGAAAAAATAGCTTATATTCGTTCGCTTTCTCCAGAAAGCATTATTATGGCAGGGAATGTTTGTACTGCTGAAATGGCACAAGAATTAGTTATTGGTGGTAAAGCAGATATTGTTAAAGTTGGTATTGGTCCTGGTTCTGTATGTACCACCAGACTCGTTTCTGGTATTGGATATCCACAGTTGTCAGCAATTATGAATTGTGCAAACACCGTTCATGGTTTAAACAGTGGGCCTAAACGTATGGCTCTTATTTGTGCTGATGGAGGATGCGTTTATTCAGGCGATATAGCGAAGGCTTTTGGAGGAGATGCTGATTTTTGTATGTTGGGTGGGATGTTTTCTGGTTGCGAAGAAAACGAAGGAGAATGGGAATATCATATTGATAGAGAAGACAAATATGAGCGGTATAATCTATATGAGCATTCTGATAATTTTATAACAGCATTAGTAAAAAGTGGAGGTATAGTAAAATTTCCAAATAAACAACATATGGATAGCCCGCATGTTTTGGTTCCAAAATATTCTAAACAAAAGAAAAGCTTAAAATTCCATGGTATGTCATCTTCTAAAGCACAAGGTGCTAATTTAGCTAAACATCGTTCGTCGGAAGGAAAAGAGGTACATATTCCTTACAAGGGTATGGTTAGCGAAGTGTTAGATGGAGACAATGGTATTCTTGGCGGTTTACGTTCTGCTTGTAGTTATGTTGGCGTCAAAGAACTTAAAAACTTTGCAGATGCTGTTACATTTATTAGAGTAAATAATCAACATAATACGGTGTATGGAACAGGATTGGAAAAATAACACTACGTGATTATAAGGAAAAAATAATGAAAATAAAAAACTGGCAACTACTAAACAGCCTTAGAAGTAAAGAATGTTTTCCTCAATGTAACGAATGGTCTTTGGCAGATTGGGGAAATGCTATGGCGGTCGAAACGGGCGAAGCCTGTAATATTATCAAAAAGATGTCGCGAGACAGTGTTGATTTAAAAGAAGAACTAGGAAAAGAACTTGCTGATATTGTTGCTTACGTTGCTTTACTGGCTAATGCTGCCAACATAGATTTAGAGAAAGCTATGATTGATAAGTTTGACGAAGTGTCTATTAAGTTAGGCTCAAATTATAGAGCATAAAGGGCGGAAAAATGAAAAAAGTATCTTTTCTAAAAACCCCTCACAAAAATTGGATTACTTCAACAAAAATTCCGCTATCTTGTTATTGGGTTGTAATTCCTCACGATGGAGACCAATTAGATGGTACTCCATACGAAATAGCTTATGTGTATTTTGATGGAAAATGGTCTGTAAGAAGAATTGGAATGTCTCAATATTTTTCAATTTATGATTTTACATTTGTCAAACCAATAGAAATATCAGAAAACGAATACAATATTATAATTAAAGATTGTCAAGAAAAATTTGGGAACGAATCATGGTAGAAGAAACATTACTAGAACTAACTAAGATAGAATTTGTAAATAGGTGTTGGAAAATTATAAAAGGAGAATATTAATGAACAATCCCGTTAGGGTATTTGGACTTGGGAAAATGGGTATAGCTGTAGTCCATGCTTTGAAAAAACTTGGCTATACCAATATCCATACATACGATATAACCACACTGATTGATAAAGAAACAGACGATATAACACAACACACCTGTGATGGCGGATTTAATTACTCAGAAGCTGTATCGAAAGACACCATAGGTGTTCTTTCGTGTATGCCTTACCATCAGAATTTACCTTTAGCTAAAGCGTGTATTGATAAAGGTGTACCATACACTGATTTAGGCGGGCGAGTTGACGTATCTCAAGCTATTAATGATTATGCTAAAGAAAAAAATGCCACGGCAGTAACAGACCTTGGATTAGCACCAGGATTGGTCAATCTGGAAGTTATGCACGAAGTACTTCAGGCAAAAACATTTGGAATGACTCCTACAGTTGCCAACATGTCGTGTGGCGGAATACCAGACACTAATGTAGACAATATTCTAAATTATCAATGTACATGGTCTATGGACGGTTTAGTAAACGAATACGTAGATAACTGTCAAGCATTGATTGATGGGAACATTCAAGAAGTTATGAGTTTAACCAATGACTTTAGATTAGATTTTGATAAAATTCATTTTGAATCTTCTAGAACAAGTGGTGGAGCAGCACATACTCTTGAATGGATGCAAAAACAAGGTGTGTTAAACAGCGAGTATCAAACAATTAGAAACCCAGGTCATTTTAATGTTGTTAGAACTATTTTGGGTGACAATAAAGATGCAGACCTTTTGGAATCTATATTTCAGAAATGTGGTTACACAAGTAAAGACATGGTGGTTTGGTCATCAAACGTCTTCACTAAAGAAGGGTATAAAAAACTAACACTAAGTGGTATTCGTCATAACAGCGTTTTTACCGCTATGCAACAATGTACTGCTTTTCCTTTTGTTGCTGCTGCTGATGTCGTATTTAAATCTGGTAATAATAGTCGTGGATATGATGTTATTCTTGATAATTATGATAAATTTCAATCCAATCTTAATGATATTGGTTTTAAACCACAGGCAGTCAAATGAAAAACATATCTTTAGATTTAGTCAGAGTTACGGAAGCTGGGGCAATTCACGCATCAAAATGGGTTGGTTCTGGAAATAAAGAACTAGCAGATAAAGATGCCTCACAAGCTATGCGTGATAGATTTAATCAAATGGATTTTTGTGGTTTAATTAAAATTGGCGAAGGTAAGAAAGATAAGTCGTTTGGTCTCTATGAAGGAGAAATAGTAGGGAAAGCAAGTTATACTGCGGATTTTATGACAGAAGCAACAAGAAAGCTTTACCGCCACTTACAAGGACATACGGTGTGTGATATTGCTATTGACCCTATTGAGGGGACTACTCCTACTGTGTACGGTGGACCAGAAGCTATGTCTGTGGTTGCAATAGCTAATAAAGACTCTATGTATACTACGGAAAACTATTATATGGACAAACTAGTTTGGGGTCCAACAACAAACAAGTTTAAAATTAAGCCATCTTTGCGGTATTCTATTAAGAAAAATATACAAATTCTCTCGGAAGCACTTGACAAGCCTTACGATAGGGTTATTATATGTGTGCTAGACCGTGTGCGTAACTTAGACAGGATTGAAAAACTGCGGAAATTAGGCGTTAGACTCAAGCTTATTAAAGACTGTGATGTTTCTGGTGGTATTGCTGCGTGTTTGAATAGGTCTGGTGTAGATTGTTATATGGGTATTGGTGGTTCTCCAGAGGGTGTAATTACGGCTGCTGCTGTTAAGGGTCTTGGTGGAGGCATGGAAATCCGCGACGTAACCAAAGATGGCGAACGTTGGTTTACAAAGACTGGTAGTATCGTAGCATTAAACAAGCTGATTGATGGAGGATGTGCTTTTTCTGCAACTGGAATTACTACAGGTAGTATTTTGGATGGAGTGAAGATTATTAACGGCAAATATGTTACCCATAGTATGTTTATGAGAAGTGAAAGTAAAACTGTACGTTGGTTAAGGACTGAACATGGAAACTAAAGATGAATTTATTATGCCTAAAAGGCAGGAAGTACAAATAACAGAAGATAACACGCACAAAAAAGGTACTCGTTCTAATATAAGAGTTTGGACAGAAGATGGTGGTGATGTTTATGAATTAGATGGTTCTTTGTGTACGGAATTACATGAAGACAAACAGATAATGATTTATGGTTTGTTGGGTGAAAAACGAATTATGACAGTCACACCAGAACATGACGCGGAAGATAGTGGGATGTATGCGGTAATTCAACACTGGGAAAATTTGAATACTACAAGGAAAAATTACATTTGTACATATTTTATTGACAAAAGTATTTCTTTGAGGGCTGATTTTTCATAATTTTGTGTATAATAAAGAGGAACTATGAATACAAACAATAAATAATCAGCAGGGTATACCCCTGCTAGGGGGTGTGTCATGAGTGAATATTTAGGTGATGTAACTGCAAAAATAGTTGTTCAAGCAGAAGGCAAAAACTACAAAATAGACCCAGTGACGGTATTATTGGTCGCCAGAGTAGTAGTTAACTTAGTAAAAGCTTTAAAAGCTTGCAATAAACACACAGGCTCAGCGGTCAAAACGACCAAAAATATAACTCGCAGAGAACGTAACATTATAAAACGCGAGTTAAAAAAAGAGTTTGGTTTTTGGGGTTATTGGAAAAACGGCAGAAAATACGTAGATTCCATCGTAAAAACCTCTTCAGAATGTAATGAAGAAGACATTGTAAAACTATATTCAGAGATTTAAAAGGAGAATTGTATGAGATTCAGGGTGGGATTTGTAGCAGTATTAGCACTAATGTTGACGACTTCTGTAGGTTTTGGTAATGATGTTATTAAACACTTACAAGATGTTAGCGTTACAATCAAGTCAGAAGGAGCGTTTGGTGGCGGGCAAGGGTCTGGAGTTATTGTAACTCGCGATGTTGAAGTGAGCAAAGGAAAGACAGTAAAAGTCAACTTTGTGTGGACAGCAGCCCATGTTATTGATAATCTACGCACTGTTCGCAAAGTAGTAGACCCACAAACCGGAGTAACAAAAAGCGTTATTGATTTCAAACCCGCACATATTGTCAAAGAATTAGTAGAAAATGGCAGACGAGTCGGTGAAGTCAAAATGGAAGCAGTTGTTATCAAGTATTCCCATTCGGAAGAAGGCGAAGACTTGGCTTTGCTTATGGTGAGAAAACGAGATTTTGTACAAGCAAATTCCAATTTTTTCCTTGATACAGAAGAAGACTCTGAAAATCTACAAGCTATTGATTTGGGTACGGAATTGTATCATGTTGGTTCGCTATTAGGGCAGTTTGGTAGTAATTCATTGACTACTGGTGTTATTTCACAGGTTGGACGAGTACTTGACCTATCGAGTGGTGAAGGTACTGTATTTGACCAAACAACGGTAACAGCTTTTCCTGGTAGTTCTGGTGGTGGTGTTTTCTTGAAAGACGGACGATATATTGGTATGTTGGTTCGTGGTGCTGGCGAGACGTTCAATCTTATTGTTCCAGTACGTAGAATGCATACGTGGGCAAAAGAAAATAAAGTAGAATGGGCTATGAACAAATCAGTAAAAATACCTACGCTAAAAGAGTTGCGTAAAATTACTGTTGATGACAGTGTGTCTCAAGACACAGACAAAACAGAACGTTCAGAAGACTCAAAACAATATGACTTCTTGTTTAAATACACTCCGGTAGAAACGAAAGAATAGGAGGTACTAACAATGGAGTCTGGCGACATCTTACTTAGTAGATGGATTGATGACTCTAATAATAGTACTCCTGGCTATTGGAATCATACGGCTCTATATGTTGGTAACGGCCAACTTATAGAGTCCGTTTTTGGTAAAGGAGTAATTATTAGCGAGTTTGAGGAATGGAAACACAACGTTGGTAGATATTGTGTACTTCGACCAGAAAACTCACACAAAATCAACAAAAATAAAACAATTTCCTTTGCAAAATCAAAAATAGGAGTAAAATATAGTATGTTTTCTTCTATCAGTCGTATTTGGAGAATGTTTGGGGTTAATTGCGTAAGTCTAGTCAGACAATCATACAACAGAGGAGGCTTAAAAGTTAAGTGGAAATATCCTGATTGTATACATGATGATACTAGACTTAAAATTGTAGAAATAACAACACTATCATTGGAAGAATAAGCCGAAAGACCCAGTGTAACGGCACCTGTCTTGAAAACAGACTTAGCTCTTAAAAGACTAGAAATAGAAGTAGAAAGACTACAAAAATGGGACGGTTCGTATCCAACGACATTGTTTGGTGGCGACAATCTCATGGGTCAAAATCTACTGTTGAATGTTCCAGTGGAAAAAGGAAACGACAAACGAATTGGTTAAACTCTATTTTACAAGCGTTTAGACTTGAAAATAAAATACGTTCTGTTGAAAGAGACCGAAAAGCAGCAGAAAAGAAAGCAAAAAGAGACGATGCTATTCACAATACTCCTGTTATTAGAACGTATGACTATAAAAAAGGAACAGTAAAAGACCACCGTACAGGAAAAATAGCAAGTTTAAAACAAGTTGTGCAAAAAGGTAGAATAGACCTTTTAAAAGACAAGGAAATCAAATGAGAGTTTTAATAGTTGGTGATTCCGTATTTGAAGGTAAAAAAGAACCTAATGTTGGTTTTTATCTTGAAAAAATTATGTTTAATGACCATATCTTAAATAGAGCGGTTGCAGGTAGTGACTTAGTTGAAATTAAAGAAAGACTAGTACAAGACATTACTGACCATAACCCAGACTATGTTGTTTTGCAGGGTGGTGTTAATGATATTGCTGAAAACGTTAATACACAAGACATTACTCAAAGGTATCAAGATTTAATTAACGAAACACTTAATGCAGGAATACCAGCAAGTAAGATTATTGTTACCACTATTTCTCCTTGGTTAAGTCAAGACGGAGAAGTTGATTACCTAACTACCGCTTCTGTTAATGATTGGATTAGACAACAATCTAGTCACCTACAATTAGAAACATATATGTTGTTGGAAGATGGAAATGGTCAGTTACTTCCAGAATATTCTGTAGATGGCACACATATTAACGGAAATGGTGCTAAAGAGGTTGCTATAGAGATTCAAGATGTAATCAATTTTGACAACGGAGATACTAATCATTATAAAAGATATGACCCTACAACTATAGTAACAGACGACTTTAACAGACAAGACGATTGGTTGGGTGATAAATGGTCAGATATTAGACATAATATTAAGCCAGTAAACGGAGTTGCTAAAAGTAGGTATGGTTCTGATATAAGTACCTCTATTTTGAATCAGCAGTTTTACGGCAACGTGTTTGTTTCGTGTTTGATTAAACCAAATGCTATAAGTAGTTTTGGTGCTATAGTTTTTACCGATGGTAATTGGCGTAATATTAACCAATTTTCATATTCAGGAAACGGCAACAAATTTGAAGTTGTAGAAATAAAAAACAATCGTGTTCGTAGACAAATAGAAAAAATTTACGATATGCAAGAAGACGAATACTTAATGTCTGTTAGGCTAGATGGTCATAATTATACATACTATATTAACGGACAGCAAATTGGTTCTTGTTTTATTACTACTCAGTTACCTTTTAAAATTGGAATAATGGCTGCAAGACTCTGTGAAATCAGAAATTTTGTAGCTGTTCAGGATTAAACAGGATAAATATCAAACATGGGTAAACACAACAAAACAATAGCTTTAGATTTAGATGCAACCATTGCTCAATATAATGGATTTAAGATTAACGGAAGATTTAATATTGGAGACCCAATTCCTGGTGCAAGAGAATTTGTAAAAACATTAAGGAAAAAATATAGTATTTTGATTTACACATGTCGTTGTAATGTGTCTAGCAGCCGGGATTCGCAACAACATTCAGACCCTGCTAAGTTTCTTCAGGAAATTGTTCAGGAATGGCTTGACAAACACGGAATTCCATACGATAATGTATACGTAGGACAAGGGAAACCACACGCGAATTATTTTATTGACGACCGTGGGGTGCGGTGTAATCACAAGGAAGACCCCAATGCCTACGAGAATATTTTGAACTTTATTTTAGGAGATAAGTAATGTGCTGTGGTCCTAAAATTCCGCAATTAATTGACGTTGTTTTAATTCCATATTTCTTCTTGAAGTTCTGTTGTAAAGAATATTGGAATAAGGAAAGATACTGATTAAAAATCAGGACCATGAGTGTGATAGAAGCACAATTCTCTTCTAAAGAATTAGAACTGGAGCGTAACCAGTATGGTCTACTAGAGAAGTTAGAGTCCTCGCCATAAAACGGTATATTGACTAAGTACACGTTAATATATTATTGTCACTAACAGTTATACTATCATCTTGTGATAAGGCGAGATAAGCCAAGATATGCTGGTGCAAAAGCTGCTTTCATAAGGCAGTACTGAGGGTTCGTTTCCCTCTCTTGGCTCTTATGAGACATTTATTTTTACTATCGCCCATGAAAACGGGTTCTACTATTATGTGGAAAATGCTACGCGACTGTAGTAATGTTGCTGCAATGGAGTTAGACGAAGGTGAAAAATACTGGTGTCAATACCCACACTATCTACATCCTTGGGCACCCGTCACAGGTTGTCACGGCTTACCTACTAGGAATGTCGGTTTATACGAATCCGAATCAAGATACCCGTGGGACAGAATTAAAGAAGTATGGAACACAGCGTGGGATAAGAAAAACGACGACAGACTTTATGTTGAAAAATCTCCACCAAATGTTTTCCGATGGGAAATGCTAGACAGAGAATTTGAAAACTGTTTCTTTATTGCGATATTAAGAAATCCTTACTCTTGGATTGAGTCTATGATAGACCACTTTGGTAGTAAAGATAAAATAATGGCTGCTGAACATTTTGTAACAGACTGGGTAACATACACCTTGCGAGTTAAACAAGCAAAAGAAGCGTTGGGCGACCGAATGTTGATTACTCAATACGAAAATTTAGATGGTTTGCTGGATTTTGCAGAGATTGTGCCGGAAATTTCCGAGATAAAACTTGACACCCTGGTGAACAACACGTATACTCGTATTGAACATATGACGTTGGCGAGATTGAAAATTATTTCTAAAACCTTTTTAGGTGATTGCAAGTCTTACAGACATGTCGCGTCATTACAGCAAATGCAAGAAGCGTTGTTATTTTCTAAGTACGGATTGTTGAATACAGAATACGGAACAGATAAGAGAGTTTTGCCTGTATCTCAAAAGTGGACTGGTGATTACTTGTTAAAGTATGAAAAGTTTAGAAACGACAGATTTACAGATTGGACAAACAATGGTATGCCTGAATGGATGTTAAATTTAGGTATTTATGACAAAGTACTAGTTGATATTGTAGAAAGTTGTTAATATGAAAGCTAAATTTTACCAAGTTGGTGGTTGTGTTCGGGACGAAATCCTTAACATTCCTTCTAAAGATGTTGACTACTCTGTTGAGTGTATGTCTTTTAACCATATGCGAGAATCTATTTTAGGACGTAATGGTGAAATCTTTTTGGAAACTCCAGAATACTTTACTATTCGTGCTAAAGTTCCTGGTTTGGGTGCATGTGACTTTGTTATGTGTCGAAAAGACGGAGACTACTCGGACGGTAGACGACCAGATAAAGTAATTCATGGTACTCTTCTCGATGACTTAAAACGAAGAGACTTTACGATGAATGCAATTGCTAAATGTGAGCAGGGTAATTTGATTGACCCTTTTAATGGTAAAAACGACATTGAACGTGGTGAAATTTGCCCTGTTGGGAATGCAAAAGACAGGTTTTGTGAAGACTCGCTACGTATGATTCGTGCTATTCGATTTAGCATTACCAAAAACATGAATATGAACCCAGAAATTGTGCAGTGTCTGTTTAATTCTGAGTTGATTGCAAAATTAAAAAATGTTTCTGGTGAAAGAATTCGCGAAGAACTCCGAAAGTGTTTTAAGTTTAACACGATGAAAACGTTAGAAATGTTGCGGGATTTTCCAGAACTTTCTAATGCTATTTTTGAATGTGGTCTGTGGTTAGAGCCTACATTTAAAAGTTAGGATGGGGCGGGTGGTGGTTCCACAGTTAAGGCTTATATCCATGACTTCCTAGATTCAATTTCTAGTCGCCCTACTGAAAGGAAAAGATATGTTTAAAAATCTACTAATTTTGAGTGCGGGATTTATACTCTATTCTATGTGCGTTTACGGGTCTTGTTTTATATCTGGTAATGGGTCAGAAGTTAAAGCTGGCGTGTCTAGTGTAGGTCACAAAATTTACGTTGATATTCCAGAGGTTAAAGATTTACCAGTAGAGCAAGAACCAAAACTGCTAGAAGACACCGAACAGTACTCAGAAATTCCGCAACCTCAAACAGAACAGGTACAAACATACGAATACACAAAGTATACAAGATATAGGAAAAGGTCTTGTGTTAGAAGACTACTTGGAAGACGTTAACGCGAGTGTAACTCAGTCTGGCCAGAGTAACTGACTTCCAATCAGACGGTCGCAGGTTCAAATCCTGTTACTCGCAAAAAATGGTAAAAACAGAAATAAAAAAATGCGACGTTCTTTGTGCTAACTGTCATTTTAAACATCATTACAACGAAAAAGAGAAGGAAGACTAAATCTTCAGGGCGGAGAGAGAAATTGCAAATTTCTTGTCAGACGGTTCGACTCCGTTCCTTCTTTCTGTCGTGCGGTTGTGGTATTATGGGACATTGCCGATGTTCAGACCGGAGTTCGATTCTCCGCAGCCGCACTGAAAGTCGCAATTATAATTGTAAACAATTGGAAAAACTAAAGGAGAAAGTTTAATGGGAATGGTGAATGTTCGTACATTAGTCGCTGGTGATACTTTTGTACATAACGAAAAAGAATGGACAGTAAAACCGTCTGGTAGAGCTACTACAGAAGATGGCGATATGCTTATTGTTAGGCAAGAAAGTTTTGACGTATTTGTTAAGGACGATGTTATTAGCAAAGAAGACCCCTACGCAAGCGTAGAAAAAGACGAAAAGGTTGTAGAATATACGTTTCCTGATGACAACCATTATGTCGAATCTGTTACTTTACAAGAAGGCAAAGTGTGGGCTAATCAAAAAGACGCAGATAAAGTTCCAGAGTTTGATGAAGAAGCTGGACAAAAAGCATTAGAAGCTGTTGAAAATGGTGATTTTGTTACTGGTGAAGAACTTGAGCAAGAAGTTCAAAAAGCAGTAGAAGAAGGTTTTGCTCTAGTAGAAACTAGTGATGATTTAGACGTATCAAAAGACGATAATACCGATTCTGTAGAAGATGTAACAGAAGGAGATAGTAGTGACGAAAGCGACGAAGACGAAAATTAATCCAATGTCTGATTATGTAGCTGTTAAAATTGATACAGCAGAAACACATACTCCTGGTGGATTGGCCTTGCCTGCTAGTTCTCAAGACAAACCTCAAGTTGGAACAGTAGTTGCTATTGGTCCTGGTGCGTTACACGATGGAAAACGCGGGAATATGCAAGTTTGCGTAAAAGACAGAGTGTATGTTAATAAATACTCTGGTAATGAAGTAGAAGTTAATAATGAGACATTGCTTATTATCAGACAAAACGATATTTTGTTAAGCTTGTCTTAACTCGGCTGCTGGTGCGTCGTGGCGGCGACTTGTTCTTGTAAAACGAGTTTTTAGGATTCGATTTTCTACACCAGCTTTTCCTAAAAAATTGGTATTTTATCAATTTTTTAGTTGTCAAACCGGCAAAAACCGTGTATACTTTATTAGAGCAGTGAGGCAACGGGTTACTTCTCGAATTAGAAACCAACACCCATGCCAATGTACTCTCATTTTATAGAAAAAATTAGGCAGTGAACGAAACGGGTTACTTCAAAATTTTACCTTTTTAAGACCAAACCCTTTCATTAATTCTCCTATTTTTATAGTATGAGGGTTTACAACCAGATATTTCTGGTCTGTAGCCCTCTTTTTTTATCTCTCGTAAGGAGTAGTGAAATGCCAGTTAATCAAACACGACCAAAAAACAAAGTCAACAACCTAAATCCTCATACTAACCATATGAATGGTTTAAGTTTTGATATCTCAAATCCCCTACATAACCTAAGTTGTGCAGCTTCTAGCTGTTTCTTCGGGGAACCACAATATTATTTCCCAACTAAAGATTCTCGTAAGAAATCTACCAAGATTCAAGTGCAAATGCACACTCGTGGTCTGATAGAAGAATATTTAGACGCAATCACTCCATCTGAGTGGTATTACGACAATACTCCAGCTAAATTGCTTGAAAAAGCTATTGACAAAGCGTTAGACTGGAACCCAGAAGCTACCCTAACGGAAGCTGTGCGTTTGCGTAATAAGGAAAATATCAGAACCACACCACAAGTTATCTTGGTGCGTGCTGCTAATCACGTTAAGCTTAAAGGTACTGGATTGGTACGTAAATACGGAACAAATATTGTTAAAAGAGCAGACGAATTGTCTGTTTGTCTAGCATATCAGCTTCAGGCATACGGAAAACCAATTCCAAACTCTTTGAAAAAAGTACTACGTGATGGACTTGATAGGTTTACAGATTGCCAATTAGCTAAGTATCGTATGGAAAATCGTACTGTAAAAACAGTAGACGTAATGAACATGGTACACCCAAGTCGTACAGACAAAATCGACAAACTAGCTAAAGGTATGCTAAAAACCACAGGTAATACCTGGGAATCTATCCGTAGTAATGGTGGTAGCTGGGAAGATGCTATCGCTGTAATGGGACATATGGCTTTGTTAAGAAACTTGCGTAATTTTGGCAAGAACGAAGTAAATCCAGACCTATATTTGGACAAGTTGGTAAATACCACCGTTGGTGGAAAACAACTACCATTCAGATATTTTTCTGCGTATAACGCTTTGAAAGAAGCTGATTTTAACAACCCAAGAGTATTGGACGCTGTAGAAAACTGCTTAAACATTAGCATTTCTAACATTCCATCAATCAAGGGAAAAACTATGTCATTGTGTGATAATAGCGGGTCTGCACACGGAGCTATGACTTCTAGTGCTGGTACTATGACTATGGCTACCATTGGTAACCTAACTGGTGTTATTACCGGAATTATGGCAGATGAAGGTTATGTTGGTACTTTTGGTGATAGACTAGAAGTAACACCTATTCGTAAGAACTCTAGTGTGTTTGACCAACTAAAAACCGTTAATAAAACTGGACGCAGCGTTGGTGCTGCTACAGAAAATGGTGTGTGGTTATTTTGGGACAAAGCTATTAAAACCAAAGAACACTGGGACAATGTATTTATCTACTCTGATATGCAAGCTGGTCACGGTGGATTGTATGGTTGTAACGCTAATGAATACTCAAATTATCAATGGGGTGGACGACATATCCACGTTCCTAAGTTAATTTCTGAATACAGAAACAAAGTTAACAAAAACGTTAACGTATTTTTGGTTCAAACTGCGGGTTACCAAGACACTATCGTTCCCGAATTTTACGATAGAACTTACATCCTTGGTGGATGGGGTGATGGTATTTTACGTTTTGCGGCTACTATGATTGCGGCTAATAACCGATAGGAGAATTATTATGGCAACTTTGCAATGGAACAGACCAATACAACAAAAAGCTTTGTATTTTTCGGACATTCAAGTAAACGAGTCCTTTAAAATTACATCACCACACTCTCATGGAGCAGTCTACAGAAAAGTAGAAGACAGACATGGAAAAGGATTCTCTATGGAAGAAGCTACGGGTAAAATATATGACCCAACACCTTCTCCTATAGAACGAGTTGATGTAGAAGTTCATATTTGTAGGCCAAAACCGCAAATTAAAGGATATTAAAGAGTCAGGTCAGTTGTCGGTAAACTCCCGGTTATGAGGAACCGTCTTTTGCTTCTGTGGTGTAATGGTAACATAAAATCTTGGTACGATTTAGATTCGGTTTCGACTACCGACAGAAGATTTAGGGATAATTATGTGGGAAACAAGACAGTGTAACATGTGCCTATCGCACAACGAATTGTATATGGACAACCCACTGTGGATGGCATGGCAGTGTTGGAGTTGTCAAGACAACTATTGGCGTGATGAACAAACTCATTATGACTACCTTATACTCCACGGTCTAACAGGAACGGAAGCTAATGCTAGAATAAATTCCGCCCACCATACTATATTTTTCCTTAATGGCAGTCCTGAAAGGACTGAAGACGTATGAACGAACATGAATTAATGAAACTCAAATTTGACGGTGGTTGGTATTACATGCAAATGTATGACGGAACTTTCGTTGTTGGGTATTTGTTAGACATGAAAACTGGCGTGTTTGGAATAATTTATTCAGTCGTGTGTGCTGACGATAAAACAATTGTGGATGTTGACCCCGAAGAAATAGAAAGTGTGATGCAACTTATTTAGCTGGTTAACGCCAGCGTTTTTTATAGGATACTATAATGCGCAGTCAACTAATAGTATGGAGTAAGGACAGAGCCTGTCAATTACACCTATTGCTTGAAAGTATTAAAACATATGTTCCAGACCATTTTGAAATTGATATTATATACACATGGTCTAACGAAAAATACAAAGAAGCATATGATAAGTTGATAAAAATATCTGATTCTCATATTCAATGGGTTATAGAAACTCGTGATTTACAGACAGAAACTGAATTTCTTATCAATCAAGAGAAAAATAACCATATTTGCTTTAGCACAGACGATATGGTGTTTTGGCGAGAACCAGAAGGTTTGGCAAAATTGCCGGAATTTGACCACGAAGTTTTTTCTTACCGTTTAGGTCAAAACACAGTAGTTCAGGATTGTCACAGACGTACTTTCCAGCCTCCTTTATGCCAACCTCACAGAGTAGATTGTTACGTGGGTTGGGATATTCGCGGATATCATCCCTTGCATAATTACGGGTATCCACTTGCACTTGACACCCACGTTTTTACTAAGCGTAAGTTTCTTGAATTATCAGAAAGATTTGTCTGGAACAACACGAACTCCCTAGAAAGTGGTTTGCATAAATATTCAAACGAGACTTATATAATATATTCTTACGAAACCAGCACAGCGGTCAATATTCCGGCCAATAACATGAGTAGGATTACGATTGCTGGACAAGAATTCGGATATACAACCAGTTTTTTAAATGATTTGTTCCTTGAAGGAAAAAAGATTAGTCTTGCAGAAGTAAGTAAACAAAAAATTATTGGGTGTCATCAGGAAATGCCTTACGTGTTTATAGGGAGAAAATAATGACAATGGATATCGAAGTAAAAGGTTCTCATACAGAAGAAAAACGAGTTAAAGCAAAGGATTGTTTTGGTGCTGATTACGGTGTTGTGTTTCAACAATATTTTCATGGTAAACCACAAAAAACGTACTTGATTGGAACAGGACATGCAGACAGACCTATTAGTGTCTGGTGGGACGAAGAAGAAAAAGAATACAAAATCTCTTCAGAATCTAAAAAAGAACTAAAAGAATATCTGCCCTGGGTCCAATTCAAAAAACTTCCTAATGCTCGTGTCAGACTGGAGTTAGACTGTGGATAGATTAAAATTTCGTGTTTGGTCTAAAAGTCAGGAAAGATTTTTAAATCATACAGAACAAGACCCGATGATTGATTGTCAGGGAGATGTTTCTGTTTATGATAGAGAAACTAAAGAATGGCATTGTGTGGTACATAATCCAGATTTTGTAGTACAACAATGTACTGGTGTTAAAGATATTAACGGAGAATTAATTTATGAGGGAGATATTTGCAAAGCCAAAAAACCAAACTCTTATCTTAATAATGAAGATTGTGAAATTAGATGGGACGAGAGAGGAAGATGGGTTTACTTTTTACCTAGAATAAATAGATATGCTACAGCCGGAAACAAAACACCATATCAAATTGGATGTCAAGGAAATTCTAGATGTGAAATCATAGGAAATATTTTTATCAAATGACTTTAATTAATAAAATACAAAAAGAAAGACCAGATTGGACATCACAGTTCATTCTTCATGCTTTTCACTGTTCTTTACGTAGTCATGATGCTCAAACTCAATGTGGTGCTGTACTGGTTGCTTCAGACAATACTATTATTAGCGATGGTTATAACGGTTTTATTCGTGGGATTGACGACAACAAACTACCTAACCTACGACCAACCAAACCAAAAGATTACGGTAACCCAACTCAAGATAAATACATCTTTATGATTCATAGTGAACACAACGCTATACTTAACGCAGCCAGACAAGGTAAAAGTACTTTAGGAGCAACAGTTTACGTAACGGGTGAGCCTTGTTGTAATTGTTTGCAGTATATGATACAAGCTGGTATCACAAAAATCGTTTTTACTAATGTTAATAAAGCTAATATGACGGTTGTAAATCCAGACTACAAAAAGACTTTTGACTTAATAGTAGAACTTACTGGTATAGACATAGAAGAAATAGACATAGATAAAATTAACCCACAGTTCTTGTTAGAAAAACTTTCCAAAATTTTTGTTGACAAACCAACGTAAGTGGCGTATATATTAGTAGCCGGGGACAAAAAACCTTTGGGTAAATCCCAAAGGATAAAGGCAACACACCCTCGGATTGCTTAATCGCTCTTAGCAAATTAAATTACTTACTGACTATCTTGTCAGAATACTTGGGTTCGACTCCCACAATTTATAAATAGGCAAATAACTATGGTACTTGAAGCTAAGATTTAAACGTGTTGTCTCAAAACCAACAAGACTCGTCTTTTAAAAGAGGCGAGTCTTTTCTTATTAATACCAACATTTTAGAGGATAATAAATGCACACTTATGAAGAGGCGTATGAGACAAGTAAAGAATATTTTGGTGGTAATGAGTTAGCAGCTAAGGTTTTTGTAGATAAATATTCGTTAAAAAATGAGATAGGTGAAATTCTTGAAAAAACACCTACAAGTATGCATAAAAGATTGGCTAAAGAATTTGCTCGAATAGAAAAAAAGAAATTCAAAACACCATTAACCAAAGAAGAAATATTTGACTTGTTTGATAATTTTAAATATATTGTTCCTCAAGGTAGTCCAATGAGTGGGATTGGCAATAACTATAACTATCAATCATTAGGTAATTGTTTTACTTTAGGCAATCATCCTGTAGATTCATATGGCGGTATTTTATATGCTGACCAAATGTTAGTACAGTTAAGTAAAAGGCGATGCGGTGTTGGTGCTCATATAAACAATATTAGACCAAAAGGTTTGCCAACAAAAAATGCAGCTATTACTACAGATGGTATTTCTGTATTTATGGAGCGATTCTCTAACAGTATTCGCGAAGTCGCACAATCAGGCAGAAGAGGAGCACTTCTTTTAGGATTGTCTGCATACCATCCAGAGATAGAAACTTTTATCAATATCAAAAAAGATAAGACAAAAGTTACAGGTGCTAATCTATCTGTGCTATTACCTAATAATTTTATACAAGCGGTGGAACAAGACGAAGAATACGAACAAAAATGGCCAATTGATTCTGAGACTCCGTTAGTTTCTCAAATGGTTAACGCTAAAAAAATATGGAATCAAATCATTAATGCTGCTTGGGAATCTGCCGAACCAGGACTATTGTTTATTGACAACATACAAAAATATAGCACTTCACACTGTTATGGTAAGGTAGATGAAAGGTTTTTAGACCTAATCCCAAATCCGTGTTTTCCAGCAAGCGAATATTTACTAACAAATAAAGGATATGTATCTTTTGGACAATTGTTTAAACAAGGTAATAATAATAAGATATTAGCAGACGCTCGTATATCTTATAATAATGTTGGAGAAGAACGTGTTGAAAATTGGAAAATAAACTCCCAAAAACACGGAACAATTCAAAGAAATGCTAGTCATGTATTTTTAACACAAAAAAAAGCTGACACAATAGAAATAGAAACCAAAAAAGGATTTAAACTGTCGTGTACGCCAGACCATCATATTGCAACAACTACAGGTATGATTGAAGCAAGTCAATTAATTAAAAATGATGATATACTAATATCGATTCCTAATCAAAATACAAAATCAATTAAAAACAGATTACCAAAAACAGAAAAAGAAATATTGTCATTTCTAATAGGTTTGATTTCTGGAGACGGATGTATTGATAATAGTAAAAAAAATATACATCTTGATTTTTGGGAAGATGATAGATATCGTATGACAGACATAGTTGTAAAGCTTATTAAAAAACTTCACAATAAATTAGGAGACAGATATGGATTGTCTAACAGAAAATTAAAAATATCTAGAATTTATGATGTACAAAAAGAAAGAAAAATAAGAATTTCATCTTCTTGGTTGTTTAATGTACTTTCAGAATATGGTTTTAATAAACAAACAAAACATATGGTTCCTGATTTTATATTAAATAATTGTGTAGGTAATATAGGCAAATATTATTTGTCTGGTATGATGTATACAGATGGAACTATTGGAGGAAGTGTAAGTTCTGGATATTCGGTAAGATTAAATCAAAGTAATAAAAAAATGCTACATAAAATACAAATGATTTTTCATGCTAATGGTATTTTAATGGGTTTATACAAAAGAAGAGACGAACAAAACCGTATGATGCCGGACGGCAAAGGCGGATATAAATCATATAAAACAAAAACAAATTATGAATTAATTAGTATATGTGGTAGTATAGTTAAATATATGTCAGAAATAGGGTTTTTTGGAGACAAAAACAAAGAGTCTAAATTTAATAAAAATCATAATTATAGAATCAAATTAAATTACACAGATAAAATTAAAAAAATAACATTTAAAAATCAAGAACCAGTATTTTGCATTAAAGAAGATATTGGAAGGAATATTATTGTTAATGGTATTTCTGCAAGAAGATGCGGCGAAGTACCAATGGGATTTGATGCATGTAGGCTAATGTTATTAAATCTGTTTTCTTATGTAGATAAACCTTTTACTAAATCCGCTAAGTTTGATTACAAAAAATTTGATGAACATTGTATTACAGCACAAAGACTAATGGATGACATGGTAGATTTAGAATTAGAAAAAATGGATAAGATAATCAAAAAGATTAAATCTGACCCAGAACCTGATAATATTAAACAATTAGAACTTGAAATGTGGGAGTCATATAAAGAAACTGCCGAACTAGGACGTAGAACTGGACTTGGTATTACTGGACTTGGCGATTGTTTAGCTGCTTTAGGAATTCAATACGGTTCTAAAAAATCTATTAGAAAAACAGAAGAAATATACAAGAGAATGGCTATATCTTCTATGAAATCGTCATGTCTACTAGCTAAAGAACTTGGTGCTTTTCCTTTGTTTAATCCCACCGTTGAACAAGATAACATTTTCATGAATCGTATTTTTGATGCGTCTGAAGAAGTTAAAATTTTACACCAACAGTATGGCAGACGTAATATTTCCTTGACAACCACCGCTCCTGCCGGTAGTGTTAGTATTATGACCCAAACGACTTCTGGTATTGAACCTGCTTTTATGTTAGAATATACCCGAAGAAGAAAAATAAATAACGATTCTGAAAAATGTGATTTCGTGGATGCTTCTGGCGATAAGTGGGAACATAACAAAGTAGTCCATCATCACTTGCAGACATGGCGGGATTTAAGTCAAAAAGACAATATTGAGGATTCTCCGTATCATAAGGCTACTTCAAACGACATTGACTGGAAAGCTAGTGTAGAATTACAGTCTGTTGCTCAAAAGTGGATTACTCACTCTATTAGTAAAACATGTAATATTCCTAGCGATTCCACAAAAGAACTAGTTGCGGAAATTTACTTGGCTGCTGCTAAAAGTGGATGTAAAGGCTTTACTGTATATCGCGATGGTTGTAGAGACGGTGTTTTAGTTGCTGACACAGAAGTAAAGTTACCACCCAATAGGCCAAAAGAACTAGATTGTGATGTTTACCACACTACAGTTCGCGGACAAGAATATTTTGTGTTAGTTGGATTGTACAAAAACAAACCATACGAAGTATTCGCTGGTAAGAATGGTATTATTCACAAAAAAGTTAAGACTGGCAAAATTACTAGGAAACGTAAAGATTTTTACAAAGCGGTGTTTGATGACGAAAATGAACTATCTCCAATTACGGCATGTATGGAAGAAATGGAAGAATGTATTTCCAGACTTACGTCTAGTCTTTTACGTAGTGGTTCAGATATGAACTTTATTGTAACACAACTAGAAAAGGTTGGTGAAAGACAAACAGAAATGCATACTTTTGCTAAGTGTCTTGCTCGCGTACTCAAAAAGTATATTCCAGACGGGACAGAAACTGGAGATAAATGCCCAGAATGTGGTGATAAACTTATTAGGGAAAGTGGTTGCCAATCGTGTAAATCATGCCCTTATGCTAAATGTGGTTAAAGGAAAATATTATGGATATTGCTTGTAGCGAAACTTACAACTTCGATGATGTGTATTTAGCTCCACCAATAGATTTAACTAGACAACATCATATACACAGCATAGAAGTTAGTAAGGATTTAGGAAGAGAAGAAATCAACGAACTAGGTAGAAGAGGACCATATTTTAAATATGTAAATTTTCCAATTGGAATTACAAAGGAGTTAGGACTTGTGGCAATAGTACCAGACGTATCGAAATTTGGCGGATTTGATTTATACCAACATTTAGCTTCTGAAACTGCAATTTATCCAGAAGAACAACGCATTACTTACCCCGCTTTGGGATTGTGTGGTGAATCTGGAGAAGTTGCTGAGAAAGTTAAAAAACTATTTCGGGATGATAATGGCGAATTATCAGAAGAAAGACGAGAAGCACTTAAAAAAGAAATTGGTGATTGTTTCTGGTATTTAGCTGCTCTTGCTAAGGATTTAGACATTAGTTTGGCTGATGCTGCTCATGCCAATCTGGTTAAACTATTTGACCGCAGAGACAGAGGAGTACTCAAAGGCGACGGCGATAATCGTTAAAATTTGATTTTTTTGTTTGACAAAAGCCAGTAAAGAGGTATATTTTCCTAGAAGACGTTGTTTTCCCGCTTGGGAAATTGTATTAAAACAAGAAAGTATTATCATGAAAAATCATTCAGTACTAGTATTAAACTCGAATTGGCAACCTTTTGATATCTGGGGATGGCAAAGAGCTATGGTCAAATTACTTAAGGGGAATGTGTACATGGCGGAAAAATATGATTGGACCATTAGGGATGGTAAAGGTCAAGAATACGATGTTCCTTGTGTGTTGGTTTTAAAGAAGTATATTAATGCTCATAATAAACCAGCACCTTACGGCAAAAGAAACATTGCTGCTCGTGATGGATATACGTGTCAATACTGCGGAGAAATGTTTCCTAGTAGAGAATTAACTATCGACCACGTTATTCCTAGGTCTAAGTGGAAAAAGCTTGGAAGTGGAGGAAGTCCAAATAAGATGACTAATGCTGTTGCTAGTTGTGAAACCTGCAATAGAAAAAAGGGAGATAGGACTCCGAAAGAAGCAAATATGATGCTTTTAAGTGAGCCTAAGAATATACTTCAGAGTAAAGCTTTTGTTTTAAAGTTCATTCATACTAAGATTCCACAAGAATGGCTAGACTACATTACAATTGAAGGTAAAAAACATATAGATGGCAAGAAAAAGAAAGCGTAAGAATCAAGTTACACAACAAAGAAAAGACCAAGATTTTAAAGCAAAAACAAGTGGTCAAACAGAATACGTTAGAGCTATCGCAGAAAACAGATTGGTAATATGCACTGGTCCTCCAGGCACAGGTAAAACTAGCTGTGCTATTGGAGTCGCTTGCGAAAGATTAAAAGCCAATCAAATTAAGCGTATCGTTATTTCTAGACCAACTGTTGAAACTTCTAAAAGGGGTTTGGGTTTTATACCTGGAAAACTAGAAGAAAAATTCAGTGCTTATACTAGACCAGTAATAGCCGAACTTAAGAAGTATCTAGGTATAACCAAATACAATTCTCATTGTTATGCTGGTTCTATTATTTTTGAGCCACTAGAATATATGAGAGGAATGAACTATCATGACTCTTTTGTTATTCTGGACGAAGGTCAAAACGCGGAATATGAACAGCTTAAAATGTTCGTGACTCGTATGGGTCAAAACTCAACCTTTGTTATAAACGGAGACCTTAAACAAAACGACTTATGGGATAGAAACGACAAGCTATTCCACGACGAAATTGGTCTTTATGATGTGATTACTAAATTGGAAAACATTAATGGCGTATCTCATGTTAAGTTACAAAACTCTGATATTGTCAGAGACCCATTTATTGGGGTTTTAGCTCAAGCGTTAGATGAATAAAAACTTTGCAAAAAGTTGGAATTTTTCTGAGAATAAAAAGAAAAATGGCGTATACAAGGGATAGACGAAGGAAATAACGTACTTATTTTAAAGATTCCTTCATGTGTTTGAGGGAGTCTTTTTTTATTAAATGGAGAAAATTAAATGATTGAAGCAGGATTTGTATTATTTATGGAAAATCATTTTGGTCGTAAACCCAATATGTCAGAGGGTAAAGACCGAGATTTATACTCAGCGTGGAAACACGGCAGAGACCACGAAGACGTAGTGTTCGAGAAAGTTACAGAAACTGATGACAAATGGGCAAAATCCAAAAGCCTTGGAGCATACGAAGTGGACATGGACAGCATGTTAAAAGACACCAAAAATTTACGAAGTGATTTTCAAAAATAACTTAAAGGAAAAATAACATTAAGACAATAATAGCTGGCGACCGTAATTTAAAAGAATACCAACACATAGTGGATGCTGTTAATATTTCCAAGTTTGAGATTACGGAAATAGTATCTGGAAAAGCCAGAGGGGCAGACGAACTTGGTGAACAGTGGGCCACAGAGAATGGTGTGCCAATTAAACCGTTTGCTGCTAACTGGAATAATCTTACTCAGCCAGGAGCAGTAATTAAAATCAACAAGTGGGATAAAAAATACAACGCAAATGCCGGATTTTATCGAAACCAAAAAATGGCTGAGTATGCTGATGCTTTGATTGCAATTCAAGTTGATGGTGATACTCCTGGTACTGGTGATATGATTAAAAGAGCTAAAGCAGAAGGATTGTCGGTCTTTGTGTATGAAGGGCCAGAAGAAAAAGACAAAGTATTTGCTTTTAGTTTTTAAGGAGAATAACAATTCCTACATACATTTTAGAATGCGGTGAATGCAATATATACTGGGAAAGAAAAATGCCCATGGCAGATACGGAAAAAATTGGCAAATACATTCCGTGTCCTAAATGTAAAAAGAAAAAGTCAGTTAGTCAAGACTTTTCTGAATCTGGCCAACATATCCAAGTCTCTAGGGACGCTTCTACAGTTGGTGAAATCGCGGAAAGAAATACCAAAAACATGGGCACATACGAACTAGAAGATAAACGTAAAGCTTATTTTGACAGTAAGAAGAAAGCCAAACGAACCATGTTAACGGAAAATGGTATAATTAAACCGGGAGACCCTTTACCAGAAGACAGTAAACCATGGTATGGAAAAATGGACAAGGAAACTAAAAAACAAATTGAAACAAATCCAGCCAGAGCGGAAAAATATATTATGGAGGGGAAATAATGTCAGCGAAAAGTCCACATAAAGCGATACTAAATGTTAATGTCAAAGTTTACGAAGTTAGACCTGACGGTACATGTGGTCAAGAAATATCTAGAGAAGACATGGACAATGTAAATGTCAAACCTGATTTTCTTCTTAATGTAGATGGATTTGATAGGTTTGATTGTTTAAAAAGGCTTAAAAAAGAAATTGAGGAGTTTGGCAATGGGTAAATTTCAACCAAGAGAAACGACAGACGAAGACATCAGACTTAAAGTTTCAGAATTTGCTGAGACAGACGACCCGAAAGACCACGAAGAAGATATTGTTGTGCGTGCTAAATACGGGTATGAAGACCTAGACGAACATACTATGATATGTGCTAATTGCGAAAAAAAACTAGCTGTTATTAAAAAAGTCGCAAAAGAGTCTATGGTTAATATTTTTAAAGCAGAGTGTCCATTTTGTAATGATAGTTCTTTTAAATATAAAGTCACCGGCAAAACATACGTTGGTGGTACTGACATTACGTCTTTGAAAGATATTCAAATGACCAACAGTTATGTTGATAATGATGTTCTTATAATGGAAGCTACTATTACGCTCTGTATACATGAGGATAAATATAGTGAGTAGAGACGAAAAAGACATTAGTCATATAGATTTACCAGATGTTAATCAGTATCTGGCTGTGTTTACGTTAAAAGACGGTACGGAATTGTCACAAACATATGACGAACAAACAAAACCCAAAGAACCAGTATATGCGTGTGCAAAAACTGTGACCAACTTGACAAAAAACACTGTTTCGTTTTTTGTTAGGTCAGACGGCGGTAGTTTATACAATCCAAGGTTGTCTTCTTTTAGTTACGAAAAAAGAAAAAACTGGCAATGGAAAAAACTACACAAACAAGAAGGCACTTTTAATTTTTATGTTAAATTTTTACAAACAAATAGAGAAACAGACCTAAGATATGCAGAAAGGTCTCTCTAAGGAGAATATTATGGCTAAAAAAGGCAGACTATCAGACGTAGAAAAATTCTATATCGAAAACAATCTTCAGCTTAGTGATGAAAAGCTTGGAGAAATATTAGACAGAACACCAAACACTGTTAAGAAGGTTAGAGATATGACTCCAGAAGTAGAGCCAAAACCAGAAGTAGAAAAAGCAGAATTGGCTGAATCTGAAAAAACGGTTATTACTAAACAAGAAGCATTGAGTAAAGGATATAATGTTAGTGACCTTATGGGACGTAAACGCGAAGCAACCGTTATGACCCCAGCAGCAAGCGAAATGGCTGATGATGCAAATGCTCTTAATCGCTCACAAAGTAAAAACCATCGTTTCGCATCAAATATTCACAATCCCAAAGGAGGCTAATATGGACAGTAGAATCTGTACTGAACCAGACCAATATGTTAACGACAGATTTGAAGGACATACTCATTGGATTATTGAATTAAGTAATGGTCAAACTGTTTATCAAGACGAAGACAGGCCAGACCACGACCCTAGTGCTTGGGTTAGGTTAAAAAACCATTGTCAAGAAAACAATATTCATATTGTTAAAATGTACTTACGCTTTCGTTCTCATAAAGAATTCTTACCAGATAATGCACAGGGATATTTTTTCGTCAAAGTAGCTCGCGGTAACTGGGGAAGTACAAAAACTTTACACAAGTACATTGTTGGTCATATTGATGATGATGGAATATTACATACTACTAAGTATAGAATTCCAGAACTACTACCAGAAAACCATGAAAGACGTAAATGGAAACCAGAAGACTTATCAGTGATTGTTAAGAAAGGATAATATATGACCAATTATCATTCAAGAAATACCAAAGAACCATGTAGTGCTGCGCATCTATTAACAGAAATAATGTGCGAAAGAAAGTCTAAGAAAGACAATATGGTTTTAGGACATAAATTTTGGAACAAAGAAGAATGGAAACTCTTTTACCGAAGAACCATAATTGCAGCAAACAAAACGTTTAAATTGTATAGCTCAGAAGTTGTTTTCAGAGTTCTTAAGCATAAAAAACATCAGTGGCAATATTCATTGCATGAAAAAACACTAAACGAAGCTTTAAGAATTGAACAACGTAATTTTGACAAAGAACAGCAAAGTTTAAAAAAGGCCAAAACAATTGATATTCAACCAACTGTAATCGATGTTAAAAAGAATACAGATGGTAGTAAGAACAAATTTAATAAACTCAGGGATTAAAATGGCTAAAAAGAAAGTGACAGCAAAAGAAACAAAAACATCACCAGCAATAACAGCAACAGATAAACTAGCAAACGAAATTAACAAAGAATACGGGATTGGTATTTGCGTAGACGCTAATGAAATTTTAGATAAAGAACAAATAATCATACCAGTCAGTCCTAGAATTGATGCAGGAATTCACGGAGGCATTCCAGAGGGTTCGTGGGTAATTATGTCCGGTCCTCCTAAGTGTGGTAAAAGCACTACGTGTTTAGAATTTGCAGCTACATGTCAACAGTCTGAATACGGTGATAGAGAAATTTATTACTTTGATGTTGAAGGTCGTCTTAAAAAGATGAACTTAGAACAAATCCCAAACTTAAATCTTAAAAAATTTCATATAATAAAATCAACTAAGGAAAAAATATTAGCAGCCGAAGACCACCTTACTATTGCTGTTAACGTATTGAAAAATGTACCCAGAGCCATTGTAATTATAGACTCAACTTCCGCAATGGCTGGCGTATCAACATTAGAGGATAGAGTTAGAGGAGACGGTAGAGAACCAGCACCACGGATTTTATCTAACTTCTGCAAACAAATGGGTGGAGTCGTACCTATTCAGGACTCTATTGTAATTCTAGTTCAACACCTGATTACAAATACAAGTGGTAAGGGTGCCATGTATATGGAAGACGGGGGAAGAAAAATTCAGTATCAAGTTGACGTGAAGCTCAGATGCACGTACTTTGAAAGGTGGGAGGACACTAGTAAAACCCAAATAGGGCAAAAAGCACACTGGAACGTCCTGTCTTCTGCTCTTGGTCCTCCTGGGGCAAAAATTGAAAGCTATCTTAGATATGGTGAAGGTATTGATATGATATACGAAACCATGAAAATTGCAGAAGAAATCGGAATTATTGCTAAAGCTGGCTCTTGGTATACTTATGAGGAATACAAAGTACAAGGTGCGGAAAAATTACGACAGTATTTTGTAGACAATCCTGATAAGTATAAAGAACTAACCAAAGAAGTACAGGAAATGTTATCATGAGAGTAATTGGATTGCACGGTCAGGAAATGACTCTGAATTTCAATAAATCCGGCACTAGAAAAAACGCATCGTCATATCATACTAAAGCAAGAGAACTACTTAATGATTATTTTTCTCTTGAGGTAATTTATGAAGAACTAGGAATTCCAGGTACTTTATTGACTTTGGATTTTTTTATACCTAGGTACAAGGTAGCTGTTGAGGTACAAGGCGAACAACATTATAAATTTATTGGACATTTTCACAAAAACAAATTAGAATTTTACAGAGCAAAAAAACGAGACCAAGACAAACGCAATTGGTGCGAAGTTAATAATTTTGATTTGATTGAATTTCCATATAATGAGGATAAAAACGAATGGCTGACGAGAATACAGGAAAGATAGAATCACAGTGGAACGAAATTGACCAATTACTAAACGACTATGACGAAAGGTTGTGTTTAAAACATATAACTCATAGTCCAGAAGTTGAAAAGATTCTGACCATTTCTTATGTCGAATTAAAAGCGTTGTCTGCCGAAAGATGCGGAGAGTGTGCTGTTTTATTAGCTCAGTATGGTATATTTGTACAAAAAGAAATAAATCGTCAGACAGCTAAAATGAAATGGGCGGAAAAAGGCATTCACATAATGGCTGCTAAATATGGCAAAAACTACAGTCAGTATATGAAATTTGAAGAAAAACAAGCAACAATCATATCAGACAACAGTGCTGCGTTTAAACTTCATAAACTCAAACAAATATCTCAAGCTATAGTTGACGAATTGTCTTACATTACCAGTCGAATAAATACTATGGGACAGTCTTTTATAGAGCTTCAAAACACCAAAAGGAGAACGCAATGAGTATTATAACAGATACCAAACAAATGATAGAAACCGCTATGAACAGCGGAGATAAAGACCTAATGAAGATGGCTATGTTGATGCAGTCTAAAATAGTAGACAATCTGCCAGAGCCAACACAAGAACCAACACAAGAACCGTATTACACTTGTGATGCTTGTGGTGAAAGATTTCCGTTTGATAAAAAAAGAAAACGTTGCCCTTCTTGTAAGAAACATAAACTAGTTTTGGTTGATGTTGCAAAAGAGCCAGAGCCAGTAATTGACACAAGAAGTAAAAGACTACGAGCAACAGATGTTGAAAATTTTACTATGACCCGTGACCCTAATTTTGACAGAGAAGTTAGAGACGAAGAAGGTAATGTGATTGGCACTAAAACTTTATCTCAGAGTATTCAAGTTACTGGTAATCAATTTCAAGACAACAACGATGATTGTTCTGCTGACAGAGACTTTACCAAACAGGTTAAGTTTAATGTTAGCCAACGTAGAGGTAAGGTCAATATGGTAAATTGGCAATGTGAATCATGTAATAAACAGGAACAAAAACACCCCGCGTTTTCTAAAGAATTGTATTGTGATAAATGTTTAATCAAAGGGAAAGGAAGAGGGCGAAATAAACGTGTCTGATAAACAAGGTAATACGGGTGTAGAAAGAGCGGTAGTGTCTGGGTTATGTCAATATGGTAAAGACGCATGGATTGATGTATCTGACATAATAGATTCATCGTCGTTTGTAGAACAACATAATCAAATGATTTTTAGAGTCATAGACAATATAATAAACATTCAAGGGATTGAAACTATTGATTTGTCTTCTATTGTCGCAACAGCCGAAACTCTTGGTTTTTCATCAACTATATCTGATAGGAAATACAACGATTATATTAGGTCTATATTCAACTTTCCTGTTGAATTAGCAAATGTTAGAGTCCATGCTAAAAAACTCGCCAAACTTGAAATCGCAAGAAAATGGAAAAACAAACTTAAAGACATATACAACAAGATGGCAGAAGTTACTGGTGATGAAACTATTGACGAAATAGTTAACATTCCAGAATCTGCATTGTTTGATATGGTTCATAATTTATATCACAATACCGATAACAATCCCGTTCAAATAGCAGAAGGAAACTCAGAACTTTTAAACGACTTGATAAACAACCCAATTGAAATGATTGGTGTTCCTACTCCTTGGCCAATTTATAACGAAATTATTGGTGGTGGTTTGCGTCCTGGTGTTTCATTAATTGCTGCTAGACCAAAAATTGGTAAGTCATCACTTGCTAAAGATGCGTTACTTCATATTTCTGGTAAAATGAATATTCCAACTCTGTACATTGATACAGAAATGGATAAGACAGAACAGGTTTTTAGAATGTTGGCAACACTATCAGACGTTCCAACTAAAAGAATTGAGACAGGATATTTCGGTCAAGACGATGATGAAAAAGAACGAGTTTTTCTAGCTAATAAAGAATTAGAAGCAATGCCGCTATCTCATAAAAGGGTTGGTGGAATGGATTTTAAAGAAATATTAAGTATTGTTAGACGATGGATTTTTAAAGATGTTGGATTTGACGATTCGGGTGAAGCCAATCCTTGTGTGATAGTTTATGATTACTTTAAGCTTATGAATGTTGAAACACTACAAAAAATGCAAGAATTTCAAGCTTTGGGTTTTCAAATATCAGAATTGAGTGACTTTACTAAACAATATAGTATTCCTTGTCTAGCTTTTGTACAAACAAACAGAGAAGGTATTAAAGAAACTGGTGGTAGTGTATTATCAGGTTCTGACCGTTTGTTGTGGTTGTGCATTTCTGCGTGTGACTTCAAGAGAAAAACATCAGAAGAAATTGAAGAAGATGGGCCAGAATTTGGCAATAGAAAACTTGTACCTATCGAATGTCGTTATGGTAGTAGTTTATCAGACAACGATTATATACATATGAACTTACAAGGTAATATTTCAAAGGTTACGGAATTAGGTACGAAATCTGCTAGTATTAAAGATGAAGATGATTCTGGATTTACTGGAGGAAAACCAATACCTGTTGAAGACGACGAGGAGGAAGACGATTGTCCTTTCTAGTATCAGACGAAAGCATTGAAAATATCTTATACGGATTGTCTGAGCGTATGGAAGATGTATTAGATGAATTTGGATTGGAATACGAAATTTATGATAACAGAATATGTACAAATTGTGAAATTCATGGTGGGGATAAAAAAGAAGCGTTAGTAGTTTATACTAATAATGATTTAGGAATATGGAAATGTTATACAGCAGAATGTCATGAAACCTACGGTAAAGATGGCATTGGCTTAATTCGCGGTCTACTTAGCGTCGAAAAAAGTAAAGAAATTTCGAGATTCGATGCAATAAAGTGGGCTGCGAATTTTTTAGGAGAATCCATTAATTATGAAGAAAATAAGAATTTCAAAGACCAGCGTAATTATACCAAAATGGCTAAGGCTTTACTAAAAACTAATAAAACTACAACAGTACAAATAAAACGAGAGCAAGCAATCAAGAGTTTACGGATTCCAGCGACTTTTTATGTGCGACAGGGATTCAGCAAAAAGATTCTAACGAAGTACGATGTTGGATATTGTGCGACTGCGGGCAAAGAAATGTTTGACAGAGTTGTATTTCCTGTGTATGATGATATGCATGAACACATTGTCGGTGTTGTGGGACGAACGATTCAGCCGTATTGTAAAAAGTGTAAAAAATATCATTATACTAATCGTCATTGTCCAACAAACAGAGTCGAAGAACTATGGGCATCTAAATGGAGAAACAGTAAAGGGTTTCGTGCTGAATCGTTTTTCTTTAACTACTGGTTTGCTGCAAAGCATATTAAACAATGTGGTTGTGCAATACTTGTTGAAGGACAAGGAGATGTATTAAGATTAGAAGAGGCGGGTATTAAAATAGCTTTAGGAATGTTTGGTACTTCAATAACTGATGACCAGCTTATGTTATTAGAAAAAAGTGGTGCTACGACACTGGTAATTTTTACCGATAACGACAACGCTGGTAAAAAAGCTAGAGAAGACATTAAAGAGAAATGTGGACTGTGTTTTAATATTATTACGGAAGATTTACCAAAAAAAGATTTTGGTATAATGAAAGTAGCAGAAACACGAACTTTTGTTAATCCAATACTTAAAAGAATAGGAGTTAGTAATGCTTTGGGAATTCACTGTTGAACTAGAGGAAATTAAAGACAAAGACAAAAATGTTACACAAAAGTCTGGCACAGAAGTAGTAGTAGTTGAGGCAAATATTTTAAATACTGCTGCGTATAGAGTGTTTAGACAACTGACTAATTCTGGACGTATGCTTCGTAAACCAAAATGGGTTACCCCCAAAAACCAAAACAGAAAACATCCACAAGAAGTAGAATTTGCGTGGAAAGGTGTTACTGTCAAAACGCTTCAACCCGTAAAGACAGTAAACATTACTGAGTTGGGCTATGAAGCTAAAAAAGACAAAAGGAGTATGAAGCAAGACAATGGGTGACCAAAACATATTAGTATTCTTTGGTGAAAAACAATCGGGTAAAGACAGTGGTGCAAACTTTATTTCTGGTTGGGTAATGCGAGAATACGCAGGATTAATGGAAAGGTTTGAGATTGACCCAGAAACAGGAAAACTAGTTACGTCAGTTAATACCCAAAATGAAAAAGGTGAAACTATTAAAGGCGAAGCTATTTTAGACTTTGAACAGCATTGGGTAGACCCAGACTTAAGACGATGGCTTGCCGCAAATGTATGGCCATATGTTAAAAAATACAGCTTTGCTGACAATCTAAAAATGGCATGTATGAAAATCTTTGGGCTGACATTTGAGCAATGTTATGGTAGTGACGACGATAAAAACACAGAGACAAAAATACTCTGGTCTGATATGTTTAAGTTCTTACCAGACGAAACAGTTGCTGAACTTGGTGATAAAAAACATCAAAAAATGACAGCAAGAGAAGTTATGCAATATTTTGGCACTGATGTTTGTCGTGGACTAATGGACGAGTGTTGGGTAAAGTCTACTTTTGATAAAATCAAAGAAGAAGGTGTGCCGTTTGCGTTAATTTCAGATGGTAGATTTTTAAACGAATTAGAATATTCTAATCGAGTTGATGCAAAAACTCTCTTTTTAGAAAAGAAATTAGAAACTAATACTACCCACGCAAGCGAACAGGCTGGACAATTACCAAAAAACCAGTTTAGTAAAATCATCGCTAACGCAAACATGGACATTGTAGCTAAAAATCTTCAGTTGTTAGAAACATTAGGAGAATGGGGATGGATAAATTGGACAGTAACTTCTCAGTAAGACCACTTGCTTTTAGGGATTTAAATGAAGATTACTTTAAACTTATGAGTCAATTAACAGATTCTCCTTATTGGAACGTATCTTTACGCGAATGGAATGTCTATAAACATTCAAATAAATGTATAGTTGTAACAGTAGACAAAAAAGACAAGATAGTAGGAACTGCCTCTATATTTTTTGAAAAGAAATTTACCAGAGGAGGTTCTACCGTTGGGCATATTGAAGACGTAGTGGTTGATGTCGCCTATAGAAAAAAAAGTATAGCTTTAACAATGCTAAACTTTCTTCGACTAATGGCAAAAGGAATTGGAGCATATAAATTGATTTTAAACTGTAGTGACGATAATATTGATTTTTACACAAAGTGCGGTTTCTACAAACATGAAAACGAAATGAGGTTAGATATTTGATAGTAACATATTACAGAAGTAGTAGCTATTCCAATCTGTCGTTTTGTGAAATGCAATATTTTCAAACATACGTTTTGGGTATGCCTCGCGTAGCTGGACTAAAAGCAGACAAAGGCACTACCACACATAAAGCATTAGAATGTTTAGCTTGTATTAAAAAACTAATTCAAGATGGGCAAACAAAAGGAATCTATCAAGATAGTCAACTTGGACCAATCGAATACGACGAACAGACATGGATGAAACCGCATCATTTATCTGATGATGAAGTTGACGCTATTAATAAGACAAGACGAAATAAGCAAACCTACAAAAGTTTGTGTAAAATTCCGTATGGAACAGTACACTATGGTGTAGATTTGGTTAATGAACTTGCCCAAAAATCTTCTGATTATTATGCCGAAAGAGGAGCACATAAGTGGAAACCAGTTGATTTCAAAGATGTCAAAAACTTTACATATATTCCACTAGAATATAAAGACGGTATGTTTGACCCAAGACGTAGAACAATTGTTGAAGCAGAACCTCACTTTGACATCACTATTGACAAGCCTTGGGCTAATTATCAGTACGAACATCAAGGAAAAATATTAGATGGACAACTGGCAATTAAGGGTACGGTTGACCTAATTACTGATATTGGTGGCGGAATTTACGAGATTGTTGACTGGAAAACTGGCCAACGTATTGACTGGGGAGCAAAGGGCACACCAGAAAAGACGTATGATAAGTTGTGTGAAGACCCGCAGTTGATGTTGTATTACTATGCTTGTCGTAATATGTATCCAGACGTTAAGGGAATTATCTTAAGTATTTTCTTTGTTCGTGACGGTGGGCCGTTTAGTATATGTTTTGATGAACACCACTTAGCACATATGGAAAAACTATTAGAAAAGAAATTTAAGTATACACAAAATTGTACACTACCCGAAATGTGTGACCCAAATCAGAAAGATTTTAAATGTACTAGAATCTGTGATTTTTACAAACAAAAAAAGAACGACAAAAACATGTGTAGATTTATTCATGACGAAATCAAAGATAAAGGTATGCAACACGTAATAGACAATCATACGGAAGATGGTCACAACGTAGGATTCTATCAAAACCCAGGAGAATAGGAAAACAACATGCCAAAATGGACCCCATTACACCTACATAGTTATTATTCGTTGCTTGATGGTCTACAGAGTCCAACGCAGATAGCTAGTAAATGTGAAGAGTATGGATATACATCGTGTGCTATTACTGACCACGGAGTATTATCTGGGAGTGTTCAGTTTACACAAGCACTTAAAAAGAAAAACATAAAACCAATATTGGGTTGCGAATTCTACCTTAGTAGTCAAGACCCAACGATTCAATCTCAAGAAAATAGAAAGCTATCTCACCTATGCCTTTTGGCTAAAAACAAAAAAGGTTGGTTACAGCTTATTGCCGCGTCATCCCGAAGTAACGAAGATGACGTTTTTTATTATAAACCGCGATTAAGTCTTGATATGTTGGCACCCTACTGTGGTGACTTAATATCGTTTTCTGGTCATCCTGGCAGTGATATGTGTAACGTATTGTTTGATGGAAATCCGTATGCGTGTAAAACCGCAGATGAAGTAAGAAAAATACTACATCCAGACTGGAGAAAAAGAGCCGCAAGCTTAGCGAATAAATACCAAGACATATTTGGTAAAGGTAATTTTTTCCTTGAAGTACAATTAATTGACCAACACCAATTGCCAGTACAAATTGTCATAGCAGACTGTTTGAGACAGGTCGGTAAGGACACCGGAATTTTATGTGTGGCTACTGCTGATTCTCATTACACTAACAAAACAGATACTTTTGACCATCGTGTGATTTTGTGTTCTGGTTTAAAAACAACATTACCAAAAGTCAATTCTAAGTTAGCAGCCGGAAATGACGTTGGATTAGGAGGATTCTTTAAAACAGACCAGTATCATATTCCTAGTCCTGACGAAATTGAAGCTATTAATACACAGGAAGAAATAGACAACACAGGCGTAATTGCTGGTATGTGCGAAGATTATGACATCCTTAGTAGACCAAGACTTCCTAAGTTTGAATGGACAGAAGGTATGTCAGAGTCTGGTTATGTGCGTCATTTGTGCAGAAAAGGTTGGACAAACAGAGTCTGTTCGGAGTGGGACCAAAATATCTATTCGGATAGAATCAAAAAAGAACTTGGCGTGTTTGACAAAGCCGACTTAAATGGGTATTTTTTAATTGTCCAAGACTACGTCAACGAAGCAAAAAATCGCGGCATTCTGGTCGGCCCTGGTCGTGGTAGTGGTGCTGGCTCACTAGCCGCTTATTTGTTAAACATTACAAACGTAGACCCTATCCCAGAAGGTTTGTTATTTGAAAGATTTTACAACGACGGTAGAAATACTGCCGAAAGAGTTTCATTGCCTGACTTTGATATTGATTTTCCTATTAAAGAAAGAGAGGAAATGATTGAATATGTCAAAGACAAATATGGTCATGATAGAGTTTGTCAAATGGTTACGTTTGGAAGAATGCAAGGTAGAGGAGCAATCAAAGAAGTTTTAAGAGTACACGAAGCTTGTGGATATGATATCATGAATGATATTACCAGAAATATTCCACAAGAGCATATAATTGATGACCAAATGAAAGCGTCTGGCGAAACATCAATTTTAAACTGGACACTTGAAAACGAGCCAGAAGCAATAGCTGACTTTTGCAGAAAAGAAGACGACGGTACTTTGACTGGAGATTATGCTAGATACTTTGAACAGGCTATTAGATTAGAAGGAACTTATAAGACTCAAGGTAAACATGCTGCTGGTATCATTATTGCTGCCGAACCTCTTGCTGGCATTTGTCCAATGGTTAGAGATAAAACAGGTGGTATGATTGCCGGTATGGATATGAACGACTTAGAAGAAATGGGACACGTTAAGTTTGACTTTCTCGGAATCTCCTCCTTAAGTAAGCTGATGGCAGTAAATAACCTGTTAATGTATGGGAGAATTAACGTTGATTAAGATAAAAATTAGCGGGCCAGGAGGCACATTTGGTTCTATTGCTTTTCAGATTATGAAAGTATTAGAAAACAACGGAGCGATAGTGACTATTGATGAACATTACGAAAATACAGATTTACCATTTAATAACGAAAACACGGAAAACGCTACAGTAAGACAATTTAGAAACAAAGAAGTACATATCCATTTACAGCAATTGCCATGGGGAGGATAAAGTGAACGAACTAAACGTATTAAAAGAACTATTAGAATCTGGTCATTCTATCTCATATAAGAGATTGACAGTATGTAAGATTACCAGACCTTTTGGAAAACACAAAAATGTTTTTCAAGTACACTGCGAAGATTCTAGTTTTAAACATAGTCAACTATATTTTGATGTTGAGTCTGCAATTATAACTTTTTGTGAACACAGACAGAAATTGGTCAAAAAATATAAAAATGCATATCTTAAATGAGAACATACACAAGTGTAATATGTGTCCTTTGCGTGCTTTGCTACCAGACACATGTCAACCACTTGTCGGAGTTGGGCAACCTTCTCCTTTAATGATTGTCGGTGACGCTCCTTCTGAAAACGAAATATTGACTCAGACTACTTTTTATGATTCTAGTTTGTATCTAGAAAAAATGCTAGAAAGCACAGGATTAGATATTGGTCAGTGTTATATAACAAATTTGATGAAATGCAAACCAAAAAGAGCAGCTAAAAAAGATGAAATAGACTCATGTAAGAAATGGTTATGGAAAGAAATCAAAAAAACCAAACCCAGAGTAATTGTAACGATGGGAAAAATTTCATCTATATCTTTGTTAAAAGGACAGATAAAACAAAACTTCACTATGAAAGACCTAATAAGTAGAGAGTTTTCTGTTTCTTATTGTGATGCAAAAATTTTACCGTGTTATGGACCATTGTATTTATTAAACCAAGGAAAACAACTCAACGACCAAGCACGTATGGTATTGAAATACGCTGCGTTTTTATCAGGAATTAGGACACAAATATGAGTTTTACAGAGGATATTCGAGTAGGTACGGCAGGCGAAAGATTTATCAAAAAATTATTCAAGATGCATAAAGTCGATGTAGAATTTGGCAAAGACAAAAAACACCGCGAATCTTATGACTTGATTGGTAAGATTGGAAGAAGTAAATTAACCATAGAAGTTAAATTTGACAAGATGGCAGAAAAGACTGGAAATCTTGCAATTGAATACCACAACCCCAAATCTGGAAAACCAAGTGGAATTAGCGTAACTAAAGCTAAACTGTGGGCACACGTTGTTCTTGACTGTGGACATATGACAGCTTGGTTGGCGTCTACTAAAGAATTGAAAGCATACATTGAAATGTACGAACCTAGAAAAATGGTCTTCTTTGGTGGCGATAAGAACGCTAATTTGTATTTGTATGAAGATATACATATCCTTAAAACCGTTTTTAATCGTATTGATACAATATTTGATGAAAGTAAATTTCAAAAACTAGTCAAAAAACTCATAAAATAACAAGGAAAAACAATGAACTTCAACGACTTCATCTTCTACGATTTTGAAACAGGCAGCAAAAGTGCTCGCAAATGCCAACCTTTACAATTGGCTGCTGTGGTTATTGATGCTAGAAAACTAACAATCAGACCAAACAGTGTATTTAATACTTTAATTAAACCACTCAGCGATAGCCAAGCAGAAGCTTGTGGTATAGACCCCGTAAGCGACGAAGCTTTAGAAGTCAATCATATTAAACGAGAAGACTTAAAAAGTGCTCCGTCTTGTAAACTAGCATGGTCTCAATTTGTAGAATATGTAAACAAGTACAACAGACGTAAAAATAGATGGGCAGCACCAATCAAAGCTGGTTACAACAATTGTAATTATGACGACATTATTCTAGACAGATTGTGTTGTGGACAATATTGTGGTAACATTACCATGACTAGAGATAGTTTTAAGACAGTCAAAAAAGGCCCGCATGACGAAGTTCATGTTAAAGACTATGTCCTAAAAGAACCGTATGGTTTTGGTCCGTCTGACGACGTATATGGAGGAGAGGCACTGTTTCATCCTTTTAACAACATCGACGTTATGAAAGAAGTCTTTAGTTGGATTTATGAAAACGACAAAAAGGTTACGTCAATTAGTATGGATACTATGAGAGAGTATCTTGGTATGCCAGCAGACAAGGCACACGACGCGGAGTACGATGTCTTACAAGGTGCAGAAATGTTGGTTAGATTCTTAAAGCTTAAAAGAAACATCATGAAAAGCAGTATTGGTGTTAAGTTTAAAGGCACCTGTTCTGAGAGTAAGTTAGGAGTTTACTAATGTGTGGCATATATGCTAGAGTTGGTACACATAAAATTAAAGAAAGTTGTCAAAGACTTAAAAAACTTTCCTATAGAGGATATGACGCACATGGTTATCGCGTTGTGTGCAACGGTGGTCTTTATGCATATACTCATAAGAGACTGGGAGAAATAAAACCCACTGGTGGTGCTGATGCTCAATTATTTTTAGGACACACTAGGTGGGCTACTAGTGGCACCAACCATGAGGAACTAGCACATCCACACAATTTTGACAACAACTATATAGTACATAACGGAATATTAAACTGTCCACCAGATAACCAAGCTGTAGAAACAGATTCTCAAATCATACCTGTTTTGATAAATAAATATATTACAGATGAAAAATCTATAGACGCTTTAGAATTGGCTTTAAAAGAACTATATAAGTACAATACAGAAATAGGAGCTATAGTCTACTACGATGAAACACATGGTCACACAAAAGAACTGATTGTTTATACTGATTCTTTACCTCTGTTTACAAATTGTCGTGGGGTTGTGGCATCCGATACTTCTGCGTTTGAAGACGATGAAAACATATATGCCGTTCCAAAACACATAGCTTTCACTCTTACTGAAGAAGGTCTAATTGATAATGGTCTTGTGGCTATAGGTCTAGAAAAAGCATCAAGGAAAAAATCTGATAAAACCAAGCATACGGAAAATTTCACACTAAACGAGATTGCAGAACAGGCGGATTTAATCAAAGAAATAGAACAACGCAATGTTAGTCCTTTGACAGATTTGATATACTCTGACCGTAGGATTATGACAATTGCTTGTGGTAGTAGTCATTATGCGGGAATGTTAGGCGGCTTATATTTAGGTAACACGGGCGTAAGGTGTAATCAGAGATACGCAAGCGAAATACAAGACGGTCTTTACTATTCTGACGAGTATACAACCCATATGCTGATTTCTCAGAGTGGTGAGACAAAAGACGTGATAGATTCCGCCAAAATAATCAAAAAAGGCTTTGCGTTAATTAACAGGAGTAACAGTTCTTTATCTCATATTTTTCCTTCATATATGATGGGCGTAGGCGAAGAAATTGGCGTTGCTGCAACTAAGTCTTTTATGGCTACAGCTTTATTGATGTATAAATGCGGACATATTACATCTTTTAAAAATCTAGCGACCTGTGTCAGAGATTTGACAAGTCCACAAACTTCGGGTATTATTAAAGGGTACGCGAAGCAGTTTAAAAATTATCGCAATATGCTGATTCTGGGAACAGGACTGAATTACCCAATCGCTCTTGAAGCGGCGTTGAAAATTAAAGAAGTATCTTATATCCATGCAGAGGGTATGCCTTCGTCAGAAATTAAACATGGTCCATTAGCTCTTATAGATGATGATACGTTGTCTGTATGTATAGTTGACAAGACAGACCCTAAAGTAGTGGAATCAATCAGAAATATAGAACAGATTAAAACCCGTGGTGGTGAAGTATTAGTCATTGGCAACAATAATTATACAAGTAAAAATCAAATATTAACTATACCATGTGACAATAAAGACCTACAACCTTTGGTTAATTTGGTTGTACTACAATTGTTTGCATGTTATTTAGCTGAAGCCAAAGGATTAAATGTAGACAAACCAAGGAATTTAGCTAAGTCGGTGACTGTATGAATAAAGAAGAGATAACAAAATTGTTGGTATATACCTTGGACCATTGTCTTAATGGAGACAAGACTATTATCTTAGAAAAAAAAGATATGGACAAAATAATAAATGACTGAATATTACGAAATGTCGTGTGGTTGTAAGTTTCCGATTCAAGATGTTAAAAAAAGAGACAATTGTGATTCATTACCACCAATACAAATAGACTACGAAAATATTAGATATGACTGTCCAGCTACTTGGGAACTCCTACAAAGCGGACAAACTAAAGGGGTCTTTCAATTAGAAACCAGACTTGGTCAAGGGTGGTCTAAAAAAATATCACCAGAAAATCTAGGTCACCTATCTGCTTTGGGTGCTTTGCTGCGTCCTGGTTGTTTGAAGTCTAAAATTTCTGGCAAGTCTATGACAGAACTATATGCAGATAGAAAAGCCGGATTAGAAAAGACAGAATATATCCACGAGTCATTAAAGTCTATATTGTCTTCGACACATGGTGTATTAACTTTTCAGGAGCAGGCTATGGCTATTGCTCAGAAACTAGCAGGGTTTAATCTACAAGAAGCTGATGTTTTGCGTAAAGCTATTGGTAAGAAAAAAGCCGATATTATGACGAAAGTTAAAAAAACTTTCATGGACGGTTGTGCAAAAACTAAAGTAGTTCCTGTAGAAATTGCAGAACAGATTTTTGGCTGGATTCAAGAGTCACAAAAATATTCGTTCAATGCAAGCCATAGTTATTCGTATGGTATGATTGGCTACTGGACAGCTTATGCTAAAGCACATTTTCCACAACACTTTTTTACAGCATGGTTGTATTACGCTAAAGAAAAGATTGACCCGCACGCAGAGACCAAACAGTTAGTTGCTGATGCCAAAAATTTTGAAGTAGACATATGTCCTCCTTTGTTGGAGACAACAGAAAAAGGAGACCCTGGTGATTTTACTCTATATGAGAATAAAGTATACTTTGGTATTAGAAATGTTAAAAGAGTAGGCGATTCGCATATCAAAAAACTCCTTTCTCACGTAGTGAGTAACGAAGAAGCATTAGACAAAGACATCAAAGATTTTAATTGGTATGAATTCCTGTGTTCTTTTGGTAGGCAAATCAACAAAAATACTATCCAAGGTATCATGTCTGTCGGAGGGTTAGACGGACTTAATAAATCTAGAACTAGTATGTTATTTGAATATCATCTGTATACTAAATTAACTTCAAGAGAAAAAGAACTACTTAGTATACTAGGCGGATTTAGCCCAGAAGAAATCCAGGTAAAGGTTGATGGCGAATTATACGGTATAAACCCCGCAAGTCCTGATGTAATCAATCAAATGAATATATTGGGTGTTAAAGCTGCTGCTAGGAAAAAAATTGCTTATGTGGCGGATTTATATAATTCTGACGAAAGATGCGACAATTTGCGAGACGGGTTGGTAATTTTATCTGAATGCGAGATAATATCTAAAAATAGACAAAATAAAATCGGTGAAATGATTATTTCTCTTGATGAACCTCCTCATTCCCTAGTTGATGATTCCAAATGGATAAATCGCACAGAGTCTGAACTTTTAGGTATTTCTATCACCTGTAGCAACCTAGATGTTGTTGACCAATCGTTTGCTGTTACTGCTACTTGTAAAGAATTTGTGGATGGACGTGTTGGACTAATGAGTTTAGGTGTAGAAATTAATGAAGTCAAAGAACACGTAATTAAAAAGAAGGGAAACATGGAAGGAATGACCATGGCGTTTTTGACCGTACAAGACGATTCGGGTGTGGTTGATTCTATTATTATGTTTCCAGATGCTTACGAAAGTTTTAAGCATTTATTATATCCAGAAAATACTGTCTTATTAGTCGGAGAGCGTTCTGACCGGGACTCTTTAATAGTAAAAAAGGTACGACAAATTTAAATGTTCAAAAAACAAATAGACGAAATGCATGAAAAAGCAGGTTTTTTGGTTTATGTCACAGAAAACAAACACGGTTGTACAGCTATGTTCCCTTGTGCTGTTATAAGACAGTACAATTTTGATAAATTATGTAGAGAATATGTTATAAACAACAATCAACTAACCATCAAAGACAAGGATTATAAAGTAGAATACACATATAAGCCTTATATGATACGTGTTTTAATATTGTTAGATATTACAATTCAGGCTAGTTGTAGAGGAATTTCTAGTTCTCAGCTTTATTTTTCTAAAAACAAAGAAAAAAGATTGACAAGAGGGCGAGAATCGGTATTATCTCTAATGAGCCCCCCAACAGATGAAAACGAACAAAAATTAGAAAACAAACTAAAACAACTATTTGACGCATTATTGTTGGGTGATGGCTCACACGCAGAAGAATTGGCTCGCAAGTTTGACTTGCAAGATGGCTACAATGAAATTTTGATTCTATTTGAAAACGGAGGATTTTAAATGTTAAATTTAACAGGAACAGGAAGATTTACGGCTGACCCTGAATTGAGAACTACCAAAGACGGTGTTTCTGTATGTGATTTTGTGTTGGCTCACAATGAGTATCGTAAAGACGCTAATGGAGAACGAAAGTCTTTTGCAGGATTTTTCAACTTTGTTATTTGGGACAAAGCAGCAGAAATTGTATGCAAGTATGCTAAAAAAGGTGACTTGATTGAAATTCGAGCTACACCTAGACAAGACAAGTGGGAAACTGAAGAAGGAGACAAGCGTTCCAAGATTGTTTTTCGTGTCGATGCGTTCAACTTTATCTCAACAGGACGTAAGAATTCTGAAACGGAAACTAAAGCTGAAGAAACAAAGGAACCAGTAACACCAGCGGGAGAACCAATAGATGACGCACCATTCTAGTAATGGTGGTGCTCCAAATATAAGCGGACCTGACGATATTATTAAACTCAATATGGGACTAATAGTATCTCAGGTCCGCTCTTTTTGTGGACCACGACATAATGACTTTGAGGATTATATACAAATTGGATGTATGGCTGTTGTAAAATGTTATGATAGTTATGATGAAAGCAAAGCAAGATGGACGACATATGCGTGTAGTTGTATCAGAAACGCTCTTAAAAATGAACTCAGAAAAAAACAACGAAACATTAAAACAGTTAATATAGACAACATAGACGAAGAAAAATGGTATTACGACACCAACATTAATGATTCCATTCCAGAAAACCTAGAAGACAACGAACGACAAATTCTAGATTTAAAAATAGCGGGTTATACTCGTAAAGAAATAGCAGAAATTACTGGGCAATCATCTAAAAGTGTAAGATATCAAATTACAAGACTTCTTAAAAAACTGAGGCAAATAAATGAAACCTAGAATATTAATGTGCAATGAAGCATCTTTTTTATCTACTGGTTACGCTACATATGGCAGAGAAGTTTTGAAAAGACTGTATGCTTCTGGTAGGTATGAAATAGCTGAATTTGCTAGTTATGCAAAAAAAACAGATGTAAGACTAAATACTATTCCTTGGAGGGTATATTGTAATCTTCCAGACACAGAAGAAGAACAGCAAGCTTTTAATTCACAGCCAATTAATCAATTTGGTGCTTGGAGATTTGAACAAGTATGTTTGGATTTTAAACCACATTGCGTATTCAATATTTTAGATTGGTGGATGATGTCTTTTCAAGAAGAAAGTCCTTTTAAAAAATGTTTTAAATGGGCAATCATGCCAACAGTAGACAGTGTTCCACAACACGAACAATGGTTAGCTACGTATGCAAATGCAGATGCTGTTTTTACATATCAAGACTGGTCATATAAGGTTTTGGAAAAACAAGGAGGAGGTAACATCAATCTATTAGGCACAGCTTCTCCTGCTGCCGACGATTGTTATTTTCCTGTGGAGAACAAAGACGAAATCAAACAACAGCTAGGTATTGGTAACTACAAAGTAATCGGTACAATTATGCGAAATCAAAGACGTAAATTGTTTCCAGATTTATTTCAAGCTTTTCGCAAATTCTTAGACCAATCAAAAAAGAAAGACGTGCTGTTATATTGTCACACTAGCTATCCAGACAACGGGTGGGACATACCAAAAATACTTCTTGACAATGGTATAGCATCTAAGGTTTTATTTACTTACAAATGTAAAAGTTGTCAATCTGCATATCCAGCATTTTTTAGCGATGCTGTTTCTATATGTATTCAATGTGGTCAACCAACAGCCAGTCCGTGTAATGTACAAGATGGTGTATCCCCAGAGATAATGTCAAAGATTATTAACATTTTTGACTTATATGTACAGCCTGCTAATTCAGAAGGTTTGGGTATGCCTCAACTAGAAGCTGCAATGTGTGGTGTCCCAATAATGTCTACTAACTTTTCTGCTATGGAAGATGTTGTTAAAAAACTAAAAGGATATCCAATTCCTGTTGTCGGCTACCAATGGGAAGTAGAGACAGGATGTAAAAGAGCATTACCAGATATTGATTGGATGGCAAATAAATTTGAAGAGTTTTTTGACATGCCAAAAGCTATGCAATTAGCTAAAGGTAAACAAACAAGAAATTTAGCAGAAAAATATTCAAGTTGGGACCAAACAGCCGAAACATGGGCAAGCTTTTTTAACACAATTGATACAACACAAGCTGAACAACTATGGAAACTACCCCCAGATATTGCACAACCACATGCTGATATTGATAGTTCTCGTATGTCTAATAGAGAATATGTAAGATTTTTGATTACCAAAGTGTTATGTGATACTAGTAAATTAGGTAGTTATCTAGAACTAAGAATGACCAGAGACTTAAATTGTCAACAAACAGAAATTGGTCGTACCAATCTTAGTTACATGAACGACGATTCTATGATGGCTATTAAATCAGACTTTATTCCTTTTACTAGAGAAAACGCATATAATGCTATGGTTAATTCTCGTGATAAAATCAACCAATGGGAGCAAGCAAGACATGCCAGCAACGCCTAAAGTTCTATTTGTAGGACATTATAGAGAACAATCAGGTTGGGGTAATGCCGCACAGGACTATATTTTGGCAATGGATAGGGCTGGCGTCGATGTTGTTCCTAGGCCAATTAAACTAAACAACGTTCAAGCAAAAGTACATCCTAGAATTTTAGCATTGGAACGTAACAGGTCACCACAAGATTGTGATGTTTGTATTCAAAACGTTTTACCACACTTTATGAAATACGATGGTAGATTCAAAAAGAATATTGGTATATGCTTTACAGAAACAACAGAAAGAGGAATCAGTGATTGGCATGACCATATGGAATTAATGGATGAAATATGGGCTCCAAACAACGACATGCCTGCTCAATCAAACTTAAATGTTCCTGTTTATCCAATTGGGGTTCCTTGTAATCCAAGTAAATATCATAACGAATATCCTGATATACCACAACTCTCTCAAGAGACGATGGGTAATTACGTATTTTATTACATTGGTGAATTTAGCAGAAAGAAAAATATTACAAGTATTTTAAGAGCGTTTCATTCTGAGTTCGACTTCGATGAACCAGTGTCTTTAGTTTTAAAGTGTAATAAATTTGGCGTAGACCATACACAACTTGCTGAAGAAATCGCTGGCAATTGCACTAAAGTTAAAGAAAATCTTAAAAAGTATTCTGATTTAAATAGATACAAAAAAGAAATAACTATAACACAATATCTACAAGAAGACCAAATTATGTCTTTACACAATCAATTTGATTGTTTTGTAACAACCAGCTTTGGAGAAGGATGGTGTGTTCCTGCTTTTGATGCCTTGTCTATGGGAAACATGGTTTTAGCACCTAATTTTGGTGGACCAACAGACTATTTAAATGATAGAATTTCTGTACACAAAGAACCAGCTTTTGGTATGACAGAAACTTTTCCAGACATTTTTACTTGTAAAGAAAATTGGCACAGAATGGATATCTCCGCATTAATGAAAGGTATGAGAAAAATGTTCAATCAAGGAAAAAATAGCAATAAAACAACAAATGCGGGAATTATCGACGAATACAGTTATGACAATGTTGGCAATCTAATGAAAGAGTTGTTGGAGGGTTCGGTATGATAAATCCTATTAAGTCTATATTTAGACAATCTCATAGAAGTGATACATGTAAGTTAAACATTCTTTGTGGAGCAACCCACGAGAGAACGGAGACAAACATGGCGAAAACTGGACATAACTTTTATGCTATTGATGGAGAACATATTAAAGGATGGAATACTGACTTTGCTCCTATGCCTAGTAATTACACCTTACTTAATAGTCCAGAACCACCTGCTTGGGTGGAGTTCGATTTGGTATTATCCCAGAATAAGTTTGGACAGTTTGAACCACTAAGTAATTTAGCTAGGCAAATGCACCTACCTTTAGTTAGTCTGGAACACACTTTACCTTTTATTGGCTGGTCAGAAGAACATGTAGAACATCTACGTAATTTACGTGGTGATATTAATGTGTTTATTTCTGATTTTAGCATAAAAGAATGGGGATGGACAACAGAAAAAGACGATACCGTTGTTGTCACACATATGGTTGATACGGATTTATTTAAACCATCTGACCACGACGTTAGAAATCAATACGGACTATCTGTGGTAAACGATTGGATAAATCGAGATTGGTGCTGTGGATTTAAAATTTGGCAACGAGTCACAAAAGACATGCCTGTTAAAGTACGTGGCGATACCGAAGGATTATCAACGTCAACAAAGACTACGGCAGAGTTAATACAGGAATATCAACAAGCAAGTATTTTTGTCAATACGTCAACAATTAGTCCTGTTCCAACAGTTATGCTAGAAGCAATGGCGTGTGAATGTGCCGTTGTAACTACAGCAACGTGTATGATTCCAGAGATTATTATTGATGGACACAATGGTTTTATCTCAAATGACGAAACAGAACTTAGAGAAAAATTTCAGTATTTATTAGATAACCCTAAAGTAGCAAGAGAGTTAGGACAAAACGCCAGAAAAACCATATTAAACAATTTTGCAGAAGATAGATATGTCAAACAATGGAACGACATATTCAATCAAGTCAAAAACACAGTATTTACAGGATAACAAAATGAAAAAAGTAAGAATATCTGTCGGATTAAACCAACTAAACGGTTATGTGAATATTGACCCCTTACATGGTAAAAATCCCGAAAACTTCGACGAAGACGTATTGCCATCGGAATGTAATGAAATAATTCTAGAAAACATCTTAGAATATATACCCCAAGAACAATTACCTAGCATGATGGAATACTGGGTATCCAAAATGAGACATAAAGGAAAAATATCAGTAAAATTTACTAATTTGGCAGCTATATGCAGAAAATATTTGTATAATAGATTGACGGCGGCTCAAATAAATGAATTACTATATGGTTCTGGACAACATGTGTGGGATGTTAGACGCGGGAATTATGAAGCTCAATACATAGAAGAGATATTACTACATATGGGATTAGTCATAACAGGAAAAGAAATTTCTGGAACAGACGTATTATTAACTGCGGAGAGACCATGACCGACGAAAAAACCCTTGAGATTACAACTCATTGCTCAGATTGTTATTTTACAGAAATAGAAGACGGTATACAAACAGGATGTCGTCTCAATAGAATTGATAAATTCATCGAATACGACAAAGCAGAGTTTGATGAAGAAGGCATCCCGCAGGCATACGTAGTTAACACTATGTGTTCAGCTAAAAGGTCAGACATTTGGGCAAACGCACATAAAGACCCAGAAGCTAGAATTAAGACAGAAACGCAAGTGCCGTTGGACTGGGTTGTATTACATGTGGGAAACGATGAAAAACAATTATATTTTTCTCTTAAAGAAATTAAAAAACATACTATTCAACCACGGCGAGTTATGTTTGTAGTTAAAGGTAGTATACAATTTTCAAAATTTCTCGAAGATGCTAAAAATTGCCTATCAGATTCAATTGTTCAGATTACGAGAGTGATTGAAAACGCTAACACAAGAAAGTGTTTAGATATTGGGGTTAAAAAAATAGATTCTAAAGGACCGTTTTATGTCATGATTAAAGCAGGAGAGTCTTTTAATACCGACTTAAACGAAAGACTTAATACCGCAATTAATGAGGAACTTTTAACACCTTTGTGTATTACTGGAGATTGTGAATATCATGGCACAATCATATCAACGCAACTACACAAAATGGTTGGTGGTAATAAAGAAGCGGAAATGGTGTATAACGAGACCAAACGGACTCTTTATAGAGTAGAAGACAAAATTAAAGCAATCGCTATAGAACAAGATAAACAACAAAGCTTTATTTATACATGGGGTCAAATATGAGTTTGCCAGCGGTAACGGTTTTAATTACGAACTACAACTACGGAAAATATATATCTAAAGCTATTAGGTCTGCGTTATTACAGGACTATAAAGGTGTTGTTAATATTGTGGTAGTAGACGATTGTTCTACAGACAGTTCTGTTAAATCAGCACAAGAGACATTGTGTTTATCAAATCCGCCAGAACCATGGACAAAAAACGGAGACATATCTTATACATCATTAGTAACAGACAATGATGGCGTACACATGATAGTTAAGTTAAACAAAAACTCTGGACCAAGCACAGGTAGAAATATTGGTATAGAAGTATCTAAAGACTTTACAGATGTTTATGCTGTTCTAGACGCTGATGATATGATGATGTCAAATAAAATATCTGCATGTGTCACAGTTATGCAAGCAACGCCACAGATAGGAGTGGTGTATGCAGATTATAACATCGTAAATGTAAACACAGGCAATGTCGTCAGAGAATATAAAGAACCGTTTAGTTTTAAAAGACTGTCTGAAGAATGTATAGTTCATAGCGGAAGTCTTATTACTAAACAGGCTTTATTAGAATGTGCTGACCAATTCGGTTATTATGACAGTCAAATGAGAACATGTGAAGACTATGATTTATGGTTACGTGTTGCCGAAAAATTTATGATTGTACATATTGCAGAACCCTTAACACTAGTAAGAGCAACTGATATGTGTTCTTCTGCTACGGTTCCTACAGAAATATGGCAACAAAATTGGGCTCGCGTCCAACAAAAGGCTCAAAACAGAAATGGTTAAAAGAAGAGATTGTGTAACAACGACGAGAAAAAAGGTAGGAGAAAAGCAGCTTTTACCAATTGTTTTTTTGTCTTCAGGTATAGGCTATAGAATGAAAGGCTATGGCCCAAAACCTTTGATTAAAATACATAAAGAACAAAATATATTAGAAAAGCAAATAGAAGAAGTAGAAAAAGTATATCCAAACTCTGAAATTATTTTAGTTACCGGCTTTGAATCTGAAAAAATAGCCAGAAATGTAGACCAAAAAATTCGTATAGTTGAGAACCGATTGTATCAGACTACAAATGAAGCAGAAGAATTACGACTTGCTTTGCAAAATATAATATCAGACCAAGCGTTGGTTATTCAAGGCGATATAGTATTTGACTACTTTGCCGTTGAGGGACTGTGTAATGATAATTCGTCAGTGTTGGTTGATAGTTTAAATCGTATGCCAAAAGACAATGTTGGAGTAACATCTGTTAATAATGTGGCTACGATTTTTTCTTATGGATTAGACATCAAATGGGGAGGAATGGTTTATCTTGCTGGTAAGGAATTTAAATTAGCAAAAAAAATATGTTCAATCACAAATGAAAAATTGTATTTGCATGAAATCTTAAACAGAATCATAGAAAAAAGCGGAAGCTTTAAAACCATAGAACAAAACCAAATGAAGATACACAAAATAGATTCTAAAAACATTGAAACACTAAGGAATGAATAATGAAAATTTTAATTAGTAGCGATTCGCCAACCGCACATTATTATATTAGACTGGCTATAGCTAGAGTTTTAACGTATATGGGTCACGAAGTAATTTTGTGGGACATTACAAAAAAATCAGCTTTCGATGCTTTCGATGAATTTGAACCAGATATTTTTATGGGCCAAACATACAATATTGATAGTGCATTAATTAAGTGTATTGCAGAACGTCCTTTGTTAAAAGTATTTATGAAAGCTGCTGATTGGGGCGAAACATCAGACTATATTGATAGAAAGAAATATCCAATATTGTTTGCAACAACAGAAGAACAAAAACGAGTTATCGAGTTAGCAGACAGAACAGGCAAGCCAGACTTTTTATATATACACTATCATAAAGATTGGCTAGAAGAAACACACGGCAATTGGATGAAACTTGGTTTTAAAGTTGATTCTTTAATGAATGCTGCTGATATTTTTGATTTTACTAAAGGTAAGTTTAATCCCGATTTTGCAAGTGACGTTGCTTTTGTTGGCGGGTATTGGCCGTATAAGGCTATTACTTTAGATAGGTATATAACTCCTTTGTGTAATCCCGATATGGATATTAATGTTAAAATCTTTGGTAACCAAGGATGGTCAGTGCCTCAGTATTGTGGGTATATTGAAAACAATCTAGCAAAGGACGTACTGGCATCTGCTAAAGTCTGCCCTAACATCAGCGAATTACATTCTCAAGATTTTGGCTTTGATATTGTAGAAAGACCGTTCAAATTATTAAGTAATAAGTGTTTTGTGATTTCTGACTACGTACAAGGAGCAGAAGAAGTGTTTGGAGATTCTGTAGTATTTGCAAAGACACCAGACGAATTTAAAAAACTAGTCTTGCACTATATTTCGCACCCAAACGAAAGAGACTATCATATAAACAAAGGGTATGAATTAGTAATGCAAAAACACACATATTTTCATCGGGTACATCAAATATTAAACAACCTTAGACTACACGACGAAGCAAACAAATGTTTAGAATTGTTTAATAACTTAAAACAAAAATTATCACTTTAGGAGAAATCATGAGAGTCTTAATTACTGGTAGTACTGGATTTATTGGTCATCATGTTACCAAACATGTTCTTAAAGATAATAAAATTACCAGCGTATTATTACCGTCTAGAAACACAACGACTCTACGCAGTGTGTTAAAGAGCAATAAAATATCTAGATGTTGGTACACTCCTGGTGATTTACACGACCTTGGAAGAATAGTTAAAAACTATAATCCACACTATGTGTTGCACCTAGCAGCAAATCCTTCTCCTCGTCCTGGTGGTGTTGGTAATATGATTGACGATAACATAAAGCTAACCAAAGTATTACTTGATAATGTACAAAAAAAATGTAAATTTCTATACGCTTCTAGTGTTGTCGTTTACGGCAATCAGTCTGGTCAATGTGATGAAAGCACTTTGTTAGAACCAACATCATTGTATGGAGCGACAAAAGCAGCATCAGAAGCTTTAATTAGTGCATATCACCACATGGGATATATTAGAGGTACTAATTTAAGATTGTGTGCTACCGTTGGTAAGGGTTTGACTCATGGTATTATTTTTGATTTTATTAAAAAACTAAAAGCAAAATCTGATGAATTAGAAATGTTTGGAGATTGTCCAGGTAGTTCTAAACCTTTTATACACGTAAGTGACGTAGTAAAAGCGTTTCATATGGCTATGTATAATTGTAACACTAATCTTAAAACATATAACGTATGTCCAAACGATTATATTAGTGTGAGTGGAATTGCTGATGTTGTTATGTCAACATTAGATATTAAGAAGAAAAAGAAATGGATGGGCTCAACATCAGTATGGAAAGGTGATAATAAATATATTCATTGTAGTAATAATAGAATTAGATTTGCGGGATGGATGTCAGATTACCCAACATCTAGAGAAGCTATCTGCCAAGCAGTAAAGGAAGAAAATGAATCTTAATCGAATAGTTGACAAAGCCATATGTTTAGTTTTAGACAAAAGATACGATGACTGGTCACAAAAAGTTTTGCCACAATTAAAAATCTTAGGCGTAGAAGTCGAAGCTTTTATTGCTGGCGACGGTGGTTATAATTTGGAATACGACCATATAGACAGTCAGGAATTGCCTGTATATTGTGGAGGAATAGATTATCCAACGTGGTATAAAAGACCAAACGCTTACAACGCTTGGAAATGTCATAAAAAAATGCTAGAACAATGTGTTGAACAAGATGTAGAATATGTTTTGTTTCTTGAAGACGACGTACAAGTACACGAAGATTATGAAGAAGTAACAAGACAAGCAATTAGAGACCTGTCTTATAACCATATTGACATGTTATATCTAGGACATTATGGAACCAAACACAATAGTAGAAAAACTAATGTGCCCAATGTTGTTAGAATGAGTGGTGGTGGTGGATGGCATTCTGTAATTATACACAATCGCGTAATGAAACAATTACTTAGAATTAACGATGTTCCGTATGGCCCATTTGATTGGCAGTGTGGACAACAGATTCATAAACAGTTCGATTGTTATGGATTAAACCCGTCTGTTATTACTCAAATAGACGGACATAGTTATGTTGAAGGACACCATTTGGATAAACCAGGGAGACACATACAATGGGACTAGTACCTTGTGATGTTAACACACACAGCACTGCTGTAATGATGCGACAATTTGAAATCAACCCAAAATACGTTATGCATATTGGTGCTCATGACGGTATTGAGGCAGATATTTACGACCACTTTAATGCTAAGTCTGTCATATGGTTTGAGTGTAACGATAAGCTATTTGAAGACCTGTGGACAAGATTAGAAGGTAGAAAAAACCACGTAGTTGAACCATACTGCTTGTGGCATAAAGATGGTGAAACTCTTGATTTTCATTATTACAGAGACGAAAAAGACGGTGCTTCTGGACTATTTGAAAATGATAAAATGTTTGATTATATTAAAGATTGCCCAATTGTTGGAAAAACCCAAGTACACACATTAACCTTTGATACATGGGCAGAAGAAGCCGAAGGTGTACCTTGGAATGAAACAGATTTTCTAAATATCGACGTTCAAGGAGCAGAATTAAATGTCTTTAAAGGGGCACAAAAATTACTTAACCTCTCTTCTCTTAAATATATATGGTGTGAAGTATCTTGGGACCATGTTTACAAAAATGCACCGCTTATGGAAGATATTGACAAATGCTTGGAACAATACGGATTTGTCAAAATCGGAGTTAGAAAAGATTGGGAAATTCACGGAGACGCATTGTATGTTAAAGCATGATAAAGGATTCCACGGAGTACCAGCAAACCCAAAGAGTATTATATTAGAGGAGGATAAGATGCAACCCAGAGATTTTTGTTATTGGCTCAAAGGTTATTTTGAATTAAGAAAAGACCAAGGTGAAGATAAACACTATTTAGATGAAGTACAAACCCAAATCATTGAAGACCATCTTGACTTGGTTTTTAAAAAGGAAACACCAGATAGACAACCCAGAAAAGAAGATGTAGTACAACTACGTTCTATACTGGCACAAAATGGTGTCCCAAACAAAAATGACGACATTTATTGTACAAGTTCTTTTACTATGCCACCAGACCAAGTCGCTCGTCAGGACCAATTAAAACACGATAATTTTCCAACCATATTTTGGCCAGATGGTCCACCAGCAAGTTGCTAGGAGAAATAATATGAAACTAATTGACACATTCTTATTTTCCGAACCTTACGAATCAGACCTGTTGTGGTTAAAGTTTAAACTTGAAACACCATTTGTGGACGAATGGATTATTCAAGAATGTGACCACACCACGCAGGGAGATTTTAAAGGATTATTTGCCAACGGAATATTAGAGGAAGAGAGATTTAAACCATATCTAAACAGAATTAAGATTTTTCAACATCATGGAAATCCCGCAATAAAAGACGGTAAAGAAAACACCAACTTTATGCGAGAAAACTTTCAAAGAACTTTATGTGCTGAATATCTGTCTACGCAACATGACGACACTCTGGTTATTGTTTCTGATACTGATGAAATGATTGATTGTACAGACGAAGATAAAAGATTGTGGCGATTTAAAGAAATACTCAAACGACACCATAATGAGTATTTTTTTCTTGGTAGAATGCGTTATTGGTTTGATTATGACAATAGGTGTTACCTTCCAAATATTAGAATTCCTATTGCGAACGTTGGAATGATGAAACGTAGTGGCGGATTAAAACAATGTTTATCTACCTTAAGACATATTCAAGGACAAGGACCAACCTACGACGTTGGTGAGACTCCAATTGCTTTTGAGTACTCTTACGTATTTAAAAGCTTAGAAGACTTATGGAGAAAGAAAACTACATACGCTCATAATAACTTTGATGTAGAATGTTTAGAAAAAGCATTAAAATACAATCATTGGCCAAGGACATCCAAAAGAGGAGAACGTGTTGGTCAAGAGCCATATGATTTCTTTGAAAAAGTTACACTCACAGAAGAAAACTCGCCAAAATATGTGCGAGAAAATATAGAGAAATTGCGTACAAACATAGTAAGTTCGGTGTATAGATTAAATAGGACTAATGATAGGATAGGACCAAATGAATAATTATTGGGATTTTTACGCAGACGGCGATTTGATTATTTGTCATCCATCTAACTACAATCTTATATGTGACGAAATCAACTGAAAGAATAACTGAAGATAAGCCAGTATATGGTATATGATTAATACAAAGCCTTTACGCAGAATATTAACATTGCCAATCGACGGAGATAAAGATGAAAGTATTAGTCAGCGGAGCGGGTGGGTTCGTGGGAAATGTTTTGTGCCGCCAACTTCTGTACAAAGGACATCAAGTAGTAGCTTTTGACAATTTTCATAAGGGCCAATGCGATGCGTTAATTCCACTGGTCAGTAATGATAATTTTTCCTTCATATATGGAGACGTAACAAATAAATCAGACGTTACTAAAGCAATGTCTGGAATAGACGGAATTATCCACCTAGCAGCAATAGTTGGTGTTCCCGCATGTAATCGCCATCCAGCATTAGCAAAAGCGGTTAATGTAGAAGGAACGCAAAATATAGTAAATGCCAAATCTCAAGATATGCCGATTGTGTATGCTTCTACTGGTTCTGTTTATGGAGCAGTTGAAGGAACATGTACAGAACGTAGTCCAACAAACACAAATACGCTTTATGGTATTACAAAACTAAATGCAGAAAAAATTATTAGAGATACTACAAATTCCGTATCTTTAAGATTTGCAACAGGTTTTGGTTTAAGTCCGTGTATGCGAGTAAATTTATTAGTTAATGACTTTGTTTATAGAGCTAAAAACGAAGGTTGCTTAACTGTGTTTCAAAAATCTTTCAGAAGAACTTTTATTCATGTTACAGACATGGCACGAGCACTAATTTTTTCTTTAGAACACAACAAAACATTTAAAAACGACGTTTATAATTGTGGTGACAATAATTTAAACTGGACCAAAGAACAACTATCGGAGTATGTTAAAGAAAGGACTGGATGTTATGTTAGTTATGCAGAGTTTGGAACAGACGCTGACCTTAGAGATTATGCTTGTGATTTTAGCCTGTTAAATGAAGAAGGGTTCTTTTGTACGGTTACCATGGAAGAAGGTATAGACGAACTTATTAAAGCAACACCGTTATTACAAATAAGACATCAATATGAATAAACAAGAAGAACATGTGTATTGGATGACACAAAAAGAACTAGTAACTTGGTTATTAAGAAATTCTGCTCATAATTCTGATGGTTCTATAACTATACCAAAAACAAAAGTAGACTTTTTAGAAAAGAAACTAGGATTTAGAAATGAATAAATTAATAAATTTCATAGGACTACAAAGATGCGGTACTCACGCGGTTGCAAACTGGATTATTCATCAAAGTGAAAACGCAGAAAAAGAACAACATCCAACACACTTTCATGATGATGTTTGGTATTATGATTGGGGCTCTTTTACATGTGGCATAATGTTTAACTCTAGATTTCCACATAATCCAGAGATTGGATATAATCATCTTAAAAAAATCAAAGAATATTTAGGCAATCCAACTGTTGATGTGTGTCTTTTGTGTTATGAGTGTTCTTTAGTTTATATGCATTATGATTGTAAAGCAGAACCCGATTTATATGAAACAGATAGAAAAAACTTTCAATCTAATAACGAACAAACAGTTATATTACTTAGGGATGTTAAAAATTGTTTTGCTAGTTTCTACAAAAAATACGGTCATGTACCTCAACATATTATAGGACATTGGGAAGCTAGAGCTAATGAAATACTTGGAAAAACGAAAAATGTTCCAAATCATGTATTCTTAAATTACAACAAATGGTTTATTGACAAAAAATATAGACAACAACTATGTAATGATTTAAGTTTATATTTTACTGACATTGGCAAAAGTCAAGTTCCAAATTTTGGTGGTGGTTCCTCTTTTTCTGGCAGACAAGCAGATGGTAACGCAAGTTCTATGGACGTACTAACCAGATTTAGAAATTTTGATAAAAACGCAGGATTCCAACGAACACTGCAAACCCATAAACACTTAGTTGAATTATCGGACGAAATTTTTGGAGAAATGTAGACAATAATGGAAATTAACTTAAAGGAAAAAAAATGTTTAATTACGGGTTCTGGCTCAATGATTGGGCTCGCTGTTGTAAAATCTTTGAAAAGACGTGGTGCTGACTGTATTGAAGTTTATCATAAGGACTGGGATTTAGAGTACGGACCTGAAGTTGATGACATTTTCCGACTTATGCAACCAGATTACGTATTTCACTTGGCTGGATATAACGGCGGAATTGAATGGAATAGAAAATATCCAGCAGACATTTTTAAACGCAACGTTCAAATGGGTTTAAACATCCTTAATAGCTGTGTAACATACAATACCAAAAAAATAGTATCAGTTATGGCATCTTGTGCTTACCCAGATATGCCCGCAGAAGAATACGAAGAAAAAGATTTCTGGGCAGGCTTACCAAACTCAAGCGTAGAATGTCATGGACTGGCCAAACGAATGCTACACGCTTATTCTCGACAGATTAACAAACAATACGGAGACCAAGCTACAACCGTTATTTTAACTAACTCATACGGTCCTCACGACAGTTACCATCCAGAAAAAACCAAAGTTGTTGGAGCAGCAATTAAAAGAATAGTTGAAGCTCAACAGAACAACACGGATTGTACGTTTTGGGGCAGTGGCAAACCATTGCGAGAATTTATGTTTTCTCTTGATGCAGGCGAAGCCATTGTACAGACCATGGAAAAATACGACAATTTTGAGTCTCCTTTAAACTTGGGTTCTGGACAAGAAGTATCCATTCAGAGATTGGCTTATACCATATCTAAAATAGTAGGATATGACAGTAACAGAATACATTGGGACACAACCAAACAGGATGGCCAAATGAGAAAAAGATTAAATACTACCAAAATGAGAGAATATCTTAATGTCCCAATTACTAGACTAGAAGACGGATTGTTCAAAACTATCGAATGGTATAAGGAGACATATTGTGACTAAAAAAGTCGGATTAGTTCTTCCTCATTTACATTCGTCTCAGATTGCCTTTTTTGGATTGAGTTATATCAACAATATTGTCAGTCAAACCAACGAGTATGATTTTGCTGTTTTTTATCAAGATTTGTTACCTGCGTGCGTGCGTCCTAATTGTGCTATTATGAACTACAACGAAATATGGACCCATAATGGACTATTGATTGCTACTAATTTAGATACCGCCGATGCTTGTTTACGAACAGTGTCATCGTCAAAAACATTATTTTATGTTAATGACTTAGAATGGTTGCGAAAAGATAGACATAATTTCTTACGAAACATCAACATATATCGCAATGTAAGCTATCTCGTATGCAGAAGCGAACACCACGCCAAGCAACTACAACACTACTGCAATCGCAAAGCTGACGCCGTAATTTCTTTGTTTAATTTGACACAAATTCTTGACTTCGCATTTGACAAAACCGTCTAAAACCGTATACTGTATTGTACAGAAAATTAGATGTTTTTGAAGAATCGGAGAAAATGATGACAATCCCACAAGAATACAAAAGCGTGACCGTTGCAGACCTACGAGCAGAATTGGTTTTACTTGACGTAGACGACGATATCGTAAACGCTCTTAAAGGCAAACAAGCTCTTGTAGATTACTTGGTAGATACTAAAAACGCTAATGTAAATCTAGAGGAAGTAAAAGAAGTAGAAGAAGCACAAGTAGATACTGACCAAGACGAAGTAATTCCAGATTACAACTCTCCAGAATGGCAAGATTTTGTAATGTCTAAATTTACTGATAGTGAAACAGTAGAAAACTCTAAAGGTAAACCAGAACCAAAAGTAGGTGGCTTACGTAGAGTAGTTGGATTACTAATTGGTGATATCCTTGAAAGCTATCCTCAACATTACACACCTTCGTTAGACGCTGGTGTAGACGGTAGAGCAAGTTGCTCTTATATTATCAAAGTAGATTTTGGTAATGAAGTTAGAACATTTGGTGCTGTTGCTGACAGTTGTATTAATAACACTGACGATTTCGTGGCTGGATATCCATTAGCGGTAGCCGAAACACGAGCAGAAAGCAGAGCACTTAAAAAGATTTTGCGGCTTGAGGGTCTAGCAGCAGAAGAAACAACCAGAGACAAAGACCCCACAATATTTGCCAGAACGGCAAAAAAGGAAGCAAGTGTGAATATTGATAATGATACTCCAACAAGTATTACTTCTGCTCAAATTAATATGATTACTAAAAAATGTGAATCGTTTAAAATAGATGTAGAGAAGTTCATTAATTCAGGAGTAAACAAATACAATAAATTTGAAGACGTACCTTATGAAACAGCACAAAGAATGATTAAGCGTCTAAATGATTATCAATCCAACACTTCTACAACCAAGCACATTGATGTACCTGACGGGTTAAAACTTGTCGATATTGACGCGAAAAACGCAAACTAGGAGAAAGTGATGAAAGTAACTTATGATAGCAATACCAAAGGTCTTAAAGCAGAATTTGATTGTGCAACACAACAAGAGTTGTTTAAAGAATTGTCTGAATTTCAAGAAGTCTTTGAAGATGTCCCTACTAGAAAAGATAGTAACGGAAATCTAATGAGTCCGAAAGATTTGCGGTTTAACATCCGTAAAAACGGTGATGACGAATACTTTGAAGTTCGATACGTTGGCGACAACAAAGAATTTTGGGGTGTGAGAAAAGCTTTTGGTTGCCATAAGAAAGGTGGAGGACTATTCCCACAACGTAAGGATAAAGACGGAGAATACCTACCCCACAAAGGTTGGGTAAAATGGGACAAGGAATCAGAAAAATACGTGTAACAGCGTAATATACTACAAAAATAGGTCAGAGAAATCTGGCCTATTTTTATAGAGGGACTTCAATGAGTAAACAAAAAACACATACACCAAGAACACTATGTAAATCATTAACACAATTGAGAAATATAGCTAAAAACTCACATTACAACGAACATTTTACAAAAGAAGAATCTAAATTTATATACGATATTTATAATAAATCATTTGATATAAGAAGAAGGCTAATGTTAGAACATAATTTAGATATACACAACGATTATAGGGACGTATAATGTACGTAGTATACAGAAAACACCTTTGGAAAATACCCAAAAGAAAGCTTAGAAAATCTAGGTCTAGAAAAGGTCTTAAAAAATGTCTGGATAAAATACTAGATAGTAGACCACAACCAGAATTTGACATTGGAACAGCTTGCGGTTGGATAATTAAATTCGGCAATCAAAAAAGTTTCGACGCTGTATCTAGGTCAATGAAAATAATGGAAGAGGGTTTCAAAAACAAAAAACCGTCACCTTATACAGACAAACTTAACCAATGGGCAAAGGAAGGTTTAAAAGATGAACAACGACGAATCGACAAAATTGTTGCCAAAGCAAAAAAACTTTAATGAATGGTCGTGGAGAATCCTAGCTGCCTTTAGTTTTTCTGGTTTAATGTTTCTTGCTATATTAAAACTATCTCCTGCGTGGTTGATAGGTATCTGCGGGATTCTTTCGCTTTATAATTTTATAAGATGTTTATTACTTGCTAACAATCTATAAAGGAAACAAATGACAATTAAAGACGCAGTAAATACAGCAAACGAAGTATTTGCGTGGTGGAAAACCGTACCTGCCCCACAAAGGGGTGACTTGATTAGGGAGTTCGGGAATACTTTAAGGAAAAATAAGTCTAAACTTGCGGAAATTATCACGGAAGAGTCTCGCAAACCTATATCGGAAGCTTTGGGTGAGGTACAGGAAGCTATTGATATGTGTGACTTTGCTTGTGGTTTGAGTAGACAACTGTATGGTCTGACTATGGGAAGTGAACGACCTAACCACAGACTACAGGAAATGTGGCACCCGCTAGGACCAGTTGGTGTTATCTCTGCGTTTAATTTTCCTTGTGCTGTTTGGGCATGGAACTTCTGTTTAGCTGTTGTGTGTGGAAATCCGGTTATCTGGAAACCAAGCGAAAAGACTGAAAAGACTGCGGAATTATGTAAAAAACTATGGAACGATACGGTATTTGACACAGCAGAAAATAGAATTGGAGGTTTCAGTCCAGGTGCTGACTTTGATTTGGTACAAATAATCAAAGGAGGACAAGAAGCCGCAGAAGAAATGGCTGACCACCCAGGTATTAAATTAGTAAGTGCAACAGGCAGTACTAAAATGGGTAAGAACATTGCTGAAAGAGTTGCCAGACGTTTGGGGCGTAGTCTATTAGAACTAGGCGGAAATAACGGCGGAATTATTTGTCCTAGTGCAGACCAAGACTTGGCATTACGCGGGGTTGTGTTCTCTGCTGTTGGAACTACCGGCCAAAGATGTACTACTTTACGTAGGTTATTTGTACATACCGACATCTACGACGAATTCGTAGGTAAGCTTAAAGCCGTATATCATAAACTTGAGCCAGGAAATCCCGCAGAATCTAAAACACTGTTTGGACCATTGATTGACGAAGCAGCAGGCGATAAATATATAGACACTATAATTGATTCCAAAAACGTAACATCGAGAGGTATAATTTATGACAATATTAATGACAAAATCAAGTACGTACATCCAGCCTTAATAGAATTAGACAAACCTAACGAAGCTTGTAAAAAAGAAGTGTTTGCACCAATATTATATATTTTTCCTTACAGTAATTTGCGTGACGCTATATCGCTACACAACGATGTACCACAAGGTTTGAGTAGTTGTATATTTACTAGAGATATGCAAGAGGCAGAGTTGTTTATTGGACCAGAAGGAAGTGATTGCGGAATTGTTAATGTTAACATTGGTCCGAGTGGAGCAGAGATTGGTGGGGCGTTTGGTGGCGAGAAAGACACCGGAGGAGGGAGAGAAAGCGGAAGTGACGCTTGGAAAAATTACATGCGTAGAACTACCGTTACTATTAATTACGGAAACGACTTACCGTTGGCTCAAGGAGTACAGTTTGAATTGTAAATATATAGATGTTCAAAAATATCTTCAAACAGATAGTTTATTTTCTCGTGAAGATATAGACAAATGTATCGCATCACAAGATATGATAGACGATTTTATTACAAACGGTAAATATATTTGTGTAGAAGGTTTAGACTTTATTATTGAAGGGTATTGTCAAAACGGCATATTTATGTTAACTAACATTACAAAAAAAGCCCGCTGATTAAAGCGGGCTTTTTTATTGTAGAATTCTTATATTATCTCTGATTCTTAAAATCTTCTATTATATTAGGATGATTTTCTGAAACATAATCATAAAATTGTTTAAAACACCTAAAATTCTCTGACGAACCCCTTTTAGATGGTGTAGATATTGCATCTTCTGGTTTCCAACCAGCTTCTCTAAGTCTATATATTAGTGAATTATAAGTACATTTACACCTACTATCTAATGACCAATTGTTGGCGTTTTTAGTTTCTCCCCATGCTGTTATGTTGATACTAACACTACGATTATCGCTTTGTTCTTTAGTAGTTGCCCATCTGCAATTTTCTGGACAATAATTTCCAAGATTGTCTTTTCTATCAATAGATAATTCGTCAGAATATCCGTTTTTCATAGCCCAATTGTAAAAATTATCAAAAACAAGCCATTCTTCGCATACTCTAATACCTTTGGCTCCATAATTTTTATAAGCTCTCTGGCTTTTATATATACATCTGGCTTTCATGCCATTCCAAATACTAAACAATCTATGGTCGGAAAGACCGTGTGTAGTATTTTTCTTTGTAACATCTGGTCTTCTACGGTCTGGCCAACCAACTTTTCCTTTATTAAGTTGTGTTAACTTATAAACAGATGTTTTACCACATCCTAACGTAGATTTAACTTTTGCCATACTTATATGTGTGTTGCCGTCGTGTGTGATATATATATCTATAATTTCCCATCCTTTAACAACATCTCCAACAACACATGTTTCTTTTTCTAATCCAAGCTCGTTATACTTATGTCGAACAGACCTAGTTGTTCTTCCTAGTATCTTTGCTATGTCCTTACAAGCAATACTTGGTCCATGTTTTGTTAAGTAATCCAATTCTTCTTGTGTCCAAATTCGTCCTGCCATAAAAAATCTCCCATTCGTGTAAATAAAGTAAAAGTTTTCTCTACTTACTTATACACCAATGGGAGCAAAATGTCAATAAAATTTTATACATTTTTGGTATTATTCCTTATAAATATTCCAGCTCAACGTATAATCCGTATAAATTCTTAGAGCCAATTGAGTCCGGTGAGGCACTAATAGCAACATAGTAATCGTGTCTATCAGCAGTAGTATCAGAACCATTAGGTCTCTGCCCCGACATACCAGGACTTGCAACCAAATCCATAATAACAGCACTACCAGTTGGTGTATTCCAGGTTGTATCACCAGAACCATTGTTGTTTTGTACAACGTCTGGGTGGATAATTTCAGCTACTTTGGTTGTAACACCAGAAGCTGGATTATTGATATTTGTACGGTCAAAAATTCTCAACTTACTATTCTGCGTTTTTACAGCAGAAGTATGAGAAAATCTAACATTCAAAGTAGCCAAAGCATTGGTAATTTGGGTCAAAGCAACAGAACCTAATCCGTTAATTGAACCGCTACCAGGGTGTTTCCACTTATTGTCATTAACCTGTGGACCCTGAATAGTACCGTTTGCATCAGTAATAAACGTTGAAGTTTGGTATGAACCAACCTCAACTGACGAACCGAAAGAACTACCATAAAAACCCAAACCTGAGCCATTTAAATTGGTGATTCCGTTGTCATCAGCATGAAAGCTAATAGTAGCCATATCTTTATATCTCCTAATAATTTGTGTTTAAAATAATAGAACTCTAGTGTATTATACGCCATTTTAAGCAATGTCTGTGTCATTTATCCAAACATTACCAGTTCTTTCAACAGTCATTCTACCATATGCCTTGGTAGACCATTGGGTTTGTAAAAAAGAAGGAGGGTCTATTAATCTCATCATTATATCAACAGTGTCTCCACTGGCAAAATTAACCAAAAAGTCTGTAGAATATGACCCTAATCCTTTAGAACGTGTGTGTTGAGGAAAAATAGGCACATCCCAGGGCCATTTCCAGCCGTTTTTATTAATAATTGGTTCTGTACTCAAACCGTTTTTATAAACAAATGTTTTCATGGTGATAGTAGGATGAATAGTGGTTCTTAAACTATCAATATCGACTTGGTCAAAAACAACATCATGTGTATGAGCAACTGTTGGTCCAGAGGCTCCATCGGTATCTACTGTGTATGATGTTAACCTTGGATAACTTGTTAAATCCCAATCAAAAGTGAAACCAATTCTATAAACTCCAGATTTTTCTATCTTAACAGCATATGTGTCTGTGCTTAAGTCACTACTAACGGTTAAATCATTTTGATTTAAATTATCAGTATGTGAATTAAAATACAAACCGTCTGAAATAGCCGCTGTTGTAATAACCGGAGGAACAACATTACCAACAACTCCTGAAGAAGCAAAATTTAAACCCCAAAATTCTGAAACAGATTTCTGTGTTGTTGTCCAAACCTTGGCGCTGTCATCCCATCTTAAATCAATAGGTCCAGCTTTCCATTTGTCCATACGAGAATGGTGGTCGTCTAAAAAATCGTCAGTTGGAGTATCAGGGTCTGAATTAGGTACAGGTTTTCCTTTGGTGTCATATCCCCAACCAACACCAATAGCAGGAAGTTTAATACCCATGGCTCTAACTTTTTCTGTGCCGTCAGCATCACCATTAGATAACAAAGTATCTGGTATTTCAGAACTATGAGTGACCAATGATATGTCGTGATTGGAACCAAAAGGATTTAATGTTTGGGCATTAATATTGCCTGTTCCGGTTTCAAAGTGTGGTAAAACATCTGTATCTTCATCTACATCGTTTGAGTATGGTCTAAACATACCGTCCAAAGACATAGCCGCTTTCTTGTCATAATCAACACCCATATGGCTACTAACATTATAATTAGGAGCAATAGCTGCCGTACCTTTTCTAGCGTCAGTATCAGTATTGGTTAACATCATACCCATAATTACTTGGGATGACGAAGCTGGTTTCTTACGATTAATTCCTGCTCTTTCTCTCAAGGCAAAAAACTTACTAAAAGGTGGTGCTGGTTGCTTAAATAAATTTCTAAACATACGTCTTTGTTGTTGTTGTCTTTTAGAAATTCTTTGCATTCTATCAGCATTGGCTTTAGATATCTTACCAAATCTTCTAGTCCAAGTTTCCATTCTATATGTACTTGTTACACCATCAGCACCAATTTTAATAGTAATATCCGTAACGTAAGGACCGGCAGAAATAAGTTGTCCACCCAATTGTATAGTTGGGGCACCAGGAAATTCTAACAATCCTGTTTCACCAACCTGAGCATTAGAACTAGCGCCAACAACTTTAGCGTTACCAGCTAAGTTCATAGCAGAAAAACCACCATAGTTCCAAGGAACTAGTGATTCGTCCTGTTCAAATTCAACCTTACCTTCTGCACCCCATAGATACCATGGGCCATAAACATCGATATTACTCTTTAAAGGAACAGCAGCCATAGTAGGAATAACAGCAGCACCTCTGTTTTCAAAGAATAACTGTTCGCCCCCTGGTTGACCAATTAGTTTCGCAATTGTTTCTTCTACTTTTGCGTCTCCATGTGTTGTTAAAACTTCTCGAAGAACAGCTAACATAGCGCCAGCAAAATCATTGCTGTCATCTAAATCACGAACCTGACCGCTTATAGTAACAATAGCTTTTGGACTAAAGTTTGTACTTCTGTTCAGATGAACAATTTCTGGATTGACTTGACATTTAACAAAAACAGTTGTTCCATTAGGTTGCATAATAAGGTCATTCTCTGGAACGTCAGAAAAATCTAAGTTTTGAGCATTGTCATACTTAACATACGCTTCAACTCTACCGTCTTGTGTAGTGACGGAATTTACATCAAATGGCATTAAGTTTAAAGATACCGCAGATGCAAATTCATTTTCATCAATGTATCCCGCGTCAGTAGTTTCGTAACTTGTAGTAATTAATCCGGTTTCATCATCCTGTGCGGTATATAAGAAAGGAATACTAACTAAAAATTGTTTACCATAAAACTCACTAGCAAGTTTATACACAAAGTCATAAATGATTCTAATAGTTTCTTCGTGACCACCAGCAATGGCAGAATTAATTTGTTTACGTGAAAAACCACCAAACTCAATTGGCGACATAGCTTTGATTTCAGCCAAAGCTTTAGCTTCTAATGCTGTTTTTAGTTTTTCTAAACCATTGCCAATAATATTGAGCTTGGTTGCTCTTTTAAATTGTGGTGTATCTTTATTATCGTCTCTACCACTTAAAAATATTTCCCATGACTCTTGACCAGCTAGAGCAGCACGCATTTCAGCAACATCTGACCAGTAAAAAGCACCAATACCAGGAACATTTAGTGTTCTGGAATCTACCGCAAACGTATGAGCATCATTAACACCGACACCATATACTGGATTTTGAGCCGCGTTTAAACCCCAAAAAGGCCAAATGGCTTGATTGCTACCAGCATACTGAAACCACGTAAGTAGTTTATTACCACCAACAGCAAACTTGCTTGTGGTCTCATTACGTAATTCTCTACCACTGTCTTTGACTACAGTTTCGGTATTGTTAACTACGTATTCGTCAATCTTACCTAGTTGCGGAGCATCGTTTCTACTAATAGTTTGAAGTTTGATTACATTTCGGGTTTCAAATATATCCAAAACCGTGTTATATACTTCTTCTTCTTGAAGGATAAAAAAGTAATCATGAACACCGGCTTCGCAGATTTCATTGATATAATCCATTAAGCTGATGTTTGCGCCACCTATTCTATAAAAAGACGGAACTGAAGGCAAAGCCGATAGGTCTAATACATACGTACTCCCTTTAAACACAACAGGGTCTAATGAACTATCGGCTATAGCATTCATGGCAAGTAGAACATTTCTCCAAGGCATACCACCTTCATTGACTCCAGCTTGACCAAATCCGTAATTAGACTCTAAGAATCCGTAAACATTATATATGTTGGGAACGTTATATGTACTGCCTGTATAGCCATCCAAAATCATTTGGACACCATCAAGAATTTCTCTTGGGTCTGTAATTACAATGTCATACAAAGGGTTGCCAGAAGTACCGTGTTTTCTCTTCCAGTTTTGAAGCAATCCACCAAAAGTCCATCCTTCATATTCAAAATATACAGGAGCACCCAGTGATTCTCTAAATTGGTTAATTGGTGGATTAAAACTATCTCCATTTGCGTTGTCTTCAACTAGAGTTACATTCAGACTAGATGGCTGAGAACCCCAACCTAGACTTGCACTAAAGTTTACTATAGAAGCACCTAAAAAGCTTCCTCTACTTAAAGCCATTTTTTATTCCTCATATACCCAATCTATAGAATAAGAAAAACTCCCTTCTGTTGGGTTCCAGTTTGATTGTGGTTGATTTCTGAAAACCTGACTACCAGTTGGTTGAGCAGCTTGGATAAGACTTCTAATATCTCCCGAAGTGTTAGCTTTTTCCAATGGTGTTTTCATAAATTCCTTAATAGACGCTTGGTCTGTTCCCGATAGGGTGTCTGGTTTAAATGCCACTTCGATATTAAGACTTCTATTCAACGCAGGACGAGTACCAATATCTTGCAATACTGGTCCTACTGCTCTTCCTAATACCGGAATTTGAGCGAAAATATCACCATCCAAACCATCTCGAATACCAATAACTTCACTTAGAGAGCCTGACACTATGTTTGAGGGTCTATCGTCATATAACAAGCTATAATTAATTGTGCCCGTCACAGGGTTTCTAGCAGTCGTTTGTGATAAAGGATTGATATTTAATGAAGTGTTTTCAGAATATGCCCGAGCACGACCAAACGCCATGCCAGACGCAACAAGATATGCTTCCTTAGCACTGTCCCATTTACTTTTAGTAATTAGATGACTGGTTGAATCTCTTAATTCTAAACCAGCAATGTTACCATCTATATTAACTTGTACTCTACCGCCATTATTGTTAGTAGATACATTCAACGTTTCAACAGCAGAACCACTAGACGCCATAAGCCAAGTCTCTACCAATGCGTATGCACCACCAAGTTCGTCTACATTTTCATTAATAATGTGATTAAATGCTTGGTATGTATCATTAAAGCTATGTAGATTAAATTCACCAGAATTAAACGTAGGATTAAATCTTTCTCCTTTTTTAGAATGTACATAATCTCTAGCTTGTTGCCATGCGGGTTTAGCTAATGTTCCAGTATCATCATAAAAAGCTTTGCCTACAGCACTTAAATTATGAGTCAAAACATAGGTTGGAATATTTCCACCAGAACCAAAAACAACCTGTTCTTCATTAGTGTCTATCGACCAGTTTTCACTTGCGGTACTCACATACACACCAGATGGTGCCAAACCCAACTGAGCTACATAGTCTTCTTGACCTGGATATAAAATATCCGTATCTAAAACTATAGAATAAGTACTTGTATTAAAGTGTTGACCTTGAGGAAAAACAATGGAAACAATCCTAGGATTACACTTAATTGATTGTTGCCCGTCTGCACTTTGGACTTCAAACTGTAAACCTTGTTGAGAAAACAACGAACGAATAGATTCTTGCTTTCTTTGAATATTTCCAAGTCTACTATCTCCATCAACAGTTTCGTCTGGAGGGAATCCGCCAACAGTATGAAAAGTGCCACTTCCACTAGGCGAACCTTTGAAAGAACAAATAGTTCCATTAATAGTGATACTATATTTAGAACCTATTTGTGTACTATCACCCGTTGTTTCATACTGTTTAGATACAGCAATAAACGGAGCAGGAATCAACCTGTTTCCATTATACATAACTCTAGTAGACATAATTACCTCTTATTAAAAACCGTGAGTATAAAGTTCCATACTGCCAGAAGGTTGTGATTCAAGAATATTTGGCATTACAAGTGGCATATTATTATTTACACCACTTTCACCACCTTCGACAAATAAATTCATATTATTATTTTCACCAGATTGAGCCAACAAGTGTAACGACACACGATGATGAACACCATTAAACTGTCGGTTAATAAACAAATTCATATTATCATTAAACGGTACAGCACCTAAAGTTCCAGAAGGAGCAGCCATAAACAACGGAATATTTCCAGATTCTAAAACATAATCGTTTTGCAAGAACAATGGAATATTATCATTAACAGAATTGTCGTTTTCTAAGAACAAATTCATGTTAGAAGTTAAATCAGATGAAGCATCTCCTTGCATAACCAAATTAAGCTGATAATCAGGGTCTGGTGTTCCTGATATTCCAATATGTAATGGTGTTGTGTTAAATACGCCAGAATTAGTGGTAGACCACATAAACAATGAAATGTCACCACTACTTTCTAATGGTGTTAAACCACTAGAATAAAGATTCATAGAAGCATTGTCATACAAACCACCTTTAATATATAGTGGAATACTACCAGAAATAGGTGCTCCGTTAATATATAAAGTAGTATCATCAAATTTAGTACCAGCTAAAGTATATAAAGGAATAAATTCATTTAGAATAGAACCAGAAATATATACCGGAACACCAGAGGGTCCATTATTAACATGAACTCCTCCCAAAACGTGTAATGGCATATTGTCGTTGCTGGCTAAACTACCATCAATAAATAAATCTAAATTTTCAGCAGCACCGCGATTTTTGATGAACAAGTCTAATTCATTGTCGTCAAAATCACCCAGAGTAAACAAAGGCATACTGCCAGTACCAGTAGCAGGAATACACAAAGCATCAAAGCCAACATTGTAAGAAAATAGTTTTAAATCGCCAAAATAATTCTCATTACCGTCTTGGTTGTATTGTAAGTCTACGGTTAGGTCATTGTCGTGAATCTCGCTTGCTAATATTTCTCCAATATCATTACTATTGTATAATCTGTATACCTGTTTTTCACCTGAAGGAAAAAATGTACTAAATTCTGCGAAATTAATAGGAAATCCGCCAGCATCTTCAAATATAACAGCACCATCAAACTTAACACCAGATACGTGATTAGTTGTGTGTTCTACACATACGTCCATCCATATAGAACTCGGACTTAATTGTAATGTATTATATAAAATACTGTCAGTGCCACCAATAGCGTATAAATTGTCAATATTCTTAATAATATTAGTATTATAGGCAGTATAACCAGTGACATCGGCTTTGGTGTTACCGCTTGGTAATATCCACCTAATAAACGAACTATCACCAGAACATTCGGCGGCTGTCGTTACAACATCACCAACATATTGTGCCGTATTTACTGTCTGCATAACAGTGCCAGACAATTCTGGTGTTGTTGCAGAAATCGGATTTCCACTACCTATTCCAAAATCAGTAATCCATCCACCAAAAGAATTATTGCTAAAAAGTGTTGGATATCCAGACGGCACACCACCAACTGTCATTTTAGGATTGGGATTGTTGATATATCTATTATTTGGGAAACTAACTGAACCCTTATTCTGTAAAAATCCATTTGCTGGTGAACCACCGTCTGTCCAAATATCAATACTATCTTCGTCAAAAACAAGTACAATAGTTGTAGTATATATATCTATAGCAGATGCAGAACTAGTCAAAGTAATCGGATTTAGTAAATCGTCATATCCACCAATAAGAATAGTATCATCTAACAAAGACACCTGAAGTTCAGCTTGTGATGGAAATCCTCTATAGAGAATAGTTTCATTTTGTGGAGTCTTACCGCCACTAGGAGCTACTCGTAGCATAACAAAATAGTTAGTAGGATTCGGAATAACAACCCTTTCACTAAAATCAATGTAAGCTTCCCCGAATGTACCACTAGACAAAGTTCCAGTAGGACCATAAATAGGTCCATGTGATTCTCTAAATTGGTCTCCCCAAACACCACTAAAGCCAGGAAAATAATCATGAGTCAAAATACCACTTGTGGCACCATTTGTTGAATTGACTATTTTTCCTTGATATTCATTTATTGGCCAATATCCAACATCATAAATATTGTCTAATGATTGTTTACCAAAGTCATCACCACTTCCTCTTAAGGTCCAATATGCATTACCACCACCAGAAGGAGTTATTTCTTTTTGACACGCAAAAGTATGACCAAAAACATTCAGTCCCATCGTGTCATCTTCTGCATAATGCACATTTAAATGTGTGGCAGAAACTTGTACGCCAGATGGTAAACCAATAACTTTAAGTTCTAAATCACGAAACGCTTCTATAACATCATGATGTCTGCGTTGTTGTGTACCGCTTCCATCTCCCCATGGAGTAGGTTGAAAAGCTTGATGTAAAGGATTATACCAGTTTAACTCACATGTGTAATTTTTAAATCCAGAATATTCAACAATCTGACCAACACCATATAGTTCTGGTGCGATATGTAGTTTTTTACCAACGCCAGCATAGTAACTTTTAATACAATGCGAAATACCATATACTTCAAATTCATCACGTAAATTTACACCAGAAGTTGGAACATTCATTCTCATATTAAGAATAGCTCTACCAATTCTTGTATAATTTCCGCTACCTTGTAAAGCGCCAAAATATAAACTAAGATAATCTGTTTTTTTTGCAGATGACACTCCAAATGAATTTAATTGAAGATATTCAGTATCCGTATCAACACCACTCACAGGATGTGAAACTCTGCCTATATCGCTTGCACTTACAACAGCCGCAACATCGTTTCTCCAATCTCCACAATGTCCAATAAGACCACTTGGATAAACTTCTGTCTCATATTGCATACTGTTGAAGTGGTTATTTCTAAATTGTCCACCAGAATAATATATTTCTACAGCATTTAATCGAGTACCAGAAGAAGCTGGAAAATCTATTCTTAATGATTCATAACGACTTTTTACATTACCATTATCGGCAGACGTAGGATAACAATTAAAGTCTAACAAACGAAAAATATCATCTCTAGTTCCATCTGTTAAGTCAATATGTCTAGTAGTAATGCCTTCATCAAAATCTACAGTGGTTAAAAACTTTTCATTTAACCAAAAATCTGTTGTGGCAGAAGAAGTAGTATTCACGCCACTAACTTTAACGGTGATTCTATCTGGAATTCTATTCGTCTTTTCTATTTTGAACAATGCAGTAACAGCACTACTGGTTGTTGTTTGCATATACTCATTTGCTGCATCTGCATTAACATCTACATCAATTTTTTCATATAACGAATTAGTATGACTTCTAAAATTATGATTTTGGTCAACATAGCCATCTTCATCATGTTCAAGAATGTCTCTTACAAATCTAACACGGTCTTGACTAGCAAGAGCTAAACAAGCATTGTATTCGCCAGAATTACTACACAGGCACAAAGGTGTACCAGAATCTGTTACAGAAATAGGTCCAGATATATATAACGGTATATTATCGTTTAAGTCTACAAAAGACTCGCCAGAGGCAACCACATTTAGTTCGTCGAACTTGGTATTTATAGAATTACTAGGAGTTGTTAAATCAAAAACTATTTCAGGATATCCATCAAGAGAAAAAGTTCTCCAAATTGGCTTAGTGTCGTGATTTACCGTTAGATTAATTGTCGTGGTTTCAAACTGACTAGCGTCTGGAATGTAAGTATTATCGCCGGAAGCAATTAAGACTTTGGTTTGAGCAAGGCCGGAATTTTGTAACTGATAATACCACAATTGCGGATTATTAAAGTTTATGTCACCACTACTTCTTATCTGGATACTGATAGAAGATGGCAATACAGCAAAAGGTTCAAGCGTAAGTTGAGCATGTCCATTCGCTGGGTTGTGGTCTTCGTTATCTATCCAATACTCAGTACTAACAGGTGTTGCTACTCCGTCATTAATAAACGCAGATGCACTACCAGCACCAAAATCCGGCACCGAACTAAGTTCAGTATCAGATGGAGTTGTAGTACGTACACCATGCCATTCATTAATGCATAATGCGTCACCATCAGTACCCTTTAGTACTCTGTTAGTCCTAGTAGGGTCTAAATATACAGTACGTTCTATACCCATTATTTTTTACCTTGATTGATATTAACCATTGTTCATACCAAATTCTGATTTAAGTCCAGCGATAGCAGTGTCTACTTGACCAACTACCATTTCTTTAACCACACTAATAAGCTTGCTTTGTATACCTTCTGCTAACGTATTACCACCAGCAAATGTAACATTGACATTATGTGTAGCAACATGATTAACTTCTCTTGGAAAATTATTCAGAGCTTCTATATGGGTTTGTAATCCACTATTGAAAGAACTAACAGCAGCAGCAAATTTACCAGTATCTACACCTTCTCTGTTACTACTACTATCCGCTCGTATTCCAGCTTGCATTCCTGCTTGTAATCCAACTTTTCTAACTGGTCCACCGTGTTTGAATCCTTTAATACCAAGGTTTCGTCCAGCAATATTAGCGTCTCTTAAAACATCTCTAGGCATTCCTTTGTCTGTTCCTTTGTTTCTAATATATTTTAAAGCTGTTCGTAAAGCACGAACATCTGGAGTACTAGGCAGTGTTTCTAGTAGGTTTAATCCAGCTTCTGGATTGTTTTTTAATGATATTGCTGTTGTTCTGTTAAATATTCTTTGACGGTCTGAACCGCTATATCTCCTACCTTTGCTAATTGAATGATGTCTAAAAGCCCATTTTTTAGCTCTACGATTTCTTTCTGCTAACCAATTCGCTCTTCTTTCTGCTTTACCAGCTAAATAATTTTCTCTTCTTTCTGCTCTACGTCGTGGGTCTAGTCTTCTAACACGACCACCACGAGCAAATCTATCGGCATTGTTAAGCTCATTAAGTGCGTCTGGTCCTAAAGCAGAAGCGGCATCTTTGCGAATAACAAACTCACCAGGAGTTAACATAGCAGGAACAGTATCACGTCTACCAGAACCAGGAACACCACCCCCAGTATTTCTAACAATACCAGCACCTATAGGAATTCTAGCAGATAAACCAATAAGAAAATCTTTTAAAGTAATATGTAGTTTATTGACAAAATTGTTTAAAATAGTTTTTTCGTAGTTTGCCAAAGCTAACGCAGCCGCAGCAGCTTGTTTTTGAACAATAATAGCTTCTTTTTGAAGTTTAACTATTTCAGCATCTTCTACTTTTAATGCACTGCCAAGATACTTACCTAAAGCACCCTCAAGAATCTTATTACCTGTTTCACCAGTTCTTCCTACAACTGCTCCACCAAATCTTTTCAAACCTGCTTGAATTAATCTAAGTTCGGCACCACCAATTTTAGATATGTCTCTGTCACCAGAAGCAAACTTCCTAGCAGCAAGCAACTCTTTAATTATTTGTCTTTGGCCTTTTCTGTCTGCTCCAATAAAACCTTCTGCAATACCAATCTTAGCTGCCCTAGCACTTTCTACTTCTTCTAATCTTTTTAGCGTATCAGCAGTACGACCAGAACCATCAGCAAGTTTTTTCAAAGCCTCAGTTGTAGACTGAATAATAGGTTGAAGTTTAGCTTGTTGAATATCTGTTCCTTTTGCAAACGCTTCATTAAGGGCATTTAAATTCTTAGCCAAAACATCAACATCAGCACTACCCGCTAGTCCAACAGCAGCAGATTGAGCAATACGATTACCAATTCCTGCTCTGCCAAATTCTGTGCCTGCAAAACTATCTTGCAAACTAGTAACTCCAGCAGCAGCAGATTGAGAGTTAGAAAACGCATCAACCGTTCTGCCTCTTTGTCCAAACACCGTCGATAATTGTTGTGCTAAAGCTTTTTCGTAGTTTGCAGCAGCAACAGCAGCATCATTAAAGGTTTTAACAAGAGGATTAAATTTGCTTGTAAATTTTTCAACAGCACCAGGAACATCTTCTATAAGCTTAGCAAATTCATCAACACCAAGTTCAGAAATTTGTCTTTGGATATCATTAGCAACAATGTCACTAACACCAAAACCTCTTAATGCATCACCAATTCCTGTTGGTCCATCTCCTTTGTATTTACTAGCAAGATTTGGAGAAGCAAATATTTTAGTTAAAGCTTCTTTGGTTATACCAACTTGTCTAAAAGATTCAGCTTGTGATTTACTTGTATATCCCCTGTTAACAAGTTTGTGTAAACTACTAGTCTGTCTAGCAGTACCTGTTAAACCTATATCATCATATCCTCTAATTAATCCAGCAGCAGAAGTACTTGGTCCCAAAAGAGGCTTTACAGTAGCTTCTCTGATTCTTTTTGTAGTGTCAAATATAGAACTAGACATTTGAGTAATACCATCACCCAAAAATTCAATAGCATCAATAACTTTTATAGAAGCATTTCTAGCTCGATGTTGAGCATCTAATTGTTCTGCATAATCAGCGCGATAAGTACTATTAGCATTTACAAAAATTTCTCCTAATATTTCAGTTTCTTTTCTAAATTCTGCTCCCGTCATTCCTTCAAAATCGCCTCTTTGGCGTCTTGTTTCAATTACACCAATTGCTTCTTTTTCACTAGCTTTAGCAAATTCGTAAACTCTTCTATCTCTAGCTTCAACATCTGCCTTAGATAGTTCTGCTCCAGCGCCTGCGTTCTTACCAAATGCTTTCCCTTTATTTGCTAGTTCTATAGCTTCTTTATCAGTAGAAGCAAAAGTAGCATTAAGAGCAGAAACAGGATTATAAACTTGTCCGATTCCTCTTCCAATCAAACCAAGTGCAGAAAAAAATGTACCAACAGCACCTGCGTCTTGATTTAATGCTCCTTTTTTTCTTTGTCTAAAAGCTTCAGCTATTTTTTCTTCTTGAACTTTTCTATCTGCGGCATTTTTACTTGCTCCTTTATCAGAAAATTCTTGAAGAATATCAGAAAATTTAGTATTTCGTACTTTTTCATCAAGAGCAACTAAAGCATTACCGGCACCTATAGCGCCCACAGCCAAGGCTGCTAATCCAACAGCTAAAGGACCACCACCAACAGCAGATGCTAAAAATCCACCAGTTAATGCACCACCACCACCACCAGAGGCAATTGCTCCAATAGTACTATCTTCACCTAATGCTCCACTGGCGGCTAAAGCAACACCAGCAATACCAGCGGCTTTACCTCCTACTCCAAGTCCTGTTTTAAATCTTTGTTGACGCAATCTGGCTCTTGTTGCTTTTCGCCCAGCATTCCTTGCTTTTTCACGTCTTTTTTGTTTTTCGTCTATATTTTTTCGATGTGCAAGTAGATTATCATTTGCTACTCCAGCATCTCTTACTAATTTAGGACCGTCTAATCTTACAGCGTCTTTTTTTGCTTTTCGATATGCAGCATCTCGTTGTTCGTGTATTTTGGTAATTCTATCAACTCTTGCTTGTTGTTTAACAAAAGCTGGAGATGTTGTACCACCAAATGTTGATTGTTCAATACCTGCTAATACGCTTTTTTCTTGTCTAAGTTTTCTGCCAGATTGAACAGCTTGCTGTCCTGTAAAATATTCTCTACTTGTTTGATGAGATGCTTTAATAGCAGCATCATAAGCAGCCCGAGCTTGTTTATACAAACCCGCATCTTTTTTATCTGGTTTAGCTTGACCAGGAGAAAAAAGTTTAGGCTTATTAAAAACTTGGTTAAAACTACTAACACGATGACGAAGACTTGGTGTTCCAGGTTTTCCAACGGTTCCTGTAATAAAATTACCATTAACGTCTCTTTTTCCAGCGATACCTGTGCCGCGAGTACCAGGAATAAGATTTTTAAGACCTGGAATTCTAGTAGCACCAAAAGCTAACAAAGCAGGAGCCAAAGGAGCTAAAGCACTGATAACTTTTAAAATTGTTGATGCAAGACTTTCCATAGTCTTAATAAATATTTGAATTTCAGAGTTACTGGCAAGTGTCGCAATAGTATTAACAAATTCGTTTCTTAATTTTGCTAATCTATTTTCTGTACCTTCTGCTGCAATTCCAGCGTCTCTAATAAGTTGGTCTGGAGCATCTCTTAATAATTGAGCGGTCTTTAGAGCAACTTCTGGACCACCAGCAATAGCAGCATGAGCGACAGGTAAACGACGAACACCACCAACAGCTTGGCCAATTTGTGCTCTTCTTCTATCACCGGGTTTAAGTTTAGAAACAACAGCGTCTAATTTAACCAAAGCTTCAGTAGCACCAACAAATATATGTTCGCCGTTTTTGCCAACTCTTTCTAAATTAATACCAAATTCTTTTAAAGCATTACGAGTAGATTGTTTTTGCAGTCTAGTAATAATAGTGTTTAAAGAACGCGCAACTTCGTTAACAGGACGACCAGAATGAGTAGCAGCAATACCAATCAAAGCCATAGTTTCAGCAGCATCACCACCAGAACTTTTAACCGTATTACCAAGAATAGTTATACCTTCAGACAAACCCTGAACATCAGCAGAAGTTGTTTTAGCTGTTGTAAGAATCTGATTAAAAGCTTTTCTAGCACCATTTTCTGTAACACCAAAAATCTTATTCAAGGTAACATAAGTGGTGGCAAGTCTACTAACGTCAGTAACTTGTTTATTAACATCTAGTTCAGAGAATAATTTGACTAAAGAAACATTAGCGTTCAAACCTGCTTGTTCCACAGTAACTAAAGCTTGTGCTACTTTACCAGCATCAGCACCTACACGAACAGATTGACTACGAACCTCTTTATTAATTTTTGTGATATCATCACTACTAATGCTTGTACCACGGATTTGACCAATAGCTACAAACTTAGATTGTAATTGAATATTTTTTGTTATAGCATCATTAATTAATTGTACGGTTCTATAAAAAGCAAACGAACTAACAATAACGGTTTTAAGTCTGCGTGTATAATTACCCCAAGCTGAGTTTCCAGCATTAACCAACAAACTCTGCTGAGTTAATGCGGTATTACTTCTTTTTATAGAAACAGTTTGAGATTTAAATGCCTGATTAGACCTATTGATAGATTTTTGCTGAGCAGTTAAAGTTTTGTTAGCAGCAGCACTAGCTGTAGACACTCCCTTAAGTTCACTAGTAAGACCACGTAATGCTGCTTTATTAAACTGGACATCTGCCTTTAACACAACTCCTTTGAGTTGGTTATTAATTTGTGCCTTAACTGCTTTAACATTAGTTGTAGAAGGTGCTTTTAACGCTAAGTGTGCAGATATGATAAATGGTTTAGCCATATTAGCCTCATACTAGTATAATAAAAAAAGGCAGACCACTAGCCATCCTTCAAGGAAAAACTAGTGATATACCCATTAAACTGTCCAATTATTTTGCGGAACTTTTTGCCTTCTTTTTAGACTTAACTTCCGGTTGTGTTTTAACTTCTTCTTTTGGTTCTTCTGAGATTTCGGGTTTTACAACACCTAAGTCATCTTCAAAATTGCCGTACTCTTCAAAGTTGTTGTCAACTACGTTGCCTTCGATGTCAACTCGTTCGCCTTTGTCGTTAACAACATACCCTTCGTCGTCAACTAGCTTTCCATCAATATCTACTTTATGTCCTTCTTTATTAACGAGATTTAGTTCGTCGTCAACAAATCCAAACTTACTTAGAAAAATGTTTTCTGGGAGTTTCTTTTCCCAGTCATTGTCTAAGTCGTAAATCAACATACTTAGTTGAGATGCCGCTTGAGAAGCATACGTTTCAGACTGTTTACTGTGGTATGCTTCTACACTATCAAATACTTTCTCGCCCTCTTCGTCTTTAACACAGTGAGATACCAAAAAGTCAAACTTTGCGTCTTCACAAATAGATTCCGCAGTTAACCCTTCGTGTTCTCTCATGATACTACTAAGAACAGTGTGTTTGATAACGTCTCTACGAATGTCAATAGCAAGTTCTTTGGCGGCAGATATTTTGTTTAATCCCGCCTTTTTGCCTTGTCGTAGTTTCTCGCGATTAGTAGCAATAGCCAATTCGAGTTTGTCTAACTCTTTTTGCTGGTCATTGTCCCACAATCCGCGATTTGTCATGTGCTCTGCTAACTCTTTTTTCCACAACGCACCCGAACTAGTACATTGTTTGAACGTAGCACTTGCTACGATTTGTGCTTCTCGTAAAAGTTTTGGCGTAGGTCTTGTAACATAAACTGTAACATCTTTACCTTCGCTGTCCTGAGATTCTACCTTAATTCTGTTGCGAGCCATCTTCTTTGTTCTCCACCCTTTCTAAATTCCTAACTGGTAATTTTAATTGATAACGAGTCCACTCTACGTTATAATTTTCTAACTCTTTCCTAAGACTTCTAATTTGTGCATTGCCGTTATCCAAAATACGCTGTCTGACATCTTCATACATCTCTTTGAATTCAACTTGTTCTGGCTGTAATTCGCCGTTTTCGTCTTCCCATAAGAATGAAAATTTCTTTTCCACAGCATCTAAGGCACCAATCATCGTAGTTGTTATTTTTTTCTTGATGATTTTTTCTAACCTATCTTTGGAATCTTGGTTGTATTTTAAATCACGTTCTTTTTCTTTTGCTCTTTTAGCTTGCAAAAAGGTGATTATATTGTCTGGTCTATTGTCCATTATTTTTGTCCTTTTACCATTTCGTTGTATGCCTGCGACATAGCTATTGACCTATCCCGCTGAACATCTGGAAACTCTTGTTGTTTCATCATTCCTTTTTCTTCTAGTAAGTTCATTCTTTGTTGTAGAATAGAACGACTATAGTCTGTATTTAAGTCATAAATCTTATCAGCATCGTCTTGAGTGTCAACTTTAACATATTGTTCTGAGTGGTTGCTGAGTTTAGATTCTGCCAATCTTACGTTTCTTTGCCCGTCTCTGTCTTTCTTTTGTGATATTAGCCAACCATCCAACATGTCATCGTCATCAAATACGTCATCTGCTGGAGCGTCTGGCGACTCTTTAATGTTGTCATATAGACTAGACCACATAACTAATCGTTGTTGGTCCATTGTCATTTCACAAGACGGAATGCCAAAAACTTCAAAATTCTTACCAGCAGTCCACGTTAAATCCCAAGGTGAACTTCTGGCTAGTTCTCGAATCGTAGCTTCTTCTACAAATGACTCATTAAATTTATTTAACACAGTCTGTATAGAAATATTATACCAATTACATCTTTTGTTGCTATGTAGGTGATATGTACTGTTTTTTAAATAATGTACTATTTTAGCTAATGTTGCTAAACCGTGACATGTCATATGGTCAAAAGCGTGCAAGATTCTATTCAGTCTATTGTATTCGTCTTTTGCTACTTTAAGATACTTTCTAACTCTTGCTTTTTGATTGCTGCGAAAATAACTTTTAAACAGTTCAACTTTCCAATATTCAATATGGTTTGGCAAAACATCGTCTATTTCGTTTTGCTTATCCTCTGACCACATATCTTTATCTATCAAAACAGCTTTAATGCCCGTATCATCATAAACATTCTGATTTAAACATTTGTTATATTCTATTTCGTAAATAGCTTGTGCTTCATACATTAAGTCTTTATTTGGTCTGTTAACCTTAAGTATGGTCTTTCTATATGGAATTAACAAAGTACCAGAAGTGATTCTAGCAATCAGCAATTCTTTTTGCCTAAAATTCATATACCTTCCTGTAAGTTCCATAAAAAAACCAGCTTGACTGTTAAGCCAAACTGGCTTGTGTTATTAGTTATTAACTCCAGGGTTTTGGTCCTGAGTAATTGTTAAGTCATTAAAAGTGGTATAACTATAACTATTAGTGTCGTTACCACCACCAGTATCACCACCACCAGATGTTACACTAGATAGTTTGTTTTGAGTACCAAGGTAGAACAATGTTGAGTCTTCAAGCTTAACTTGAATAGTATGAGCACTTAAGTTGTTACCATCAGCAAGAACACCAGCTTCGGTAGCTTCAATTTGGTCACCAGTTGTTGACAAAACTTCAATTTCTGTGGTTACTTCAACAGGAAATGTAACAAATCTGAAGAATGGTCCACGTCTACCAAGTTCGTTCAAAGCTTCACGACCAAGGTCAACACTAAAGGTAACATTCTGAACGTGAGCACCATATACGTCTACTGTCTTGTTGTTTGTACCAGAAGAAGAAATACCTGGAATACCATTTGTTCCACCAGGAAGCAAGGTTTCGGTTAGTTGACCAAATACAACATTTTGTCGTCTTTGAACACCGCCGTTACCAGAATCTAAAGCTAGAGGAGTATCAGCATTATCAAACAAAGAACCACTGAAAGTATATGCGGCAGACAACCATGTTTTATCGTTACCAACCAAACTCACAGATTCAGTGCAGTTACCTTCAGTCGGGATTGTATATGTTAAACTATTAACGTACATACCAGACAAGTTAACTTGTGCAACTGGAACACCAGAAGCAGCATTTTGCGTATCGCCAAAAATACTCATAGCAACATTGGCTCTAGCACCTGAACGTCCAGAAAGTGTGTTACTTGCAGCATCTACAGTAGCCAAGTGGTAAAGTAATGGGTATCCATCCAAAACTCTTTCAACAGTCATTTCAATATCTGGAATATCTTCGATATTTTGATAGATAGAAATTTGACCATATTCAAACACTTGCTCTAGATTAAAGGTGGTTGTAATACCAGCACTTTGCACACCGTGAACTACAGCATGTGTAGAACTACCGTGTGGAGCAACTCCGATGGCTTTCACAGCCCAAAAAATACGATTATTGACCATTTAAGTTATTATCCTATAGAGATTTAGAGTATTTATAAGTTAAATAATTACAAATTTTTCTAATTAAAAGTTATGTTTGAATAATTGGATTTACAGAAATACCAATCAGTAAACAAGTTATCTATTGTATTATACACCAAGGAGACCTAAATATCGGTCAAAACAACATGAGTCGTCATATCCACAGATGTGGTGTACACATTATGGCTTAACCACTGTCCATTACTGAAGTTCGAGTCAGAAAAAGTCAATTTTCCATATTGGATATTACTTCCGGTATCTCTGTAACCTCCTACTCCGCTATGACTTACTAGCTTAGGATATGACATCGCTCCAGAAACCCTATCTCCATTGGCATCAAGAGGAAAAACATCATCATCTGCCATTCTATCAGGGTCAAACATGAAAATAGTCTTTTCTGTCTGATGGCCAATAATGTCTGCTATTTTTTGGGCTTCTTCGTCGTTTTCTGCAATAACGTGAAAAATTACGTCAGTCCACACATTTTGAGCAGAACCTAATTGGTATGGGGTATATTCTCGTCTTGGAGTTATTTCTACTGCTACCATCGGCAAAGGAAGTCTGGTTTGTGCTAATTGTGACCACTGACCACTACTGCTAACATAGTCAGATTCGTCTACTCTGTAGGAACGGGTTTGGATTTCTCTTAACCACGGAACTGCTCTAGCATCGCGGAATTTAACCCACTTATGACTAAATTCCAAATGAACATTACTAGTCAAGGCAATTGCAGTATCAAATACTACTCTTCCTTCTAAATGGTTAATATAGTATGTACCACTACCTCTTGGGGTAAATACATCATCTACAAACACGCCAGATATGTCAATGGGCTCAGATTGTGTTGTTCCGCTTTGCCATACCCAATCGCTTTGATAACCTTCCCAAACTGTACCAGACGTAAATCGTGGGTCAGCTATTGGACGTAAGGTATGTCTTGTTCCGCCATATGCACCAGATGTTGGCACTGTAATATTCATAAAATTACCGGCGTTTAAGAATCCCCAGTCAAAAAATTCAATTAAGTTTATTTTTAGCTTTTTCGACAAGGTAGAATCACCAAAGTCAGAGAAGCCTTTTAATGTGTCGTGTGTAGCCATTATAGTGCTCCTAAGAATTTTTCTACAATGATTGCTCTAACATGTGCTTTAAAAACTCCGTCTCTTGCATTAAGAGAACGTGTAACCCAGTTAGAATTAACAGTACCAGCATATTTAGAAGGAACTCGCCAAGACCTGGAATCATTAAAAACCATAATCGCCTGTCCAGAACGTCCTGAACCATCACGAAAATCTATTCTAAAATCTTGAATAATAAGTTCATTACCTCTAAATAACAACCAATTTAACCAAGGTAAATGGTCTCCTTTTTTGGTATCTACAATAGCAGGAGCAGTAAGTACTGTTTCGTCTAAATCGTTAACAATACCAACTGTTATACCAGCGCCTGTAATTTTACCTTGTTGATTAACATGAAAAGGTTTAGATGTTACTGTGACTTGATTAGCAATCATATCTACTATTTTATCAACTCTGGATGATGCTGTCCCTTTAGGAAAACCAAAATGCCCAATCAACGCACCAGAAGTTAAAGCTATATATGTGGCATGTGATGTAAGATATAAAGGAATTACTTCTATAAGACGTTGCTCTATTCTATTTGCGGTATGAACTAATATATCGTTAATGTGGTCTACAAGAGCAATAGTTGCTTTAATTCTAAAACTTTTGGTACTTTCAGTAATTTGTAATTCAACTTTTTTAACCATATTATACCCTTTCTAAATAAGCAATAAAATACTTGTCTTTTCCAAAACCGTGTGGATATAATTCTCCAGAAAGAGCGAATCTTAATTTTCGGTTGTTCTTATCGTTAACTAAAACGACTTCATTAGCCTTAATTAACTTATCTGCATCTGATGCGTACCCAATGACTTGCACTGTTCCTTCTGGGTAGTTGATATTGTCGCCAACCTTTATCCACTTAGGAGTTCTCCAATAGACACGAAGACTAATTTCTTCAGTAGTTTCTGTCTCTTTATATCCTTGTCCTCCACATAATGGACAATTCCCAAAAGTGAAAGACATTGGACCACCTGTTTTATATACATTTGTACTTCCCCAGTTGCTATAAATACAATTAATACAAGCTGTTCTAAGAGGAGGATATACTAAAGTACATGAGTCAGCAACTCTACTAGACATCAACGCATCAATTGCGTCATGATAAATAGTAAAAATGTCATCTGGAATTGAAAATGCCATATGTTCCTCTAACTAGTGTAATAAGTAGTGTCGTCAAATCTATCATGTTTACTTAAAGCAATACCAGACACAGAAATTGTTTGTGCAAATTCTGGAGCTAAGGTATCACTGTTGCCGTTCATATCAGCATTTACTATAGCATGTCCTTGATTAATGTCGTTGCCAACAATAGGTTTGCCAATTACGTCTGATTGAAATTGTCCAGCCATTATATTCTCCGATTACTCGTAAAAATACGAGATTATTAGCGAAAAGGACCAAATCTATGGTCGTGGTGTGTATTGGTAGTTGTATATGGAGCAAGAACAGATTCACCAGGACTATTACTACCTGCTTGATGTTGTAGTTTTGCGTTGTTATAATTGTCACACATTTCATCAAGTTGTTCTTTAAGTGCATTATATCTTCCTTTAGTATCAATAGTCGAAAAACCATCAACAACTCTAAAGGTTTCAACAGCAGCTTTTTTACATTCTCCGGTTAAAATAATACAAGCAGCTTTTATACTAACTAAATTAACAAATCCGTCATCAATACTTGGAGTAGTTGGGTCTGGAGTAATTGCTCTAGTTGCAATATTCAGCGTATATGTATTGTCAAAATCAACATCGTTTTGTACAAACTGAGCGGCTATAACAATAACTTGCTCGATTTGTCCTGTACTATATGTGCTTCCATCTAAATCATTTACTAACCAGCGTATCATATCTGGTATCATATCATGCCAACTCATAGTCATCTCCTATTCGTTACATATTCTTAAGATACCGTCACCAATTAATATCTGAGAAAGACTAGTAGTAATCGTATGTTCAATACGGTATCGTTTACCATTAGTCCCACCAGCAACATTAAAAGTCACAGTTTGTCCAGAAATTGCTACACTTGATATTGTTAAATCGGTTGAAGTATCTCCGTTTAAATACTTCTGAGTAGAAGAATCAACTGAAGATATAGTCTCTGCACTGGTCATTAAATTAGAAAAATCCATAGTAAAAGAACGTGTCTCACCAGATTGTTTTTCTAATTCTGTTACAATTTTTGTACTACTCATTACCTACCTCCAAATTATGCAGAACTTCCAGTTGCTCTTAATGTGTAAGTAGTCTTAGCAGGAGCAGTACCAGCAGCTAATGTAAGTTTAAGCCAAATGCCAATATGTGATGCAGCAGCAAGGTCAGCAGTTGCAGCGTCTAATTCATCTGCAAGTGCTTTGTTAGCACTGTCAAAACCACTACTACCAAGGTCAGTCCCGGTCGGAGCAGTTGTTCTATCGGTACTTGTACCAGTATCGTCAATAGCGTCTTCAAGTGCAAAAGTCACATTCCCAGATGGGTCTGCGTTTTCTTGAATTTCAGCACTTAACAAAGACAAGGTAGCATGGTCGTTTTGAACAAAAATCTTTTCATAAAAATCACGACTAGAACCAGTAGATACATCAGCAGACACATCATAAAAAGGTCTACGTAAAGTTGTAATACCAGCTTCCATAGTACCAATTGCGGTATAAGTAGGATTATTATTACGAGCAACCGTAATAGTGCCAGTGGTTGTACCACTTAAAGTTACTTTTAATATTCTTTCAAAAGATTGTGCAGTTGTCACTCTAGTTGTACCAGTAAGTGTTTCAGCCTCACTAACAATACTACCACCACTATCGCGACCATAAATAGTAACGGTTTGTGTAGTATCACCAGCATTATCGCTCACAACAGAAACAGAATCTGTTGCTGCAATATCTGTAAACACAACTTTAACAGCGGTGTCAATTGCCCCACCTTGTGTGCCACTATCTGATTCTTGCATGTTAGCACTACCATATACAACAAGGTCTGTATCAGCAATAGCCATATTTATATTCTCCTATTATTTTGTGAAAGTCCAAGTAGTTGGTCTTTCTTCAAGTATTGATGATTTATTTCTATCAGCTAAATCCCAAATATTAACCCTGGTAGATAATACCCACTGATTATTTCTACTTCCTAACGTCCAAGACGTTGTGCGACCACCAAGTATCCAATCTAAAGACTCTCCAGGTATACCCAAAGCGTCTGATAAATGAGATACAGGTATAGTACTATCACTATTTAATACCAATAGATTAGACACCAAAACTTGATTATCGCCGTTAATATCCAGTAAATAATCAATCGGTGTCTGAAAATCGGTAGTAACAACTGTTGTGTCAGCCAAATATGACACAGGAATACTAGAATCAGTATTTACATTTATTAAGTAAGATACAGAAATACCATTGTCTAACAACACATCTAAAACATGACCAAGAGACATGGTATTATCAATAGAGATGTTTAATAAATAAGACACAGGTATTTGTTTATCTGCGTTTATATCTAAAATATGAGATAAAGAAACACTAGAATCAGTATTTACGTCTAACAAATAATCAAACAGTGTTTGACCATCTGAAACTATATCTAAAATATGACCAAATGGTATTTGACCATCCGAAACCATATCTAACAAATGGTCAATTGGTATCGCAAAATCTGCCGAAATCGCACTTTCAGACAAATAAGACACTGGAATAATACTATTACCGTTAACATCTATTAAATGACTAAACGGTATGACCTTATCGCCATTTATATTTGAAGCATAACTAAAAGGTATAACTTTATCGCTGTTAACATCTAAGAGATGCTCAAGATTTATTACTTTATCAGAATTTATGTCTATTAAATGGCTAAACGGTATAGAATTATCGGAATTTACGTCAATCTGGTAATCAATATTTGTTAGATGGTCCGAGACTAGGTCTAATATATGACCAAACGGAATAGATTTATCTGTGTTAACGTCGATTTTATAACTGAGTGGTATATTTTTATCTTCATTGACTTGTAAAAGATGACCTATAGGAATTGAATAATCTTGATTTACATCTAGTATATAGCTAAAAGGCAGTTGTTTATCAGAATTTAAATCTAACGCATGTGATATTGGAATCTGAAAGTCTTGAAACACAGTAGTCGCACTATCAACTAAAGCTGATATTGGAGATTCAGATATTGAATGAAAACCTAGCATTAATTACCTCTTATAAAGCAGAGCCCATCATAAAAGTATTTGTTGTACCACCACCACCACCACCACCACCACCACCACTTTCGTCACTCAGTTCCCACGGAATCATTTCTGCCGAACTAGAATAACAATAAACACCCCCATAAAGTTGCGTATCAGGAGCATTAGTATCAGTGTATGGACCAATCGCATTACCATCATGAGAGCCTGAAACATCACTCCCACTTACGTCTGTAATCCACTCAACCAAATGGCTACCACCGCTCATCGAGCCAGAAGCAATGGTTGAAAACGTGCCAACAGAATTCAAGTTATGACACCTTAGATACCAATTACCAGACCACCAATACAACGTATAAAACCATTTTGTTCCAATAAACATCGGAGCGGGCATTCGCACAGCAGGACCAAGGGGAGTCGTCGTACCCCCTGCTATTACTGTCCCTGTGCAAGTATGGTCTCCGTCACTAACTCCTGTTTCGCAATGTATTGCTCTGTGACCAGCGCTCTCGTAAATCGAAATTGTGGAACTCATAAAGTCTGCTGTACAATTGTATCCTGTCCACATATTAACAGGGATTGACGCTGCTACCTCTGTTACGACCGTTGAGGGAGGTAAGGGAGGTCCATCGTCTGTATATTGGTCTTGAATCTCTGTCCAATCAAAACCTTTTTTTGTTTGTAAATATAACCATTTGCGAGCTTGAGTTAAGTTACTACGAAGGTCAGCATATCCTTGTTTTTTTCTAGTGATTACCTCTAAAGCGTGCTCTTTGGTGCGATGAAATCTTTCCCTGTAAAGAACATTACCATCAAAATAAATAGATGATTGTCCCCTTTTGTTTGGTTCAATTGGATTTGGACCCAAGCTATTACTAATGTCCGCACCTAATGTCATAGCCTCCCACAGTCCCTTTCCCATCTTATTTGCACGAATGTTTTGCTTTAAAGAAAAGTATGTGGATAGCTTACTACGCAAAGAACTTGTTATATTTATATTGGCTAAATCTCTACTTTGTCCAATATATTTGTATCTTGGAGGGGCAACAGCATTATTCAACATAGAAACTACTGCCCGATTTTCAGTAATAAATAACATAGATTTAACGCCGGGGTGGAACCCAGTGTCTTCTATATTGTTAGGAGTAGTCGCCTCTGCCATATAAAACTTCATTATTTAAACACCTCTAAACACTGCCCCATAATCCATGGGTCTATAACATTGTGTTTAATGCTTTCAAAAATTAAGTTTGCTTGCGAGTCTTCTAAATCTGCTTCACCTTTTAGGTTGACTAATTTAGAAATAATTAAAAATTTTTCATAACGTATGTCTTCATTGTCTTTTGAATTTGGTTTTCTTAGAGATTGAATAACAATATCTTTGACTGTTAGGTTTGCTAATATGTTTTTTTCTTCAAGTTTACCAACGACCCTGCAAATATTTTTTCCATCAATTTCAGTAATTATTTTATCGACATTATAATAGTCCATCTTTTATTCCTTACATATAACCTAAAGAGTATGTTCCACGATAGGTTGTTCCATCAAAAATAAAACAAACTATATCAGTTCCAGATGTTGATAAAGTAGGTGCCCCAGCAGTACCCCAATCAACACCCATAGGCCAGGAAGCTGTTCTACTACCTGTCATATCTTGCGTTAATATTAATGTAAAACTACCAACCTCTGCATATGTTGGGTCTGTAAATGTATAAGTAACATTTCCAGTTAGAGTTGATAATTGATAATTACTCAAACCCCAATCTATAGTGTCAGAAGTTCCACTGTTTCCGTTATCAAAATAGTCAAAACTAGCAGATTTATAAAACAAAGACTCGCCGTTTTGTTCAATACGAAAAGCTTCAGCTAATGTACCACCTTCTCCTGTATGAAAAGACAAATAACCATCGTCTTTATTTGTATTGTCAAAACCAGCAGCAAACTTAATTCTAGCAACTTCTGTGGCATTCCATTCTGCGCTTATTTGATACAATATGTCATCAGCAGAAGCACGATTACTATCTGCTGTCCACACACAATCTTCATCTCCTGAATAAATATAAAACCTATCAGAAGCATCAGGAACAGAACCAAAACCAATATTTTCGTTACCCATGTCCATTGTAAAAATATTAGTATTTCTAGCGCTACCGCTATCAAGCGTACTTCCGTGTCTAATCAAACCGCCGTCAACATATACTCTATACCACTTATCGTCAGAAGCACCACCATTATCTATTAAGTTTAAACTAGCAATATCACCTTCTGCAACAAAACCACACTCATAAGAAGCGTTGTTTATATTTACCCAAGTTCTATTACTTCCAGATGCCCAACTAGCTAAATTTTGCGGGTCAGTACCACCAAGACCTAAACTGCCCTCACTGCTTAATACACATAATTTATCAGCAGGACCAGTACTAAACACAGTCAAGGAACCAGTAAAACTAACTAAAGCATCGGCATTACTACTCTGTAAAACGGTTGTGCGAGACAATGTGTCTGGAGTAGCGTCTGTAACAGTTCCAAGACCAACTTCCCAATCTGTTCCGTTGGTTATAGCATAATAGGTTATATTTGTAGTCCCAACACCAGCAACAAACGTTTGGAAACCAGTAGCAGCACCATCTAAGTCTAATGTACCAGTCCCAGTAGTAGCACTGGTTTCTTTAACTCTATCAGCAATTACTAATGCCATAGTACTACTCCATATAATAAAAAAACCTGTGGCAGCTAGTGCCACCACAGGTAATAATTTATTTTACCTAGTATATAAACGTTTGATTAGAACGAACCTAGGATAACACGTCTGTTGTCAAGTACAGCAAAACCTAGTTCAGCCCAACCGTAGAAACCAGCACGCTGGAATCTATGCAAAGCAGGGTCACTAAAGATGCTTACTTCTTGCTTAACAGGCATCAAGAAGGAATCATTAGCAGAAAGGTCAAGACCAACAACCAATTCAAGGTCAGAACCTTGGATACTAGCACCAAGCTGGTTGGTGAAGTAAAGTTGATATTCTTGGTTTTCACCAAATTCATCCAAGTCATGCAAGTTAATGCCGAATACGCGAGTGATTGATGCACTGTTATCACTTGCCATGAAAATTTCACGACGGGTAAAGTCATCAACTTGGTCAAGACCCCAGTTGCGAATGTCTTCCAACATTTCAGGCGAACCGTAAAGGTCAGTCAAACGACCACGACGAAGGCTACCAGTGTTACCACCAGCATTACGTCTCATGATTGTTTTCATCAAACTTACCAATCTCTTAGTAAATTGACCAGCAGTAGCATCACCATCGAAAACCAAAATGTTACGGTCAGCACCAGCACTCAAGAGTGTATGCCATCCACTATCATTGACTTTCTTAACGAAACCACCTTCCATGACTTGCAAAGCGCGAGCAACAATATCCCAGCGGCCTTCACGAGCATAGCGAAGCAACCAGTCGATACTTGAGGTAATTCCAAAAGTAGGAACTTGAACGTAGTCACCTTCGACTTGACGTTCAGGAATACGACCGTTACCAGGATTGGTATAAGCAACATGGTCATCTTCTGTACCAGGAGCTAAAAGGTCAAGAGGAAACTCTACAGAAGTTCCAGGTTCCATAACCATGGTTTCGTAGATATTACCCAAGACATCTCCGACCAAAACGCCTTCACGAAGAGGCTTTTCTAAAGCAGATGCCAATTCAGCTTGTGCTTTCAAGGCAATAGCTTGGTCAGTTGCGTGACCAGACTGACGGATTAAGTCAAGTGTCACGTCATCAGGTCTTTTAAAAGTATTAGTTGTCATTATAAGATATCTCCCTTATATATTAACTATTATCGTAACAAAAGTTACGGAAGGTTGACAGACACTTTAGCAAACCCAAGTTCGTTTATAGTACTATGAAAAGTACCAATCTTAGGACTAGCAGCAGCACCAGTGTTTACGTTAGTAATACGGCCTTCAGCGCCAAGATATGCACCTTGACCGGCAGTAACGGTAATACCAGAAGCTAAGTGGTCAGTAGTAACTTGACCTTTAACAAGAATGGTAACTTTACCACCCTGTTGTCTTTCTTCTTTGTGCCAGTTTTCATGTTGGCGAGTCAAGTCAAGGTTAACAACCTCACTTAACAAGATACCAACAGGAGTAGCACCAGACGGTGAAGTGTCGTAATGGACAGCTTGAACACTTTGGTCCATAGCAGCACCAGAACCAGCAGTCAGAACAGAAACCACACCACCACGGTTAGCTGTTTGATTCATGAAATAATCGATACTTGTATCGATTGTTACTCTATCAGGTTTTAAAGCCATTATTAATTTCTCCCTTAAATAAAAGGTTTATTCTTCTTCGTTCTGTTTGATAGAAGCAGTTGATTTAAGAACCGTACCTTGTAACCACGATGCAGCAGCCTTTCTAGCACTAGTAGTTGCATCTTCGCCACCAGCAGACATGTCAATATCACCTTCTTCTTCTTTAGCGTCTTCCAAACCTGCTTCTGCATTTTCTGCATCATCAGATTCTTTATCTTCTTCAGAAGCTTCAGACTTATCTTCTTTTTTATCTTCGTCTTTTTTGTCTTTTTTGTCGTCTTCTTTTTTAGCTTCGACTTTCGGCAAAGCATCAACAAATTCAGCAAAGACTTCTTCAGAAACTTCAGCGAATTTCACCAAAACCTCTTCTTTTCTTTCATCAGAAAGACTAGTAGTTGCCAAAGCAGCCATACGTACAGCTTGTTTAGCTTCTGCTTTCATGTCTTCCAATTCTTTCGCAATACCTTCGTTACTTTTGTTTGCTTCCGCAATTTCAGTATCCAAAGCTTGAATGCGTGTTTCGTTTTCAGTGTTTGCTTCTTTTTGAGCAGCAACACTACTTTCTAACTCCTGCTTGTCATTAGTAAGACTAGCAACAGAATCTTTCAATTCTTTGACTTCTTGTTCAACAGCTTTTTGGGCAGCTACTTGAGCAGCACTTTCGGCTTTTTGAAGTTTGTCTTGCAAAGCATTGAATTCGGCTTCTGTATAAGTTCTATCAGCCATTAAAATTTCTCCTTTGTTAGTATGTTGAATATCATCTAATGTCGTTTTTGTAGATGCACTAATAAAATTAGATACGTCTTTTCCAGCATTTAAAATGACGCTTCCTGGGTTAGCAGGATTGTCAACTAAACCTTTACCACTAAAAGTAAAACCCTTAAGCAAACGACCAATAGTATAACCATTGAATTTGCCTTCTCCTCCGTATGCACGAAGGTGTTTTGTTAGATATGCTGTTTCAGCATTTCTCGCAATCGTATATTGACTATTGTCAGGAGCTATTACAGCGTAATCAAAATCAAAGAACAAACATTCCATGGAAACAAACCATTTGCCTTCTTGAATTTCGGCAATAATCTTATCCATTCTTTCTTGTAAGTCTTTGTCTGACCAGTGCGTGTAAAGTACAGCACCAACAATGATATCAAAATCGTTAGGAACTTTATCTACTTCAGATGCAGTAACTTCAATCCCGTCTTTTCCAAAAATCGCACTTGATGTTATATGTCCAATAATATCAGACTCATCATGCATAAAATTAAACTGCTTATCCACAGGTGTGTTTCTAGCAGCAAAAGCATATTCTTTAGAAAAAACGTCATCATTAAGATTCCAACCTAAAGACACAAGTACCGTATTAAGATAATATAAGTCTATTTGATTGGGATTTGCTTTAGCCAATACCTTTTTGAATCTCAACCAATATTTCCTGTCAATATCAACTTGGTTGGGTTTGGTTTTAGCAACATTAGCTTTGGAGGTAAATGCTATACTGGCATTGGACTTAATAATATCAGTCAAGCCAGCGTCTACTTCGGGTTGGTAAACCTTCATATCGTTAATTCTCCAATAACTCTCTCATATTGATAATACGCCAAACTATTCATAAGTCTTAAAAAACTACCTATTTACACTCTTCTTCGCCTTCGTTTATAAGAGCAAAAATACTACTTTGAATTTGTCTAGATTCGTCCACACTAGGTTTACGCCCCTGATTTGATATGAATTGTCCCATTAAAACATCTTGTAAACTAGCTATAATGGGGTTATCAACTGGACATTCTTTGCTCAAAAGGCTATACACCAATTCGGCGGAAACTTCTTGATATGGCTGTAGATAGCACAATATACCAAACTTAATCTTTTCAGATTCAGCAAACTCTGCTTTAGTCAAACTCCTAACATTCTTTTTGCCATAAGCGTTTAATAAAGCGGGAGTTACAAGTTCTGAAACAGCCTTTTGTGCCTCATTTCCCCATATAAACAAGTCCACAAACGCTTTTGTTCTAGGTTTAGCTGTTGGTTTAGGCTTGCGTTTTTTGGTTTCTGTCTTATTTTTAGGTCTGCCACCAGAATTGGGGTCTCCCTTTGGTTTTGTTTCTGGTTTGCCCTTGTTTACCTTAATCTGCATATCTAACTGTTGTTCTAGTCTGGTTTGTTCACCAGTCTTTTTCTCTTCAAGTTGGATACCCAATTCAGACGGAGCTACGCCACCACCATTAAGTAAGATTTTCTTGAGTTCTTCAGTATTTTGAGGATTGTGATAAGGACCAGCTTTAAGACTTCTAGTTCCATCAACACGTTCTGTATCTTCTTTTTGTTTACGCAAGTTTTCAATCTCTGGATTAAGATTAAACCTAGCAACTACAGACTCTTCACATATAACATCCATACCTAATAGCTGTATAAGTAAAGCCTTTTCAGCAGCTTCATCTGCTAAGATAATACGGTCATATCGTATAGTAGGAGCATGGTGAAAGCCCATAGCTTTTTGAACTCGCACAACCTCTTGTTGCCAGAATTCGTTGAGAATAATACGACCATATTCCAATCTCTCGATAAGGGTCTTCAAGGAAATGAAGTTATTAGTATTAACACTCGCATTTGAACCAGAACGTAAAGCAGGCGAAATACCCAGTCCATCATAGACAGCATCTAAAGTAGGTTCGTACTTTTGTTTACCTAGGAATTTGTGTACTTCACTACTAGATTCCGTAAACTTAAGTTCCGGTCCCCAAACTAAGTCAATAGGTCCACCACCAGCACTATTCGCTAGGATATTACGCAATTTGTTGATATTAGCCTTAGTAGGTAGAATACTGTTAACACCGTCAAGATGACCCAAACTCCACAGGCGAACCTGAGATATAGCACCGTCCAATGCGGATAAGTCGGCCAATTTCATTTTATCCAGCATGATTAGGTCAGACAAAATAGAATAGGTCATTGGATGAGCCCAAGACTGCCAGTCGTCTTTTTTGTAGTGATAAACAGAGATTTGGTCATTATCAAGCGGAATCATACGCTTGCCTTTTGAGAGTGCTTCTCTGATGTCTTTCGGTAGGCTTTTTAATAGCTCTTTAGTACCAAAACCTTTATTGCCTAACCTGTTAACATTATTGAAAGCCATTTTTAGAGCATTGCTAATAAGTAATGCATACTGTGGTTTCCCTGCAAACATAGCAAGTTCACCACCAATAATCTCAATTGTAGTCGGACTAATAAAAGAGTACTTTAAAGGAATGTAATTTTTCCTTACAGATACTTCTTCAAATTTGATATCATCAGCCGCTCTAGCTCTTTTCATACGACTGGCTTGATTTTTAGTAATATGTCCTTCTCTGCGTTTAACGACTACATTTCCCGCACGATATAGCATATTTAGAAAGCGTTCAGAACGTTCCTTTCCTTTGACTTTTTCAAACCATCGGTTATAAAAATTCTCAACTGACTTATTAGGGTGTTCCAGACGGATTCCCTGACACGCAAAGTCTGCCATAAGGTCAATAACATTGCGAATAATACCCACACGGTCATATGATGCCATGCAGGTTTGTATGATTTCTCTATGTTCTGTTGGAATTCTACCGCTTGGACGATAGTATTCGTAATCTCCGCGATTGTAGTCACTTCTGACCGAAATATTGGTATCTACACCAACAAAAGTACGACCTTCTTGTGTGTGACCAACAGCGTGGTTGTCTTCTACATAATCGTTGTTATTAGCAAAAGCTTGTGCCATGTGTGAGTCAGGGTCTGCGAAGACATACATTTCATCTTGTTTTTTGTTTCTTGCCACGATTTACTCCGTATAATATGTAATCCGATTGTAATCTGATTGTTTGCCTCATCAATAGTATTATACTCCACTGCGTGCCGCAGACTGCTAAAAGTACTTAAAGGAAAAATATTAGTGTCGGAATTTACCAGAACAGTATCTGTCTCATAAACATTTGTCTTTTCCTCATTATTCTTACTATAAGAAAAGAACTTCTTCTGAATACTTGGGAGTGTTTTGTTGATAAAAATCCGATTTCTATAATTTGTTCTCTTGAAGTAGATTTTTTGCTTAACACGCACTATTTATGGGGTTAAGAAAGGTTTTATTATTAACAAGAACAAAATAATCTAGGACGATTTATCGTCCTAGTATACATCTTTCATCTTTTCGGTAAACCACGCGGGTCCAATGTATCCAGCGTCGTTTTTGTCTATTTTCAAATTACCATCGTCAGCCCAACCTCCACCCATATCATATCTTCTAGCCTCTGGAGCACGCTGAATACCTCTGGCTATAGAATTAGCTACAACCAGTGCAGAATAGCGGTCTTTTCTCATTCTGCCTTTTTTATTGCCTGGAAGCTTAATTTCTGGAGTATCCCACTTATCTCGCCCACTTGGCGTTTCTGTCATTGTAATAATAGATAACTCATTTTTAAGTTCTTCTATTTCCATCATACAATCTTCTAAAGTATCAAATGTACGATTATGTTGCTTATCTTGTGCTGCTGATAGTTCTATACTAACAGGGTCAAAGAAAGGAAACAATATCGCCCTATCTTCAAAGTCTTTACGAAGACCATGATTAGCGTCTGATGTCCAGTTGGCGTTTGCAAACTCTACGGGATAAACACAATGGTTACCAGAATATCCATCGGTAGGTTCTTCTTTTTCTGGATTAATCCAAGGCCAAAGTTGTGTCTCTCCTTCTTGTATCTTATCCTTATCACTTAAACCTTCAATTACAGCACGTCCACCACCTTGAGCATCGATTCCAATATGGTCAGTAGGAAATCTTTTCATAAGGGTGCGGATTTTACGACAACAGTACGAATAAAAATCTGCCTCTTGAGTTAAACCTAATTTCATCTTTTCTGTATGGTCTTTCTTATTAGTTGTCCATACATAAATAAGTCTTCTATGTTCTGGTCTCATTTCCATAATAATAATAGAAAAATTGTCAACCTGTGAAGCTGGGTCAATTCCGTATACATATCTCATATTATGATTACCATGTAATGTAGCATTGAACATAATATCATTTTCGCTATGAAAAGATATACGATTGTCAGGACTTACTACACAAGACTCAACAAGAGAACGTTTAAAGAATCCATCGCTATCATTTGAGAACGAATTATGAACAGTAGCATTCAATAAAGAATATGAATTATCTACATCTACTTCTAAATTATATAGTAATCCATCATATTTAATTAATTCTTTTTCTGTTATTGGTAATAATGTTTTTTCTCCATCATTAAAAATCTTTTGTGGTTGTTTTTTTTCTGGTTCTCTAGATAGAACACCATAAAATTCAAACATAAAATCTCTGAAATTTTTACCACTAAGTTTCAAATAATATGCATTTTCTTGTGTGCTCTTCATAAGAGACGATGAAATATTAAAATATGACAATACTAATCGTACCTGATTTAATAAAGATTGACTCACAGAACTAGCAGATACCCATTCAGAATTTTTGATACTCCGTATATGTCCATCACCGTTCCAGTATCCTTCTACAAAACCCCTCATAAAATCTTCATTAGAAAATAAAATGTTGTGTTTTACTAATTTAGTAAATGAATTACCAGGACATATGTATTTCATAATATCAGCAACTAATCTACTATTAATATTAATAGATATTGTATTTTTTTGCTTAATATATGATTTACCGTGAAAACCAAATACTTTAAATATAGAGTCTAAAAGTTGCTTCTGATATTGAGTATCTTTATGTTCATCTAAAGCAAATTCTGCTTGTTTTCCATTACTACCAATACTGCCTTCTGCTGCATAATATCCAATAATAAGACCAAAATCATAATCAAGAGGAACAATATTAGGTATACTATTTTTAGGAATATTTCTATTTTTTTGCACATAAGAAACTACAGCTTGTGATAATCCAAACTTTTCTCCTAATTTGACCTGTGTTAATTTTTCTATATTGTTTCTAACTGCTCTTTGAGTTGTTATATTAAACGTACTCTTACTGCCTCTAGGATACAACCTCTGTCCGTTATATGTCTCTAAAATATCAGTTAATATTTTTCCTGGTATAAAGTATTTATCTCCATTTAATTCATTAAGATTAACAAGATTAGTGTTATCACACATATGAGACATCTCTATAAACTTGTCGTTTTTAATCCAGTAAGGATGGTTTGGCGAAGTCATTACTTCTTTATTATATCCTAGTGTTTTATATTTTATGATGTTATCATTATACTGTCTAAACATCTTTTTGGATACCGGCATAAATCTACCTTTATGTGTCAAAACTAAGTCTCCAACTTCAACATCTACTATCTTCTTAATACCTTTAGATGTAGTTATTAGGGTATCAGAAGTTTGACATGCTCCATATTCCATGTTGTAGATAGCAGAGTGGTTAGTAGCTCTAGCACGAGCAATCTGAGCGTCATCCATAAAGCCTTTAGGAACCTTTTCATAAGGTATGCGTATAACAGAATAGTCATGATGATTAACACCAATTACCTGTTCTTCTTCGCTAAGATGCCCAGCAATTCTTCTCATATCACCACCACTGCTAATAATGTCTTTCCATTTTTTCCAATACTCACAAAAATGATTAAAACTATAATATGCAGTACCAGAAATAACAATTTGGTTACCCATAACACTATCTAAACTATCGTCATACTCTACTGGTAGTTCAATCTTAATGTCGTGCTTTTTTTCTAGTTTTTTAGCTAACTCTTGAGCAGCACGTTTTTGAACGTTTGTTTTAGGGCTAGAACTAACAATAGCAAAACCAGCAATAACTCTTTCAAAAATATCACGACTAATAGACGCAAATTCATCAGCAAGAATATCATTAGCACGTTGACCACGAATCTTTTGGCCGTCACCAATCGGCAACGCCGTAGCTACGTTCTCACCTATAAAAACACGACACATGTCAGGACTAGTGCGGTCATATGCTCCTAAGTCTTTTAATATAGGAGCATTATTAATTGTGCTCTGCATGTACTCAAAGATGACCTTAGACTGACGGAAAGCAGCACCACAAATAACGACCTTACGAGGAGCAGGCATTAATAAGATACGCAACAGCCCATATATACCTAATATCCACGACTTTCCAAGACCACGACTTCCAATTAACATCGGAAATTTTCGATTCCACAACTCTCTAAGTATTAATGACTGCATAGGTAAAAGTTCTACGTTAAATATTTCTGAACAAACAAAAGAAAAATATTCTGGTTGTTGCATTAACCATGTAACATATAAATGTGGATTTTCACTAAGCTCAGAAGGTATGTCCAATAGAGGATTATATAACTTACTTTCATCTACAGTTATGTTTAACCAAGCGTCACCAAGTACTCTGTGTATATCTTCTTTGTCTTTAATATTAAAACGATTGTTTGCCATCTAACTCCCTCACAGCGTCTGTCATTAGTTCTATAGCTTTACTTTCCGCTTCGTCTCTGTTCATACAATAGTATGGTATTACGTCATATTTCATACATAAAGTATTAATACTTTTATATAAGAACTTACCGTTAACTCGTAATTTGTCCCACCTATTTCTAGGTATTTCAGACCCCTCTGGAAAGGTATCAAAACAAACCACAGGAAACTCACAAATAAGATACCTAAAACGAAAAGATGTCATTCTTTCAAATTCTCTTTCAAATCTGTATTTCAGTTTGCCAAGATTAGCAGCAACTTCACCAAGACTCTTTTTTCTCTCAATACATATATCTTTTTCGTAACCAACAACAGTGTAGTCGCCGGTCCTCAAGCCTTGAACAACCAAATGTTCACACTCGTCATGGAAAGAAAAATTCCATCCCGTCTGTTCTTTAGTATCTCGTATTATTTTCATTTTTTATCATTTACTATACGCATAAACATTGTAGCATAATGCTTTTCTCTGTTTTTAATTTTTTCATGACATTTCTTACCTAACGTAATTCCGTTACTTACTAAAAAACGTCCCGACACATTAGTAGAATAAGTTTTGATATGATGTACATGCAAAACACCACAACTGCCTTCACAGCTTGGCATTTGACATTTGTACTTGTCTCTTGCAAAAACTTGTTTACGCCAATTACGATAACCTAGGTCATCAGCACGTTTGTTGATACGCTGAAAGAATTTCTTACGTCGTTTTGCCACCTATCGGTCTCCGTTTGTTTTAATGTCACCTTCAACCATTATTTTAACAAGTTCTTTAAAGTCTATCTGTGGTTCCCATCCAAGCTGTGTTTTTATTTTATTAGGACTACCACACAAATAATTTACTTCTGCGGGTCTTTTAAGACCGTCGTCAATAACCACGTAATCTTCCCAATTGTCAATTCCGATACACTTAAAAGCCTCTGCTACAAATTCCCCAACTGTATGTGTTTCGCCAGTAGCAACTAAATAATCTTCTGGCTTATCTTGTTCCATCATCAGGCTCATAGCTCTAACGTAGTCTTTAGCATGTCCCCAATCTCGTTTGGCGTATAAATTGCCTAACCGAAGTTTTGGACACTTTGTAGACATAAATTCTCCACCAGGAGGAAATACATCATTATTTGTAAGAACCAAATCTTTATAACTTACGTTTTGCATATCAAACCAGTGTTTAAATCTACCAATCCATTTAGTAACCTTACGAGTAACAAAGTTCTCACCACGACGTTCACTCTCGTGATTAAACAAAATCCCAGATACACAATACATACCATAAGATTGTCTATACAAATTAACTAGATTATGTCCTACTAATTTGGCTATAGCGTATGGTGATTGTGGAACCATCTTTGTGTTTTCGTCTTGATATTTTTTACCATTATAAGCAATAATACTTCTGCTTAATTTACTATACGTTGGTTCTCTATCAAACTGGTCGCCAAACATCTCACTAGAAGAAGCCTGATAAAATCTTGGAAAACCGTTATCTTTATGTATTCTAATAGCCTCAAGGATATTAAGAACACCCTTTCCGGTAACATCAAGAGTATGGATAGGCTGATGAAAAGAAGTTGCTACATGACTTTGTGCAGCAAGATTAAATACAATTTCGGGATTATACTTACTAATTACAGAATGCACAGAAGCAAAATCTGTAATATCACACTCAACTAGCGTAAATCTATTGTTCGCTAGGACGTGTTTAATACGTTGTGTATTATCTGTACTGTTACGACGGGCACAACCCACCACTTCAATACCTCTGTCAAGATAAAGTTCAGTTAAGTAAGAACCATCTTGTCCTGTCGCTCCAAAAATCAATACTCTATTTGGATTGAATTTCGAGAGATTTTTTGACTTTTTCTGCATTTTCTGCATGTTCCTTATCCACGTCTTCTGGAATTAAAAATGGTTTATCTAATTCACCGTCCTCAAACTTATGATATTCTGATAAACGTATCTGTTCTACTTCTGTAGCCAGTCTCATTTTTTCCATACGAACACCAAGCTGTTTCCTAACTTCTACGTTTGATAAAACTTCCGTAATCCAACCAGCAAAAGACTTTTTACTATCTTCAAGCTGTTTAACTCTTTGGTCACGGGTAGCTTTCAAAGCTTGTAGCATCTTATTCTTTTTGTCAAGCATATCACGAAAATCTTTATTTAGAGATTCTTTTTGTGAATATGCTATTGCTATTTTTTCTTCAAGTAAGACTAATTCGTCAATAGGTGCTCCTTGTTTTTTAAGCTTGTCTAACTCTTGTTCCCACTCTACTATCTTTTGGAATAACTGACGTTCTCCAGCTAATGCTCTACTCATAAGTAGTTCTAGCTTGATAGCGTCAGCAATTTGCCATTCTTCCGTATGAAATACGTCATCTCTGAACTGACTAATAATTTGACCCCAGTGATGTAGAAACATGTCTAATTCCTTGGGAGTAAACTGATTTTTCAATTCTTGCCAAACAGGACTCTTACGAATATCATATTCCGCAATCAAAACAGCCTGTCTAGCCACTTTAGGTACTTTGCCTAGTTTAGCTTGAATAAATCGCTTTACAGTTTTAGCATTCCTTTTCAAGTGGTCTGCCATTTCTTCCGGTGTGTATTCATCGCAATTATCGGCAATATACTCTTTTTCTACTTTACTTAAGGGACCACTCTTCTGTCCCTTCTGATTGCCCGCAGTGCTCATGTAAAATCTCCACTATGGCTTCTTCAACCTTTCGTCTTTTATGACTTGGTACTTGAACACCATCTAGCATTTTAAGATAATCAGCACGCAATACTACATCTAAATGTTGATTAACTATTTCTAATATTTCTACCATTTCAAGATTTAATGTGATATCAAAATCGTATCGCATACCAGATTCTTGTTCGTCCTGTACATCTCCTAAACCTATTGGTTCCATTATATTCTTTTTTGCATCAATCCGCAATTGTCGCTTTTCACAATAGTCACATTGTTCTCCACTATTATTACAGTGTGAACACTCATAACTAAATCTAGCAAAATTATCTCTTTTAAAAGTATATAGTCTATTCCTCATGTGAACAGACAAGAAATTTTCAAGCGGCCTATTACTATCGTGTCTTTCAAGACCATCCATACCTATTAAAAAAGCCTCTTGTTCAATATCATAAACATCAAAATGACCAAAAGTAAACTTAGGAGCAAGACGTTTAGCTATTTTTTGTATTATTGCTACAACTTCTTCCTGTGTCATACCTTCTGGTATTTTCATTTTTCTTGATGTTTCTCCTTTTCTTTCTTTAAAAGAGCCTCCGTAACCTCTGGTTTTGGGTCTGGAATTTGTAGTTCTTTATTAACTTCGTCAGTTAATTTAGCGTGTGCTTTCACAACAAGACTGCTGTGTACTTTATCATTACTCATATTTTTCTCCTATTTTTAAAAGAATCGCCTATTGTACTATACACGGTTTTTAAATATAATTCTTACCCAAAATCCCAAAAGTATACAAAAAACATGTAAAAAAACACCAATTTTCGTAAAATACTTTAAGAAAAAAATAATATCGGATTTTATCCAGACATTCCTCAGTACCCTCCCACAGTGCCAAGTATTACTGCAAATCCCGCAATATAATATTTCTCCTTGAAGTAATTTCCCCGAAAAACTTGGATTTTTGGTTATTTTTATAATTTTTGGATTTTCTCTTTGACAGCGGGAGTAATTTCCGTACTATTAAAGAAAAAGAAGAGTGTTTGTGAGTAAAGCGCAGTTTGAGGAACGAAAACAAGCTTTGCTCTAAATAAAAAGAATCAAATGAATCAAAACGAATCATAAAGAACAAAAAGTCGCTGTTTCCTTGACATCTTCCTTCCTATAGGGTATGTTGTGTCGGACAGAGACTTTTTTTATTGGATAAAATGCGGGATTTACTCAGATAAATCTGAGAACGAAGTCAGAATTTTTTAATGTAAGTTTAGAAAGGATGTGTAATGACTAGGTATCGTATATGTCGGGGTGGGATGTTTAATGGTAAGCCAGACCTGATGGTAGATTACGACGGTGACCCTCCTTGCTTGTTTTGTAATGAGCCGGTGACCAGTCCGAGTACTGATGGACCTTTGATTTGTGGGTGGTGTGACTGTGGTGGCAATAGAGATGGTACTAATTGGACATCAGAACAAAGAGAAGAAAGATGGGCCAATCGCATAAAGAGGACTGACGAAATAAAAAATTTGGATATAAACCTATGATAATCGGGACTTTTTCTATACCTTTTGGTGTGGCTTGTGTATCCTGTTATGTTTTTTACATAGTAGTAAAAATTTGGATGTATTCTAAAGAAAGGTTGGATAAGTAATATGAAAGAATTTTGGAAAGTATTTGGACTAATGTTACTTAGTTTGTTGCTCTCTGGTATTATGGCAACATTTTGGATTGGAATATTTGCATTAGCATTCTTTTATCCGTGGATTGGAGTTCCTGTGTGTGTTGTAGTCTTAGTGTCTATTACGGCGAGTTTGGCATGGTGGGAATCTAGTCTAATAAGAAAAAGAAATGAAAAACAAAACAAAATTTAATTGGCAATGCTGTTATTGTGGAAAACGTAATATATCCACATACAAGTTCCAGTTTAATATGCCACAAATATATACTAACGAAGTATATTGTTGTAAATGTGGTAAAGAAAACGAATTGGTATTTTCACTATCTGTTCGTAAGAGAGTAAAATATGAGTAATTCAAAAGCAGATTTTTATAGAGAATTCGCGGATTTACTAGAAAAATACGAAGTCGAGCTATATGGCACGGAAACAGAACATGCTTACGGATTGCATCGTGGAATAATATGTATAGATTTTTTGACAGAACCACACGACGAAACATTACTATATATTGACGCAGATACTTTAAGAGAAAAATATCAAATGGAAATAGACTTAGAACCGTATATTAGAAAGATGAATAATGACAATTAAGATTGCAAAACTTATACATGGCGACTGTTTAAAAAAAATGCTGGAACTGCCAGAAAATTCTGTGGATATGATTTTAGCAGACCCACCATATGGGACAACTGCTTGTAAATGGGATGCTGTAATAGATTTAAAAAAAATGTGGGATTGTATTAATTTTGTAACTAAAAAAAATATTGCTATTGTGTTATTTTGTCAGCAACCATTTACAAGTCGTCTGATATCTTCTAATTATAATATGTATAAGTATATGTGGTATTGGAGAAAAAACAGACCATCTGGATTTGTTAACGCAAAACTTAAGCCTTTAAAAGACATTGAAGAAATTGTTGTGTTTTCTAATGGAACAACAGCAAACGGTAGTGATAAAAATATGCCCTATTTTCCACAAGGGCTTAAGGAAGTGAACAAAAGTTGGTCTAGACCAAAAAGATATGGAGATGGAAAAGGAGTAAATTGTTCTAGAAAAACACACAAACTTAAAAGAACAATTAAATACGAGAATTATCCTAGACAAGTATTAGATTATAATAAACACAACAAAAAATTATTGCATCCAACTCAAAAACCAATACCATTATTGCAATATTTAATTAAAACTTACACAAATGAAAATGATACTGTTTTGGATTTTTGTTTTGGCTCGTGTTCCACAGGTGTTGCTTGCAAAAAAACGAACAGAAATTTTATAGGAATAGAAAAAGACGAACAATATTTTAATATTGGTACAGAAAGATTACAAAATGACAACTAGGATTACGTGTATTAGTGATTTACACGGGTTTACTCCGGTAATTCCCGAAACTGACATTCTACTTATAGGTGGGGATATAGCCTTACGTAATGGCCGTAAGAACCAACGTCGTGAATGGAGGCGTAAGTATTTACCGTGGCTACGTGAGGTTCCCGCTACTCATATCGTATTTGTTGGCGGTAACCACGATTGGCTTTTAGCAGACAAGAACTTTAAAGACGCATTAATCCCGCAACTACCAAGTAATGCTTTTTACCTTGAAGATTCTAGTATATCTCTCCATACTGACAATGGGAGTTTGTTAATATATGGTACTCCATGGCAAACCCCGTATGGTTCGTGGGCATTTATGAAACCAGAAAAGGAACTTGTAGAAACTTTTAATGAAATTCGTCCAGATGCAGAAATTTTGTTGTGTCACTCTCCTCCTTGGGGTATATTAGACGAAGTACCAGGAAGAGGACCGCAAGGTTCCGTAGCTTTGGCTAATCGTATTGTGGATTTGCCAAATCTGAAACTATGTGTGTTTGGCCATATTCACGAAGGGTGGGGATGGGTTCTTAAGCAAGATACAGTATTTGTTAATAGTCCTATACGAGATTGTAGGTATAATATTAACGAAAACATGCATACTGTGGTACTTGAAGGAAAAAATGTAGTAGATGTACAATTGAATAAAATTGCGGAATTTACTAGTTAAAGAAGGATTATGATGGGTAAAATTAACAAAATAATACTTGGTGATTGTCAAGAAATTTTAAAAACATTTGATAAAAACGGTGGCGAACTTATTATGTATAAGTATTTGTATAAACGCAAAGGCAAAATACTGTCTCCGTATTATAATATGACATGGCGGGTTGGAAAGGTGAATAAATCCGATGTTCATACGAGAGATAGTGTACATGGCACAAAAGTTGAGGAAGGACTCCACGGGTATGTAGTTTGTTCGTTTTATGATATATGGCTAAACGGACTATGGGCAGAGCCATATGGTGTGTTGGTAAAGAAAGAAGACTTTGCACAGGAGAAAAAATATGGAAGATAAAATAGGGATGTACTTTTTGTGTCTGACTGTTTTGTTTTGTGTGGGTGGCTCATTTGAGATTCCTGTCTTAACCATTTGTGCTATTTTTGGCTTTACTATATACGGTATGTATCATGGTACGTGGTGCTTAATTAATATAGTGATTGACTCGCTTATTAAAGGCAGAGAGTCATAGCGACCTACAGTCGAGAACATAAAGGAAAATAATGTATAAATTATGATGCTGTTTGCGATTGGTGTGCCTGTGGGAATATATACGATATCGATAATACTCGCACGAACGCACAGAAAAGTCCGATGCTGTCGCACGACTTTTACAGAGAAGTCCGAGTTTTGAAAATTGGGGGCCGGATTTTTTTTGCGACTTGCAGTCGAGTTTTGGAATTGGTAACACCTGAGTTTTAGAAATCGGGGGCCGGATTTTTTTTGAAATGGAGGATTTCAGCAACGTATGGTATTTGATAAATATTGGGCGTATTTTTTATGGACCCCGTCAAAAAGATATGCCATAAACTCCATAGGCTATATCACAAATAGAATGGGTAGGGTATCTTTGGCACGGAATTTGCTACGCAAATAGCATGCCAAATAGCAACTAAATTCTGTCTCAAAATGAGACGCTAATTCCCACAATCCGCATAGGGATTCTAGCCTATCGGCGCGGTGCGAATATGCACAATCCCCATAGGGGTTCTATCTTGTGTGCGTATACGCACACTCATAACCAGTGAGAATATGCACAATCCCCATGGCAATTCTGGCAGTTGGCGCGTAGCAAATTCCGTGCCAAACTATATGCCACAAACCCTATGGCAATTGTGATTTAGGCCAAATCGGCCATTTTTGTATCCTCTGTGAGTCTCTGTGCGGCCCGCTAACGAGCGCAACAGGTTAGGGGTATCCTAGGTCAAAACGTGTTTTTCCACCCCTATGGGGGGTGTGGTTACCTATCTTACCATACTTGCCTATATTAACAAAAATCTCATTATGAGATTCAGTTTGGCACGATAGTTGCTTGTGCATATACGCACACTCACAGCACAAAACGCGCACATACGCACCCCCTCTATTGGGGAATTGGAACAAACCCTATGCGGAATATGCGGAATAGGCATTCGACCACTAGTGTTCATTTGTTCAAATTGTCATTTTGTAAGTGTGCGGCGCGCCGTTTGCTATGCACACTTCAAACGCACACTTCGTTATAACCCTATGGTATATATAGACTTAGGGAGTGTCATTTTCGCACACTAGTGTGCATTCCGCAACGTGTTGATACATATAGACTTAGGTCAAATAGGCGTGCATATACGCACACTCGGCCCGCTATGTGAGAATGGACCAAATAGCGTAACATGTTGATACATATAGACTTAGGAGAATCCTATTCTGTTTGGCACACGATATGCTACTTGGTTCTAACCGGCGTTGCCCTACGGCGACGAGGGCGGCTAGATACGGGCAGTATCACGCAACACCGCCAATCGCTCCTTGACAATTCGGTAGAACGCTAGGTGGTGACATCCGTAGAATGGACTGCGGACCTACCATATGCAACGGATTAGACTCTGTGCAGAACGGCCCGTAGGCGTCCTCTGTGGACGCATAGCGGGCTGTTTAGCGTATGGTCCAGTCCAAACCAAGGAGCATAGCATGGAACCAGTACTAGTAACCCGCGAGCAATACGATTGGTTGGTTCAAAACCATTCTAGTTGGATGTTACACGATTGGTTAAGATTCAATCGGGAATGGCGCCTGTCGGGAGTAAAGTGTTACGGTTCGTTTTCAATGTTGGTTGAGCTACGATTTAAGCTTCGCCAGTTTAGTTAACCCCAAATTTCCTAAACAGCCTACTTTAACAGAGTAGGTTGATTTGGCAGTTTAGGTAACTTGCACAGTCTACGGAGATTAGACAATGCTGGAAAGCTTGCTAAACAGAGTAGTTTGGGACAAATGGGAAGTTTTTGACCCCCAAACTGGTCTACCTATCGTCCGCCTACCCGCCAAACATTTGGCAGTTTGGGTAGCATGGGCAATGAAGGCAAAATGGACCGTTTGCGGTCAAGGCGTGTTTTTGGCAAAATGGGAAGTTTACACAAGGTGAATTCCCGATACCGCTTATCTTGATAAGATAGGCGATTTCGGTAGTTTACGCCATTCTGGCGATTTGAGTAGTTAACACAATTTACGGAGTCTAGTGAAATGACGAAGTTAGCATCGTTTGCGTCAAGTGCGGACAATTGGGACTATGCACAAGCTGTGAAAACAGCGGAAGCTACGGCTGGCGTTGAAATGACCGATTTAGACTGGTTTCGCGCGTTCAACGTGGCAGTACCAACGGAGGCGGGTACGCGAGACCTATGGACGCTTAAAAACACAAACAAGCGCAACACCGCCAATTCCGCACAATGCCCGAAGAAGGAGCGACAACGCCACCACGAAGACCATTATGGTAAAATGGGTATTGTGGGCAAACCAGGAAGCAAGGAGAGAATAGAGGCATTGCGGCAAGCTGTGGAAGCTGGAGAGTTTGGGCAAGATGAGTAACCTGAGTAAGTGAAATAGTCTAGTCCGCCTAGGGTAGATGGGCGGACTAGCTAATTTCGGCTATTCTGGTCGATTAGGTAAGTTACACTTTCTACGGAGTCTAGTGAAATGGCACAAGATACATTGAATATGGGAACTAGTAATGTTTTGGCAAACGGAGCAGAAATTGTGCAACGTTGGCAAGTTGGGCAAGTTGGGAAAGATACAACCGAAACTCCCGATTGGATAGTTTTGGCAAAGTGGGGAAACGAATATGCGACATGGCGAGTTTCGCACGATGGCCATGCATATTGGGGACACTACTTCAACACCTATTCCGCCGCAATGACAGACTACCAAAAACGAGTACGTTGGGTGTTTGGATAGAATGAGTAAAATAGTCTAATCCGCCTAGTTAAGCTGGGCGGATTGGATAATTTTGGCCATTCTGGCTAAATAGGCGAGTTACACTTTCTACGGAGTTTAGGGACTATGATGCGAATAGAAGATTTGCGCAGGGCTGTCAAGATGGTTGAAATGGGCGAATTGGAAGACATTGCGGTATGGGAAGAAGCTGCGATATTTGACGGGTTTGGGCTGGAAAGCTTCAAGCCGATAGTTTGCACAATTCAGCAACTAGCATGCCTAGTATTGTGGCAAGCTAGAACATTTGCGGGGACTTGGGACAATGAGGCAATTGCGGAAATCAGGGCAAACAGGCGGAAGTTTACAGTTGTCAATTGACAACTGGTAAGATAGGCAAAGCAGGTAAAATGGCATAGCTTGGCATAATAGCTAAGCTAGGCCGTTTTGGTTGTTTATGTAATCCTGCAAAAGCAGGTAGTCTAATCAAGATAGGGAGTTTGGGATGATTATTCAAATTAGCCTATGTGGGTCAATTATGGTCGATGTGGAGAATTGGGCACCTAGCACGTTAGAAGATTTTCTCGACTGCGCTAAAAGCGGCAATAATGACGAGGCTTGTGCGTTCTTCTTAAGTACTTATCAACCGGATTTTACGATAATCCGGCAAGATAGGCAAACTGGAGAATTTGCGGAAGTTACGGCAACTGAAGAAGAAATGGCGTTTGTGGTTCAAACTTCTGGTTGTTCGCCAGTTGACGAAGTAGAGAATTTGCCGTTGTATATTATTTGGTTTGCGGCGCATAATTTGCGGGAAGAAATAAAGATGGCGTTTGAAGAACGGAAATGGAGTCCGTGTTAAGATAGGCAATCTGCGTACTCTCGACAATCCAGGTAATCTAGGTAATCTAGGTAATCTGGATAGTCCAGCGTATTTAGATGTTTTGAGTAATCCTCACAAGATAGGGAGTTTGGGATGACTGCTGTAAATAGGCACGTTGAGTTGATTGCAATAGTTGGGCGGCATGGGGACACTAAGCGGGTTAATGCCGTTTTTCACGCTATGGTTAATGAATCACAAGCCGACTATGCGTCGCGTTGGCGGGATGTCATTAGCTACGTGTCGGGCACATTGCACGACATAAAGCGTATTCAAGCGGTTCAGTTGTGGCTCTTATGTACGGGTTACAAGTTGTCAAATTGTATCATCAAATCGGTAACAATGGGCAAGCCGGTAAGCTAGGCAATCTGCGTACTCTAGACATCCCAGCCCGATTAGGCGGGCTGGGTAATCTGTGGTATTTGGGTAATCCTCACAAGATAGGGAGTTTGGGATGTCTGTTACAAATAGGGATTTTGGGAAACATACGTATTCTGTATATGATTTGGCAATTTACGAAAAATGGAAGGAAAAATCTCTGTTAAGATTGACTGAATTTCTACTATATGCCAATGTTCTACGAGGTTTGATTAGAACAGTGGACTGAGTAACCTAGTCTAATCCGTTGCCGAAAATCCAAAGATAATACTTGACATAGGATAATACTATGTTAAGCTATGTATAGCTGTAGGGGAGGCTGCGCTAATTTATTTGGCTGTGTGCTGGCGTGAGCTACGGCCCTTTGTGCGTCGATTTGCGGGACGTTACGCTAACGCGGACAATAGTAGGTCAAAGCACAAAAATGGCTTTAGACGCCAATTCTGACAGCCTAGCGGGTAATCCTGACAGCCTAGCGGG